TGCCAGTCTGCGGAAGAGACCGCAGAAATAATGAAATGTCTCGACAGACATTTTGTTGGTAATAATAATTGATCTTTTGATTGTCGGATTGATGAATACCCGACATATGAGGAAATCCTCAATTTTATGATTAATATCAGGCTGTTCGATCCAGCCTTCGGGAATTTCGAAATTCAGTGTAATGGTGCCATGCCGCTGCATGTTGATAATAAAGAGAATGTTTTCTTCGTCATCGCTGACGAATGCATCGCGTATTGTGCTGCTGGTGCAGTTGCTGTTGGGCCAGCTGCCAATTGAAAACCGTTCCGAATTATCCAATCTGTCAACAAGAAGCAATCTTGCGGCAATAAGCATTGCTTTATCTGGCAAAATTGTACTCTGTGAAATGTGAAAAAGTGTATGTTCTGCCCAGGAATCGAGCAGACTATGATAATTAATTTCTGAACTAAGCATTGTTCTTCTCCTTCCGTGAGCAGAATTGATAGAAAAAAATAGGCCAACGACTTTTCTGTCGTTGGCCTATGTATTACTTACTCAACAGAGATCGCACCGCGAATCTCGTCAAGCAGTCCGCCAACTTCACTGAGTGCTTCAGTGATAGCATGCTCAACCTTGTTGAGCTTGTAAAGGCCAATGCCATATGCCTCTTCGACATACTTAGCAGGATCCTTGCCTTCATAAGGCAGAGTGATGGTTGCGAGACCATCAGCAGTCGTGTCATCAGAGAATGCTGCGCTCCAGGTGCTCAGATTGCCGCAGGAATCGGTTTCAGTGGTCACGATAAAGGACGGATCACCGTTTTCATCAAGCAGCTTCAGCGCTTCAGGAGCGTACTTTTCAATCTTCTGGATGTCTTCCAGCTTGTGAGCACTGGTAACAACGACAACGGAGCCAGTCACCTTTGCTGTTGCTGCGTTCTCGCTCTTTACGGTAGACATTGCCTGAATCTGAATATTGGGATTCAGTCCCAGGTCATCCAGAGTCGTATCGAGATCTGTGACAAACCGACCTCCAACGGAAACCTTGCCGTTGCCCACCGGAATGCCGGCGTGTTCGAACAGTTCATAAACAGTCATGTCACCATCAACGATGACGGTCTTGCGATTGAGGGAATTGGATACTGTGATATTGTACTGTGCCATAGTGTTTTTCCACCTTTTCAAAATTTTATTATTATAGGAATCGTAATAGAGAAACAGAGAACAGGAAAATTACGTGGGGCTTCTTGCTCGTTTCATATGCTCCTCCTTTTAGCATTCGGGTCCTGGTACTCGCAGCTGGATTCGAACCAGCGACCAGCGGTTTATAAGACCGCCACTCTCACCACTGAGTTATGCGAGCAAAAGACCGTTCATTGCGAACGGTCTTCAAGAAAGAAGAGTAAAAATACATATTGCTGGTGCTTTACCAGCAGTCTGAGTGCCGGGACTTGAACCCGGAGCCTCATGCTCCCAGGGCATGCGCTCTGCCAATTGCGCTACACCCAGTCAGTCACATGATGTCCTCGTATGTATTTTTGTCTTCTACATATTTCCAGACATATTTAATCATCTCTGGATGGATGATGTAATGACACTCATCAACACCATATACTGTTTCGGCGTTTGAGTTGTTGTGTGTCATTGCTGTAATGGTTGTTGAAATTCCATTCAGCTTTTCATATGATTCTTTGTATCCTGAATCTTCCGTACAGAATGTAAAGAATTTTTTTCCAGCTTCCCAGACATCATCAACCATTATAATTTTGTCGCCTTTTCTCAGGTTGTACTTGTCTTCACCTTGAAGTTGCACCATCTTCTGCATATGGTTGTTTCTCCTCTGTCCATTGTTCAGCTTCGTGCAAGATTGCGCTATATTCGGCATCAATGTTCATCTTTGTTCACCTCAAATAAAATAAAGGTTGCCACTTTGCCCAGAAAGGCAAAGTGGCAGAAAAAAAGACTCTGTGTTTTACCACAGAGTCTATAAATCGTATTAGAATGGCAGTTCATCTGCAGGAATGGAGATGCGCTGGCGGCGAACCGGCTGGCGCACAGGAGCAGCGGGAGCTTCTTCTACAGGTTCTGCTTCTTCCTCAATCTCCTCAGCTGGAGCTTCAGTCGTCGGCTTCGGAGAGAGGAATTCGACCGTGCGAGCATTCAGCTGCAGGTTCTTGTAGATGGTGCCATCCTTGGCAACAGGGTTGCAATCAAGAATGCCCTCTACATAGACCTTGCGGCCCTTGCTCAGGTACTTGCGACAGGAGTCTGCTGCACCACGCCAGGTGGTTACTTCGATAAAACGGGCTTCACGATCCTTGTTGTAAGGATCATTCACGGCGATTCTGAACTTGCAGTTGTGGACGATTTCTCCGCCCTTCAGCTGCACTTCCTTGAAAACGGGATCATTACAAAGATTTCCGATCATCATTGTGCTGTACATAGTTTTACTCTCCTTCTTCTTTTTCGGCATGCCTCTAAACATGCTGCATTTTTTTGTCTTGACAGATAATGCTGCCTGCATTTCACTGTTAGACGGTCAGTGTCCGCGCAAAAGGAGGTGCACTCTCCAATTGCAGATATTGCTCACTTTGTGAGCATATTTGTGTAGGAAGCTCTTTTGAGAAATTCTCTCAATTGAACTTTCTTCATCAACTGAAAGCAGCCGCCCCGCGGCGGTATAAAAAGCTCAAGCAGGAAGAAACGCACAAGAAGGAAAACCTTGAAAAATATAGTTTTCAAAGTTTCATTTCTCGGTGTTTTTCCTGATTTCGCAATTTTTCACAACCAGTCGCGGCTGTTCCCCGTGTCCATACTGAGATTCGAACTCAGACTGTACGCATTTTAAGTGCGTTGCCTCTGCCGATTGGGCTATATGGACATAAAAAGAGAGGCATGTGCTAGCCGTACATATGCCTCAATTATTAAAGGAGGTTTCAGAATGGAGTAATGCACCATGAAATACATTACTCCAGGACAGTGGTCAAAAATAGTCGGGGTTCTCGGATTTGCACCGAACGCGCCACTAAGGTCAAAGCTGGAATTGCACCAGTCTCACACTTCGTAACCCCGAAGCGTATACGCGGTTAGGTCACATAACTGCGTATACTGTCATGAGAGGAGGTTTGTTGCGATCTGCATCCTATTTTCCAGTCCATCCATCTCCGGTATCACAAAAATGCCAGTCAGATGACGATTTCCACAATGTAAATTCAGAGAAAAATATCACCGGCTTCTTTGTAAATATCAGTCATGAAAAATTAGCATAACCAGTTCGCACTACCTATAGACCTTCGCCCCGCGAAGGAAATTTAACGTTTACATAAGAATTTAATTTACCTCCCCGGCTATATACTAATAATATAAATCTCGCAGATCGTATTGAAACAGCGGATAACTGCACAATACTCTAAATCTGCGAGAATGCGTGTGCTCCCCCGTTTGGAGGAGGGGGAGCACACGCTAATATTACAGGAGTCTCTTTCTGCCTTTCGTTCGAACGAAAGACAGAGAGAGACTCTATATATAGTAGGGAAGAACATCAAATTTCCTATCATAGAATTATTGTGGAACTGAGTGGGAAATTATGGAAGAGGAAAAGAAAGAAAAAGAGCAGAAAAGTTCAAAAATAGGGAAAAATAGGGAAAAGAACTGTTCTTTTCTTTTTCTTCTTTTTCTTTTCTTCCATTCCCTCATAAATTTTCTCACATTAACTTATCTTATGTTATTATGCGAAAATTTAAGTTAATATAAAACTGCTATATAATATTATGGGCCCAAAAAAATTGTCTGCATGGGCAGGAGGAAGGCCCATGCAGACATAGTGGCTGTGTTCCGCTTCTGGAGTTGAACCAGACTATGATGACCACATAGCGGACATAAAATTAGCATATAATAATATGGGCCCAAAAAATTTTACTGCGTGAAATAAAACTCCACTATTATATTATGGGCCCAAAAAATTTAGCCACCAAGAAAAAGTGAGCCCATAATATAGATATACTAGTAATATAAAATTAGTATATTATATTATGGGCCCAAAAAATTTACGGCATCTGTTTCTCATATATATTATTAAAAACCGATGCCGTATATTTTATCCTGCCTGATACCATTCATCGATATCAGCAGTAGCTTCTTCTGTCCCATTCCATATATCATCATCGAATGTCAATGGGATGTTGTAGAACTCGCTGATCCATTCCATCAAGGCGAGATCGTTATCTTTACTTTTTTCAGCTTCTTTCTTTGGTAAGTAAATATTGCCTATAGAATATAACTTTCTTTTCGGTATTTCATTTTCCGGTATTGATGCGAGAGCTCGTAGCTGAAACCAGTCTATCTGGATCTCATTGTCTTCTTTATTGAAACCGATGAAGCCATTATCTACGAGCCATTGTCTTGCTCGCAGAATGTGGTTCTTTGTCACCCCGGTTTTGTTCTGAATGTATTGTTTCGATGGGCGAAAGCCGCCCTGACACAAACAATAAAGCGAGAATACTTTCGCATTCTCGCTCTTTATCTTGAACTTGTGGATGATGTCATTGACTAGATCTTTGTGCGATTCACCTTCCTTGTATGAATAATGTTTGATGTAGGCCGGTATCATGATATCACTTCTTCTTTTCCAGGATGTGATACTTCCTGTACTTGATATTCTTTGAGTTCATGTAGTCATTCATCTTATTGTAGTCGCGGCTTTCAACAACCATGACATTCTCAAAGATATTGAACAATTTCTTACCAACTCCGTACGGCGAAGGATCGCAGTGATCCATGATCAGCATATAGTTATTCTTGCGAATATACTTCTTTGCTGTCATTGAAAACTGTGCTCCTTTGAAGAAACTTGGACCAGCGACAATGCTGATATTATTCTTGAAGAAGTCTTTGACGGCGTTGTTATTGCCACGGAAAACAACCTTCTCTGCATTAGTTACGTTCGACACTGCATCATGGATGCTGGACATATGAGTCTTACTGATGATGATGAATTTGTACTTCGGATGTTTCTGTACAAATTCTGCGATGAATTCATGCGGGTTATATGATGCGTTATTGATAGAAACGATGTTAGACATATTTTTACTTTCCTTTCTTTAATGAGGGGCCATCATCTGCAGATGGCCCCGAATGTTTTAAAACGGATATTCGGTAGCTGCGATGTGGAGAATAACTTTCCACTTGCCACAGATGTAATCAATGGAACACATTTCCTGTGTCGACATAATGTCTATGCTTTCATCGTATACAGGAAATTCAAAAACATCAATACCTTCATGCCCAACCAGTTGTTCGTCTTGTTTGTGGGCATAAGCGATAGCTGTGTCTTTGTTGGTAAAATACCTTTCCTTCTTTGACGCCATTGCTGGTTTTAAAGATACTCTGTAGATAAACATACTAGTCCTCCTAAGGGAGTAGAGGGCTGCTCATCAGGCAGCCCTCTACGTGGTTATTTGGCTGTGACTTCTGAATCGATCCAACCAGGAAGATTGCGAGCAGTTGTCTTGAGAGCCCACAGATCACGATGACGTTCCGCAGTTGCGCGGAATTTATCTGCTGATTCTTTGTTATCGAAGCGAGCTGTAAGGATAACGGGACGCTGCATGAATGCGATTGCTGGAACGGTGACGATTGCCATAATAATAAACCTCCTTAAAATATTAGTTATCGCTATAGAACCAGTTGTATTCCTGCAACTCGCCATCAATTTCCATGATGATGGTTTCGTAGCGAGGATGATGCTCTACCTTGTATATATAGGTGGAGCCGACAGCTTGCAGATATCCGCACTTGAAAGAAGTGCATACAACTGCAATAGTGATTACTGCGATAAGAAAGAGCTGACCGATATGATCTCCAAACCAGCTTTCTCTCCATGCTTTTTGCAAATCAGACATTGTAAGACCTCCTCAAATAATTGCTTGCTGCAAGAACACGTGCATACTTTTGTTTATCAAATTTCTTTGACAGGTTTTCATAGCGCAGGTCCGTAACTTTGTCGATAAAGGCTTTCTTGCTGCTTGCTTCGACAAGAATTACTTCGCCTTCGTAGAAGCGGTATTTACCGTTTACGATTGCGAATGAGTAATAGGTTCCATAAATTAGCTGTGTCATATTGTTGCCTCCTTCATCACCATAACGCAGCCACCCCGTGGCGGTGTAAAAAGAATTGTGGAAATTCATGAACAAAACTAAACGCACCGAATCGGTGCACTTAGTTAGATTCATGAGTAATGCCCATGAGCCGAAATGGAGAACAGCGCATGGGCATTAAACAAAGTAGCAATAACTGTACCTGCAAGTACAATTACTGTTCTTCTGCATGTTGCAGCATGCAGGCTTGCGAGATTTCTCTCATTACCTGATATGCCTCGCCCCGCGAGGCATGCATAGAGCAAGCTCGCACGTGCGATACGCCCACGGGGTGGACGGTTATCAGTCAATGAGGGATGAACCTCACGTGCTGAACCGCCTCGCCCTGCGAGGCGGCATATAACAGTCAAATACAGCAAGGCAGAGTCTGCCTTAGCACTGTAGTATTCTGCAATGTGTCCTGGTTGCGCCGCACGAGGAGCTGGAATAAGGACAAGAAACTGCGGCGCAAAATTGCCCCGCCTGAAAGTTGAAAAAGGGAATGGTGGAGGCACCTGTGCCATGATAGGAAAGGAGGCCAAATGTTCAGGCGCTAATCTTGATACACACAATGTATGTATCGAGATTAATGTCCAAACAATATTGATAAAAAGAAGGCTCCGTGCTACAATAAGCACGGAGCCGTTCTGTGTTATTTTGCGGCTGCGATTGCGGCTCTTGCCAGAGAGTCGCATTTTTCATTGAGTTCAATGCCGGCATGACCTTCAACTTTTACGATTGTTACGTCGTGCTTTGTCATCAGTTCTGCCAGCTTTTCAAGCAGATCTTTATTTGCAGCTTCTTTGTTGTCAGCTGTCCTGTAGCCGTGCTTAATGATCTGCGGAGCTCTTGTCACAACCTGAGAGTCAGTGTGAACAAGTACGACACTATGTTTCTTAATTGCGGCAAGACCATTGATAACAGCAGCAAGTTCGCCACGGTTGTTCGTCTGCTTGCCGTCAACAAGGCCATTGAGTTCTTTGTGGTGTTCACCAAAGATCAGAATGCAGCCCCAGCCAGCCTTGGCATTTGCGTTACCGTTGTTGCTGCAGGCACCATCTACCCAGAGATCAATAGTTGGGATGGAAGCAGTACTGTCTTTTGCGATCTGCTTTGTTTCTTCAGTCTTATTGATTGCAACGCCATTAGTACGGTATGTCCTGTCAATATAAAATGCCGGGACATTCTTGCTCTTAGCACGAGCAAGCAATGCTTCAGCTTCATCAATAGAATTGACTTTTGTGTTCTTCTTGATACCGTCATAAAGATAGAATACAGAGATACTGGTGTTCATAGTTGCTTCCTCTTTAATTTCCTCAACTGTTTCGTTTTTGTTGTTTTTGAAAGATGCTTCGGATACGTTGCATTTGATCTTATCAAACCAGAGTTTTGCTAACGCATCATCAGCAAAAGATCTTGATACTTTGATTCCTTCTTTAGTCCAGTTAACAATAGCCATGATGCTACCTCCTAAAAAAAATATTATTATGAAAGGTTGTGAACTTATGTCATTTGAGTTCAAGAGTCCAAAGGTTGAACGAGAGTTTGAAATCTTCTGTATGATGATGACACCTGGTCCCAACTATATGTGGGACCAGGAAGAATGGGACTTTTATCGACTTCCAAGAGATCAGAAGATTACCAAATTCTTCGAATACAAAAGAAAAGGTTTTACGTTCGAAGAACCAGAAGAACCACTAGCCGGCTTTGGTAATACGGATGAAGACTGGTTCGTAGATGAACAATAAGAGAGGGAGGCTTTACGCCTCCCTCTCTGTTTTATTTATTCATCAATTGAGAAGAGTCCATCTTCATCGTCTTCAGGCGGGCAATCAAAGCAGTCTTCATACCCTTCGATAACGACTTCATCTTCGGCTTCGTCGAGTTCAGAAGCAACAAAGTTTCCGCTTGCGACAGCGTCTTTGATATTCTGAAGCAGTTCTTCGCCGAATGCCAGCCAAAGAAGGCGGAACCTTCCAAGACGAGCTTTCTCAGTATTGTCAGTACGCTTGTAACAATCTTTTACAAGAGCTGTTACAGCCTCGGCTTTGTTATAGCCATGCTCGGCAGCATACTCGAAAACAGCTTTGCGAGTTTCGGAAATATTCCATTCAGACCATGATGTAAGATTGATAACTGAAGCATTGTTAGTCTTCAGCATTTCCATGTACTGCTGTCTGCGTTCGCTTGCTTTCGCAGCAAATACACCGCCAAGACCAGCAAGCATTCTGGCATTAGTTGTTCCACAAAGTGCAGTCCATTTGAATTCGCCAATGCCATCGACATCGAGATCGAGTTCGTCATTGGTTCCAGCCAATACATACTGACTGTATTTATCCATGGAGCAATTGTACATAAAGTCACATTTCTCAGATAGAGATGCAAAGCTCTTTTCGCCAGTACTTGACGGAGAGGACTTGGCATAGGCTACAGCCAACGGGCGCTTGAGCTTCTTGACTCTGTCGGAGATAGCTTTTGCAATATCAGATACAACACCTTTACCTTTCGCCTCGTCAACAGCATTGGTCACTGCTGCTTCCATATGAGCATTGGAAATAATGTCATATTTCTGCACGAGAGTGCCGTCTTCTGTTTCCACGAGAGACGCATTGGCTTTCATCTTTGTTCCAGCCATCGCATAAATGCCGATGGGAGCAGGAACAATTGTACGGATAAGATCTTTAAAGTTCTCATCGCTTTCAGGCTTCTTCTTTGCACCCTGTGCCTTCCAGCGAACAAGTTTGTATCCACTGTTTTTGATTGCTTTTACCGCAGCATCAATGATCCAATCGATGACAATAAGCAATACTTTATCGCCATCAAAGTCTTTCTGCTGTAGCGCCATTTCGCAGCCATGCATTGAGCATGCTTCTGCATCAGTAGGAAACAACCCAAGCAATTCTGCAGGAATCGCTTTAGACTGCTTGATAGAGAAATTCTTTCCAGGGAAAGGATTTCTTGCAGTCATCATACGGTTGCCAGGCTTTACGAGACGGCAGACAGCTTCATTCGCATTGATCCAGCCTAAATCCGTTATATCGGTATAGCAACCGCCAATGTAATCAACAACTGCTACGATATCAGGGACGCAGAAGACATAGCATCCCACTTTAAACATGCGACCGCCGGCTGCACGCCAGCGCTTTGACTTATATGAATCCTTTACAAGATTCATAATATAGTCGTCCTGAATAAGTTCAGGGTATGTCTTAATAGCTTCTCCAACAGCAGGAGATACAAGCTTAACTGCGTTTTCGATCTTCTTGTAAGAGTCAAGGAGTTCGATTGTGCGGTTAACTGCAAGATCGAGATCTTCTTCATCGAGATCGAGAGCTTGCATCATCTGGTAGGGAAGCTCAGCCATACGATGATGACTAAAAATGCAGACATCAAACTGATGTCCGTATTTCTTGAATCCTTCCTGATACTCAGAGAAGTGATTCAATCTCTTCTCAGGATCCTGAGCCTTCTTTGCCTTGGCCCACTTGAAACTTGATTCGAAAGCAATGACCTGAACAGAGTGCAAGTCTACTTCATCTCCGAAGTAGTCTTTACGAATGAGACTGCCGCCATTAGCCTTGATGCGGCGCTCAAAAGCAGAACGCAGGATCGGCTGAAAGCAACCTTTGAATGCAGGAGCATCGGGACCGCAAGTCCAGTTTGGAAACTTGTGGTCAAGCACGGCCTGCCAGCAACGTTTGCGCTGCTCTTCATCCATTGACAGATCATCAATGATGTAAAGAAGCAGCCCGTCTGTTTCGGTTTCCTCCCAAGACTCCTTATGATTAACATCGATATCGTTTCCATCAATCCAAATGTAGCTATTGACACTATGCTTCGGACCTTCAAGATCAGGCAGAACGCAGACCTTGTCAATGTCGATTGGCGGGAGGAATTCCTTGACATCTTCAAAATTATCAAGAAACTCGTCCCAAAGAATGGAACGTGTAAACATGCGTGCATCCTTTTCTACCGCTGTGAATATATCAAGGGACAGATTGAGTCCACAGCGGTACCAGGTCTTGATCTGAGCTGCGTATTTTTCGTCAGCCCAGATAGAGCTGGCTTCACGTGCATTTCCAGAGCCCATGCAGAAAGGGATATATTTCTTTCCTGCAAGCTCGATGCCATTTTCGAGATACTGTTCCAGATCTGCACGGGCATCGAGATCATCGGTGGCGTGATCAACCACGATCACACTGTTGGAGGGAAGCCAGGAAAGGCGAGCCGCAGGGCCAGCGCCATGCAGCGTCTCTTTCGGATTGGTTTCGCTGATAGGCAGTGCAATATCGAATTTGGGCATAGAAAACACTTTAGACATTTTTAGACCTCCATTTTGTTTGCTTTCATACTTGCTATTTGACAACAGCAAGTGCTATAATGAAACATGCAATCGTCTCGCTATCAACGATTGATGTTAGCTCTTTTGGCGAGCCAAACCAAAAAGCACCAACGTAACCGAGATTGCGTTGGTGCGCATGCAGAGACTGCTGCATCAGGGTTGGCAGGTTCCTCTTCCTGTTATAGTATGAACCAGCAGGAAGTAAGCCTGCTGGGGCACTCAGTTATTCTTCCTCTCAAGTACGAACTCATGCTTTTCAGCATCCCAGGTGAGAACGTACTGATTGGTAGACAAGTGCCTTCATAGATCGTTACGTTTCGATGATTTCTGGGTCATCAGCCACGTAAATTGATCTATGTTCAACTTCACTTGGTTCACTGGAATCACCTCCTTTCGAACCAAGGCGAACTCCAGATATGCTGCAACATATCTGGAGTCTTTTTTGTTCTGCTTTCTTAAAGCTTGACGCTTATCGGTTGCGACCCCACTATTCTTTTCCTGGGCTTGTGACCAGCACCTTACGGTGGCGCATTAAGGCTTCCGCCTCACTCTGTATTGCAAAAGAACAACCTCGCTGTTATAATTACAGCGAGGTTGTTCTGCTCGTCACTCCGCTAGACGAATGGCGAGCATGATAAAAATGGTAACCCAAAGGATGCCGACGAGTATACCACCAAGAATATTTTTGACATACTCGTCCTGCTCCCAGGGCTGCATGTCGCGATAACGCTTACGCATACCGCAACCTCCTTTCTAGCTCGTGTTGCCGCACGAGCTTTTTTTATTTCAGGCATAACCTGAAAAGAACACCAGCGATGCTGATGCTCTTTTCAAGTGAGCGGTTTACGTGACGCTCAGCACGATTGAATTAGATCTGTTTTGATACCCAGAAGTCGAGTTCAGGATAGCCCTCAATAGCTTCGAAGGCTTCCTCTTCGGTGTCGTAATCACCGAACACTTCAATAGTGTCGGTATAATTGTTATAAAACGTGACGATATATTTCTTCATGATAGGCACCTCCTGTTCGCCCATATAAAAATCGTATTCAAGATGATCGTCAATTAATTTTCCGATTGCTTCGGACGCTTCCTCTTCAGTGTCATAATCACCCAGAAACTTTTTCTCATCAGTAAAATTGTCGTAAAAAGTAACCCTGATCTTCTTCATAAACCTGATCTTCTTCATAAAAGTCCTCCTTTTATTGTTGCCAATGGCAATAAAATAATATAAAATAGAAATGGACAGGAGCCCAGCGCCTCTTACACTGGGCTCGAGTATCATCGAGCTACCGCTTCGATGATGGCTTGGATTTCAGCGCCGTAACATTGCAGCACTTCTGCAACAGCCGCAATGTCATCTTCAGTTACGTTGTCATTTGCAATGACTGCACGTAGCTTAGAGACAAAGGGCGTGTTATTCAGAAGGAATGAAACGGTGCTGGTACAGAGGGTACGCTCCATACCGTTACTCCTTTCTGTCCATATGGTGCGCTGTACGCACCTTGTGATTGAGGCTTGATTGCCTCAATAAAAGAGCAGTAGTTTTTGCTACTGCTCTTTTATTGAAGAAACCAAAGGAGCAGTTTAGCGTCATGCTTAGGACGGAAGAATATTAGGAGATATGATCTTCAGGATATTCTTCATTATAGTAGTGGTAGAAGTCTACCACTACTTCCATGATACGTTTCGTTGCATCATTTTTCTTCGTTAGCATATTGTCAATGCTCACGAAAGCAGATGCAATGGCCGAGTCTCGGCCATACTTGTTTTTACACAAGAATGGATAAGACTTTTCCTGTAGTACAATATTATCTTTGTAAGTGGTTATTTTCCAATAGCCACTTATTGTGTCTGCTGCTGCACCAGCAAACACTTCGATGTAAACGTTTTTGTCGTTGACGATGATGTCAACGTCATAGATCTTCTTCATAAGGATACCTCTTTCTGTCGCTGTGCGACGTATTATTTTTTACAAAACCCCGGGACTTTCCGTTGAAAAGTTTTTTCTGGGTTTTGTATCTTCATATCTACTCCATTCCAACTCTCTCGTCTCCCTCTAAAAATGTAGACATTCGAAAAAAACGATAATGGGGAGAGAATAATGCTCAGCTTAGGCTGGGCTATATTTTTTTTGGGAGATGATTATCTTGAGATTAACGCCTGAACATCAACAGCATTTGCAAGATCTTATTGATCTCTGCGACGGCAACGTCTTCATGAACGACTATGCCCATGGGGAAATATGTATCACAGAACCTGGTGGCTTGCAGAAAGCTCTTGACTTTATTAAAGACAACCCAAACATCCCATATGAATTAACCTATGATGAATTGTGCGATGAAAACTATGTTTATCATCTTGGCAATGATCTTAGGGATACAACATTCGACTGAAACAGATCCACATACGCATAACACTTCCGTTTGTAGCGCACCACATGTGGACTTTTTGAGAGATTAAAAACCCTGTCTCGTAAGAGTGAGACTGCACATCTTGATCTATGTGTTGTACGCTTTAAGCTAGAGGTTAATACGGAAGGCACCCAACGCTTTACCCGATCAGTAAAGCGAGGGTGCCACCCCTCCTGAGAAGGTGATTTGAATGAGAACTGAAAACTGGCATAGAAGACACGACTATCTCAAAGGCAAAAGAAAAAAGCGTATTGCAAAATATGCAAAGTACACTTCTAACTTTTACTACGATGAAGATAAAGATCTTATCAGAGAGATTGATTGGCAGGATGCAAAGAAGTTTGCAAAGACTCATGCCAACAGGGTATTCAGACACAAGAACAGTGAAGAATTTATGCACGGCAACCAGCATAAGAAATTCTATTCAGTGAGCTGTGCAATAGCATAATAAGGACGTGAGGAACATGAGTAACCATCTTGACATTAAACATGCGTTTGACATGGAATATTCCACACAGTTACGCATGGAAAAATATTGGCTTGATGATCATGGTTTTAAATGTTCCTTTACTAGACATGAAGAGACAAACGATATATTCGTAAAGACCTACAAATATACGAAGACGCCAGAACTATTTGCAGAGCTGGCTAATTTCTACAGTCTTAAAAAGGAATACGATGCACAAAAGAAAGCTGGCAAGAAAATAGAAGGCCCTTGCAGAGTTCTGCTGCAGTATGAGAAACCACGCAACCGGAGTGATGGTAATGAACATTGATGTTACTACTCCGCAGAGTCAGAAACCAACACCCAAAGCAAAGAGAGTCTGCATTAAATGCGGACAGTCAAAACCTATAGAAGAGTTTTATTCAAACAGAGGCTGGAAAGAACAGCTTAACCGAGATGTGTGGTGCACTTCTTGTGTTGGGAAGTGCACCACCAAAGAAGAAATAAAAGAATACTTCTGGGAGAACCACAGAGAATACAACGAGAAGATGTGGGAAGTTGCAGTTAAACGTGCTGAGAAACTTCTCAATAACAACCCGCTGTATGAAAAGTCTGGGGAAGATCGCAGAAGAATGATGTTGGAAAAAATAACCGCAGGCCAGGTGCCTGCGGTTATGAATATGAAAGCCTATTACAAATATATAGACACTGAAAAGAATGGCAGCACTTCTTATGCAGAAGCAAAAGCCAACGGCGAAATAACTGAAGCTGTCGATCCAGAAGAAAAGAAGTTTGACGAATTCTTTTTTGGCTATTTTAATGACAAGGAAATTAAATACCTTAACGACTACTACCACCAGATGGAAGAGGATGGTTTTGTTTTCGATAATGAAAACCTCAGAGACTATGCCAAAGAGGTATGCCTCTCAAGTCTGGAAGTAAAGAAGCTGCGTATGGCATATAACGCAGGAAGATGTACACTGACAGATCTCAAGGATGCTGTAACAACATTCGATACTCTGTCAAAGTCTTCCAACCTTGCGGCATGCAAACGTAAAGCCGGGGAGACAAGCGGGCTTACTTCGTGGGCTGAAACAACCATGATGCTTGAGTCAACAGGTCATACCATGCAGCGAAAAATAGAATGGGAAAAAGATGATGTTGATCGTGTAATTGACAACTACCGTCATGTTGTAGAAGCGCTCGGCCTTGATTCCATTTAAGGCGGTGCTTATATGAACTTACGGACTAAACCAGGAGTAATAACGAACTGGGACCTGATGGAACTTCAGGTTCAGTTTTATCGCGATCATCTAGATATCTTTATCGAGGATCAGTTTCCACCAATAAAGCTGACACCGACACAGCACATTATTGCAAGAGAATTTGGCAGATGCAGTGACTCAAAAGATGTATGCTCCAGAGGCTACGGCAAGACATACCTCATAGCATTATGTGCTTTTGCAATGTGTTCTCTTTATCCAGGCACAATTGTATATGTATGCTCTGGTACTGCACAGCAGGCTACTCTTGTTTTCGGCAAACTGAAAGAAATGGTTGACATGAATCCAAACATGGCTGCAGAGCTCAAGTCCAACGGGGCTCGCTCTCTGATTCAGCTTAGCAAAGACAAAGGATCATGTTACTTCAAGAACGGTTCTTACATGACAAGCTCCAGCCTTGAGTCTGCTCGCGGACTTCGTGCGAAGATTGTTATTATCGATGAAGCATTGATGCTTTCACAGGAAGACATTGATGCTATCGTTAAACCGCTTGCAAACTTCAGGCGCAGTATCAGCAGAACCTACGGCTTCAAAGACTACGATTCAAAGTTCGTAGCTATCACTTCCGCATGTGAGAAAACAAACACGTTCTACGAAGACTTCAAACGAGTTGTTAGAGAGATGGCAAAAGGAAATAAAGAAGCTTTTGCCTGTGCTCTTGATTACCATGCTGCTATTGATGACGGCATTACAGAAGAGAAATTCTTCCTTGCGGAAAAAGCCAGAATGGCAAGCCAGATATTTGACATGGAATATGGCTCCATATTTGCCGGTTCCACAGAGAACTCGGCTTTCCCATATTCATTAAGCGAACCATGTAGAACACTTGAACATGTAGAACTTACACAGCCGAAGAACAGCAAGAGCCGGTATGTTATCGGTGTCGATATAGCAACCTCTGCGGCTAAAGGCTCAGATAACACAATTCTTTCGGTCATTAAATTTTCTGAACGATCAGACGGCTCGTTCATGAAGAAGCTTGTTTATATGCGATCCATGAACGGCGAAGGTCTCGATGTTCTCGCAAACGAAGTCAGAAAAATATATCACAAACGTTTTCCCAATACAGAACGCATCGTCTATGACGCCAGAGGCGTCGGCGATGCTTTTTCTAAATTCTTTGTAGATCCATGGCTCGATATAGAAACAGGTAAAGAATATCCTCCGCTTGTCCACGACGATGAGCTAATGTCTATTCCAAATGCAGAACCCAAGCTGCATGCGATACGTGCAGTGCAGACAATTAACCAGCACATGGCTACAACAATGCGTGTCTTTATGGAGAAGCAGACTCTGCAGATTCCAAAGAACAGCAGACTCATGCAGGTCAAAGCTCAGAACCCTGAAGAAAAATTCAAAATGAACGAAGAGGAATACGCAGTATTTCTTGAGGCCGATGCTCTTCAGTTTGAGATGGGCAATGTTATTTGCAAGGTCGGCGCATCAGGTAATGCTATTTACGATACGCCCAGAGCCGGCATGCACAAGGACCGCTATTCATCTGTAGCTATGGCATGCGATTACATCGGCATTATGGAAGAAGAAAACATAAAGAAGCATAAGCGTGGCCCGATATGCTGGGGCATTGCTTCTAAATTTTAAGGAGGTGCAGCATGGCTAGATTTAGTTTTAGAAACCTTTTCAGCAGAAGGCAGACTGCCAATGCCGTGCCTCAGGAAAGGCACATCATCTGGAGTATGCCTGACCACAACGATCCAGCACTGACAGCATTTGAAAACTCAAACATAACATACAGTGCTGACCTTTCATCTGTAAACTACGATACGATTCTCAGAAACAAACAGGACAATATTGTTCAGCTGTATCAGCTTGCTGATTACTACACTGATGCAGATGCTATTGTTCACGGCATTATCAAACATGTATACGTTCCTTTTTCGGTTGGTGAGTGGTATCTCACGTGCGATAACGAAAAGACAATAAAGATCTTTGAGGAACAGTACAAAAAGATGAGACTGCGTGAAAGCATCTCGGATATTTTTACACAGTATTACAAATACAACAACGTGTACTGCTACATCTGGAACGGTCACATTATTACACTTGCTCCTCATAAATGCAGAATAGGAAACATTACATGGAACGGTACTCCTATAGTTGACTACGATGTACAGAGCATTGCCACCGAATTCAGACAGAGAATGTATTCGATCAACAAAGCAAAAGGTGTTGAAGATGAAACAGTAGAAGATGTTCTCAAGGCTTATCCTCCTGAAATTCTTCAGGCTATTAAAGCCAAGAAGCAGTACGCTACTTTGAATCCAGATAATACCTATGTGTTCCAGGGTTCCAAAGAAGGCTGGATGCGTTACGCAATCCCATGGATTGCCAGCGCTCTCCCGGCGCTGGCAAAGAAAGAACTCATTCAGAAGTATGAAGCTGCACAGCTTAACATCGGCGCAAGATCCTTTGTCGAGGTTCGCTACGGCGATGACAAGATGCAGTATGAAATGCTTCCTGACAAAGCGCAGATTACAGAAATTAAAAACAATTATAAACAGGGCATGAGCGGTTACCCGCTTGTTGTTGTGCCTTATCTCTGTCAGTCAAAGGTAACACAGGCTGACATGAGTGATCTGTATCAGTGGCCTTTATATGAACAGGTTAACTCTGACATTCTCTCTGCTGGCGGTGTCGCTGGCATTATTGTTTCTGGTACCGGCAACGAAGGTTCTACCTTTGCTAGCGCACAGGTATCGGTACAGTCTGCGGCTTCACGTATTGAAGCAGCACGCAGAGAGTTTGAAGAGTTTATGTGCAAGGTAAACATTCGACTTATCGAAGACATAAAACTTATACACACCAATAACCTTAAAGATGTTCCTACATTCCATTTCAAGCCTCTCAGCATGAGCGGTATGAAGGAACTCAGGGATGCCTGTGAAAAGCTCTGGCAGAGCGGCCTTGTATCTTCGCGTACATATCTTGAGATGCAGGGATATAGTCTTGCCAAAGAAAAGAAACAGCGCGAACTTGAAGCTTCAGATGGAACCGATGAGACGATGACAAGTCACATTAATGTACCTACTGAAGAGTCAACAACAGGCAGACCAACAAAGACAGACGAAGAACGAAACTCCGATCCAGATAATTCAACTACAAGCAAGCAAACCAAGGACGCTAAAAATGGTGAACCTGTCGATACGGAATGATAAGTCTTTCAACCTGGCAGACGTTAAAGAACAGGTTTGTGGCTCGGTGAAGATCTCACACCTAAAACGTGATCGATATCCGATATGTGATCGAGAAAGAGATGCCAAGACAATAAGGGCCGCGTAAATGGAACAAGCGGAAACGCACCGCATTATCAAGTTGCTGTAAATCCATGGCGGAATCGCTGGACTGAAACTGCCAGCCATATCGAATTAACGCGACTGCCCTCCCCTCCGGGCAGTCGCTTCTCTATTTAATTGACAACATACTGACTCCTACCAGTATGAATCAATATACATAAGGAGAAATGCATCATGCAAAAACGAATAGTTGCTAATGCTGTCATCTCCGAATTGAAGAAAACTAATGCCTGCCTTTACGTAAAAGGTGTCCTTTTCAATTTGAAAACGAACCTGAACGGTGTCCGTGTAACAGAAGCTTTCATGGACGAAATCGTTGAGAATAAAGAGAAGTACCTTGGTATTCCTTTATGTGCAGACGTTAAAGGATTAATCAGCGGCAAAGCAATAGGTCATATGTATGACGCAAAGAAGGACGAATTTAAAAGCCAGATCATCGGCTCCATGATTGACTTTGAAAAAGTTGATTCAGAAGATGGGCCGCAATGTGTCATTACCTACAAAGTAATGAAACGCTACAGAGCTGTGTGTGAAGCTCTGGGAAGTTTATTTGCATCTGGAGATCTTAAATTCAGTTTCGAACTTCTTGCCGGCGAATACACCGAAGAAGAAGACGGAACAATTGTTATTGACGCCAGCGAAAGCAACTATCTTGAAGGTGCTGCTGTCGTTACATTCCCGGCCTGTGAAGAAGCTGTAGCTATGCAGCTTGTTGCCGAATGTTTAAACCAAGGAGATGAGAACATGGAGAATGAAAATAAAGTGGTTGCTGAAGTCGAAGAGGAAGAAGTAAAGACTGAAGTTGCTGAAGCTGAAGAAGTTACAGCAGAGACTGAAGAAGTTGTCGCTGAAACCGAGGAAGCTGCTGTCGAAGAAGTCGTTGCCGAGACTGAGACCACTGAAACTGCAGAGGCAGAAAAAGATCCGAAGGAAGAAGAACCTGAGGAAGACAAAGAAGAGGAAAAGAAAGAAGAAGCTGAGTGCAAGGACGAAAAGAAAGAAACGGCTGAATCTCAGGAAAATGCTGAAGTCTTGACCCGTACCACACATACCGAGATAGACGAAGAGCATGCTTATGATACAGAGACAGGTGATGAGATTCATCATGAAGTAGTTGAAACTACGACTCTGTATACGACTGCTGAAGCTGACATTAAGAAGCTGACCGAATCTGTCGAGCAGCTGATTGCCGAACTCGCTGCTGTGAAGCAGGAGATCGCTGAAATGAAAGCTGAACCAGAAGAACCTCTTCATACCGTAGCAGAAGCTGCTCATGTTGAGTACGATCTGCTGAATCCTTTTGTTGAGAATATTACATCCCCAAAGAAGTATACGCTTCTTGAATCTGAAAAATCTGAAAGACAGTATAGTCTTCTCGACCCGGTAGATTGAGGTGAGTAACGATGGGCCTTAAATCTTATGGCTACATGACGTTGCTCAACGACAATATATGGTACGGAAGTCAGATTCATGATACCGATATCGCTCAGGCCACAATTGTTGAACGTGTCGGCTATGACGATAAGTTTGCTATTGTAAAGAACTCAGAAGATACGACAAGTCAGTTTCTTGTTGTAGATGAGATCAATATTTTTGATGGTCTCCCTGCACTGGTTCTTGAAGTCGTCAAGCTTGATTCGCCGCTGATGTTCGTACAGAACCAGTGGGATTACAATGATGATCTCGAATATGCGATTGATATGATCGATACCGGAAACTTTATTCGCTCTCATCCGCTTACTGTTGGAGAAAAGTTTGTGATGGGACCTTACGCCAATCAGTCTGAAGGTGGCCCGCTTGTGGGCACTATGTTTACTGTTGCCGACATTAACAACCATGTCTTTGTGTCTGAATCCAATAACGATCAGGTTATTGAAGATATTGAGACTGGCAATACAGACGAACATAAGGTTGGCGACACGCTGACCTTCAACCTTGGTGATGAAGGTTTCATTACAATGACACTCGTTAAGAAAGATGCCGACATTCTTTCCGATGGTTCTGGCAAGGCAAAGACGACATGGATCGCCAATGTCATGCTGAAGAATTGGGAGAGAATGAATCCGGCTTTTTCTAATGGAGCTGATGGATACGGAGCGATGGGCGGCTATGCTGCTTCTGAACTTGCGTACACTGTTTCAGCCCTGGAAGCATATCTTCCTGAGAATATAAAGAACTCAATTAAAGCCGTCGATAAATATCAGATGGCTTTTCTTGATGGCAATACAGAAAACGCTGTTGAGCAAAAGACTTCTCTCAGAATCTGGATTCCCAGTGCGAGAGAAATGTTTGGTGACGGATACGAAACTCAGGGACCAACGTATACCGATTACTTTAAAAATAGTGCGTCCCGTATAAAACCAAACGCAGAAACAGGTACGGCTTCACGCCCGTACTGGCTGCGTACAGCAAACAGCAAAAACAATTTCTACATCGTGCTTACAAACGGAAACATCAGCGGCGATACGCCGACTTCCAATTACGGTGTAGTGATTGGTTTTTGCATTTAAATAATTCGAGAAGGTGACAAACCATGTTTGATACAGTTGCAAAGTGCGGTTATCTCACCATCGGTCTTAGTACTGTTTGGGATGGTAAGGCAATCAATAGTACTGAAGAAATCTTCACCGATGGCATGATTGCTTATCCTGATGGTGTAGATGAGAACGGCAATATTAAACTGATCCTTAAGGATTCTGCTGCGGACCTCTTTACTGTCCGCGAAGTATGCGAGATTTATGATGGCATTCCTGCCTATGATCTGGTTGTTAAGGCTGTCGAAGGACCTGTGTATTTCATCAAGTCCCAGCATGATTATAACGACAGCGAAGCTTATGACACTACAAAGTATGGCGCCGCTCCGGGTGCTCTCGTTGAAGCTCACCCGCTTCAGGTTGGCGAGACCATTCGTGTTTCTGCTGCTTACTTCGACGCTGAAGTTGCAGCCGGCGCAGACGTGCATCCTGCTTCTGGCAAGCTTGCCGCCTGATGTGCACGAATTTTTAACGAGGTGAATAGATATGTCTGAATTACATGTAAACGCAGATGCGAAAATTATAAAGGTTCTCGCAGATCAGGTTCGTGGCAAGCGTGTTGATTCCAACGCTGTCAAGGAAGCCAATGAGATCTGCCAGCAGCTTGCCATGGGTGGCAAGAGCGGGATGGAAGAAATCGCCCAAACCGTTGCATATACAGTGAATGATCTTCAGATGGGTGCTCTCGATTTCGTAGAGACCATCGCCGATAGCCGTACTTGCAATTATAACGAGAAGGTAGCTTTCAATATGCCTACTGGCGGCATCAAGGCCGTTATCCAGGCTAAGGGCGCTACCACGCCTCGTAGCGAAGTCGGCAGCCGTCAGCTCTTCATTGAAACGATGGAAGTGTCTGCTCGTCCTGCCATCAATATCATGGAACTCCGCTGCGGTCGTATCAATATGGCTGACCTGATCCGTCAGGCTAACGAGCAGATGACTCTCGTGAAGACCGGTCATATTGAAAAGGTTCTGCATCAGGCTGTGCAGAATTTTGCTACTCCTTTCTATGGCTCTGGCAATGGCATTGATACCACTGTTCTGGATGAACAGATCATGTATCTCCGCCGTCTTGGCCCGGTAGCTATTATTGGTGATATTGCTGCTGTGTCTCAGCTGGTTGGCGTTCAGGGTATGGTTGGTGCTTATGGCACTGGCACAATCAAGTACTCTGACAACCAGGTTGACTACTTTATGGACAATGGCTATCTCGGACGTTATAAGGGCTGCGATGTTATCGCTATGCCTAACGCTTACGAGGTTGGCAAGACCACGCCTGTGCTCCAGACCAACTGGCTGTATCTCATGAACACCAACCTGTCCAAGGATCTCCGTAACCTCAAGGTTCTTACCGAAGGTTCTGTGCAGTCCTTTGAATCTCAGGACATCAATGATCTGGTGTATGAAGTACGTCTTGATCAGTGGTTCGGTGCTGCGTTCGTTACGAACAAGATTCCGACCATTGCTGCGTATAATATCAACTAACGTGTTACGCCCAGCCTGCCTCTATCGGCAGGCTGGGCTTACATTTAAGGTTTAATAGGGGAGAATAAGGTTATGGATAATACACGTTATCAGGTTAAAAATAAAACACACCATGATATTGGTGTTCTTCTTTCTACTGGCAATCGAGTCAGATTCAAGGCTGGCGGACATCAGTTCCTGACGCTTGATGAAATCATGTACATTGAAAGCATCTGTGCACACACAAAGTATTTCTCCAAGAAGATGCTTGTGCCGATTGACGCAAGAGGCAACGAACTCTCCATGGAAGAACTTGATTGCTATATCAATACGGATGAAAACCCGTACTACGACGATGCTGAGATTGAAGCAAGACTCAAGCAGAGTGCTGCAAAGATCAAGGCATGGCTTGCCGATATTGAAGACCCGGCAGCTCTTGACGCAATTTATCGCGTAGCTATCAAGATGGATCTCGCAACCAGCAAGATCAAAGTTCTCAAGGAAAAGATGCCAGACAGGGACTTCCTTGAAGACGAAGAAGTTTGAAAATAATCTGGAGGCGATGTTGATGGCGACGTCGGTTACACAGCTTGTTAATAGACTCAAGTCAGAAACGGAATGGCAGAGAACGCCGACTGTGCTTAGTGATGATGCTTATCTGGCAATGGTTAAGCACGGCATTGTTATGCTATACGTCGACAACAACAAAGCCGCCGTTTACGATACTATTAAATACTATACAGACGAAGAGACTGGTGAGTACATGTTTGACGCGAAGCTGCTCCAGGATGAAATAGAATACATCATGATAGTAGCTCAGATGGACTTTTTGAATAAAGTAGCAAAGAGCGTCAATGATATTGTCGGCTATACAACAGATGCTATTACTGTTACGAACGCTGACAAACCTTATGCAAACATAGACGGTACTATCACCAGACTGGAAAAGGAACGGCGAAAGCTTTACTGGAAACTGTATCCAAGGCAGTAAAGCTTTGTGGAACAGGGATGATAATTATGATGCATGATTACAGTGTGAATGTTGCATACAGAAACAGAGAGACTGGTGCAATTGAAGCTAGGAGATATCCATTCGAGGAGTACTGCCTTGATATCGGATATTCTTTGAAGAGAACCTTACGGCTTGTTGAAGATGCCTTTCAGGATATTCAGAATGACAAAGCAAAGGAAGACTGGTCGGAAGATGTTCTCAAGTCTTTTCAGAGAATACGTGGTGCATTGCTTGACAATGCTAACAATATAGAAAGACTGCCGCAGACTCTATTCTATAAGGGCAGGAGTATTAATTCTCTGTCTGGCAGTGAACATGTGGCACAGCTTATAGGTGAATGAGGTGGTTCCGATGGGCTATAACTATAGCACAGCAGAATCCCAGAGGCAGTTCTATGTGCCTCCGACTCTTGTTGGTGACTTTGATAATTTTCTTGCAACTGATATACCGGGTGCAGTAATGTCCTTTGATGTTTTTCACAACTGGTATGAGAAGGATGAATGCATCGTTATTCGCGGCGAAATATATCCAGATGCTACCAAGAGCCGATATGCAAATACAGACAACAACTTAAACTTTAGAACATCAGTTAAATCTGATATTCGTAAAGGAGATTACATTGTCGATCCAGCAGATGAGATATATCTGCTTGACTGGGATATACCGCCTCAGCCAAACAATAAAATGTCGCGAGCGCTCAGGTGCAATACGATGCTGAAGTTTACCCGTACATCCAAAGAAATGTACGATGAAAACGGCTATCGTATTAAAGATGCGGATCGAAAGGTAACAATAGCAGAAAGCATTCCATGCAATGCTTACCGCTATGATGGCAGACCAGACTTCTCTGCAATATCGCATACGCCAGGTATTGTACCAAATGCACTGACAATTATTTCTGTTCAATACAATGACGAAACAAAAAACTTAAAAGTTGATGATGAGTTTACGTGGGAGCAGGATGAATACATCATTATTGATGTCGGTTATGTTGGTGTACGTCTTCGCAAAGATGGCGGTGTAATAACGCTGCAGGCAAAGAAGAAAGCCGGTGGAGACTATTGATATCGAAGCAATGAAACAGTCAGTCAAACAATATATTTCAGAAAACGCATATGCTTTAATGCAGGAGCAGATGCAGGCTTATATATCTTTGTTCAAAGTTGAAGTTGAAACTTTGAATTCAGAACTCATGGCAAATACAAGAAAGCGTGGATACGATTTTGAAACAATACCAGAGCAGCTTATCAACAGTATTAAAATAGAACCTGTAATACAGGATGGAGACAAGCTGACTATACGCGCTACGTTTGATCAGAAGCTTGTTGATCAATGCTCCGATACTTTGATTGACTTTATTAACGACTACGCAATAGGCAACACAAATCTGCGGTATTTAAGATACGGAGGATGATGTTATGAGTCTTACAATGCAGCCAGACGCATGGATATCTGACTGGAATGATATATTGCGAAACATCATCTTCAAAGATGATGATCTTAAGGAACTGATGATGATACCTAAAGGTACGAATATTGTTACTTTTATCGACAGATATTTTATTCGTGCCGGCACTTCATCAGTTGTTCTTAAAGACGAAGAAGTAAGAATCATATACTCTGCAACATCGGTTGGAACTCAGACCGACAAGGTGTCTTCAAACATTATAAGTTTTGATATCTATGTAAAGAATGACCATCTGCACGACTGCTGTGATGATGGTCTTGTATTCAGAACTCAGATGATATCTCAGCGGCTTTGTCAACTGCTGACGCAAAAAAGATACAATGGAGTATACAGGTTTTATGATCCGAATGATGGCGATATGAATACAAGCACTATTGGCTATTCAAGATACAACTTAACGCTGTCATTCACTAAAGTTTTTTGATTACATACTACACCAGCGTAGGAGTAATGGCGTAGGTTTGTAATATAATTTTTTATCCAGAAAGAGATGATATGCATGGCACTTACTTATATGCCTAAGTATCAGGGTTACATTACTGACGTACCTAAGGTGTGGTTTAAGCGCAAGGCTGATAAGAAGCTTTTCCACTTTGACCAGCTGAGTGAATTCTCGTCTACGCCAAACGTTCAGTACAATGAAGTTAACGCTAAGTAACACTGGCGCTTTATGTGGTGACGCATATCGAATAAACTGCCTAAACGGAGAAACTCCTGTATAGTAAAGGGATGTGCAGGACAACTTACCGTGCTAAATTAATGCAAGGCAAGGCAAAGGTTATATCAAGGAATTGGAACAGGCGAATTATAAAAGCCTAACGACTAAGTGCATCAAGCGATGTGAATGGTAGTAGTCTCTCATGAGACTGTGATATAGTCTGATCTGCATGGTAACATGCAGCAGCACATTATGTGCGGGTATGGTCCAGCGAACCATGCTGAACATTTATGGGTTGGTCCCTTTTCCCTGTGGCTTACCTCCCGGGTCAGTCCACTTTCGAAGTCTCTATGACTTCTCTGCAGTTTGATGCCTCTCTGTTTGAACTGTCCAACGGTGCGAACTTTGAGAAGGAAACCATCACTCTGCCTACAACTGGTTTCTATGAAGTTACCGATGGCGCTGTTGTTCTGAAGACCAATGCTTCTATCAAGGATACCATCGAGATCGATGGCCTGCAGCCTGGCGAGGAAGATGGTCCTGGTGTGTTCACCGTGACCGAGACTGAGCCTGCTGAGGAAGGCGGTCAGTACACGACCACTATCAAGATTACCGATAATGCTTCTTCTGTTCAGGTTACGTACTATGAGGAAAAGGAAGTTACCGGTGCTGGCATCGATAACCGTACAACCGCTATCGGTGAAATGACCATGATCTGGCCTATCTACGGTTCTGGCGACGAAGAGAACGCTGTCCGTGGTGCTGACGTTAAGGGTTACGTTGTTGAGATCATCTATCGTGCTCGTATTACTCAGGGCGCTGGCTTCAACACGAACTACAAGAATGTTTCCGGTAACCAGATTACTGTGAGCGCAATGGATCCTCATCGTGCTGATGAACGCATCTATTATGTCGCTTACTTTGACAAGACCTGATCTTGTTAGAATTACGAATAAGGTAGAATAAAGGTTGTAGCGTAATAAAATTATTTAGGGGTAGTTGCAACCGCGCAACTACCCCTTTTTTATTTTACGCTATAAGGAATAAAGGTGATAAATATGCCAAGAAAAAAAGTACCAGAATATACTGAGCCTCAGAATGCTCAGCTTGAATCGACACAGCCAAACAATAAACAGCTGGATGTAACAGAGCCAAATAACCCAATGCTTGAACCCACGGCTCCAGACACACCTGTGCCTAAGCCAGGCAATCCAGAGAATGTTGTGATGATTGGCGATAGAGAAGTAGAAATTTTTCCCACAAAGGTTAAGTATCAGAGAGACAAGTCCGCTGCCTTCTATTTAATTCTTCGGCAGATTCCACTGCCAGAAATACTTTCGCTGTCAGATGGTGTACTTAGCAAGACACGATCCAGTGACAAGATGCTGTTTGATTGGTTAATTGCTGTTACAGATAATCCAAAGCTTATCACTCAGCAGTATGACAACATGGACAGCGAGCAGATCTACAAGATACTTGAAGTTTTTTGTCGGGTTAATCATATAGACGATGTTGAAAAAAAAGCACGAGCTCAGATGGAGACAGCTTAACTCTTGACGAAGCTGTTGCCGCGATCGCAGCGCATCTGGGCATAGTGGATGAAGATGCGATAAATAATATGAGTATGGACTTCTTCTCACAGGTGCTTCAGGCACTTGGTAAGAAGTTGAACTACGAAAGCATATCGAATCTTTACGGCAATAGCTTTGCTGTTAAAGATGCGCAGAAATATATTTATGAAGCATACCCGCTTACAAAGAAGGCAAAGATCGATAAAGGCACCATGTCCGTATTTGATAATGCTAAGGTTATTAAACTTAACAATAACAACAACGCAAAGGCTCTTACGAAGACTCTTGAGACTGGTGCCGGCGACGACTTCTCATATCTTGAAGATATGTTTGCGGAAATGGTTGGAGGATAATATGGATAAGATAATTATGGGACTTCTGAAATGTGCTGAGATGAGATATTACTGGCTGAAGATAATGGATGCAGGATACGAAGATGAGCACTTTGACGAATACGTCAACGGTTTTCTTCTTTCTGCTGCAGCTCTTGCAGACTGTGATCTTGTCAAAAACATGTTGGAAGCAAAGCCTGGTACGGTAGACGTTATTCTTGAAGGAATTAAAGCAACAGAAGGTGATAGCAGTGCTGTATAATGAGTATATGAATTACGCGAGCGGTAATTGTATTGATTTCAGCCCGGTAACAAATTTAGCTTATGTGCTTCCTGATTATAGATACATTATGCGTATGGCAAAGATGCCGCCAAGTATTGTTGAAGATAACGAAGGCTTTGACTGGGATGAGCTTGGTGAATCATTGAAGCTTGAAGTTGAAATGTATAACAATGAAAGTAATGATCTGGTTGTCCTTGCCAAACAGATCAGAGAATTCCTGCAGGAAGAAGTATCTCCTGTGGTTGCTCAGGAGCAGAATGAATTGTTTAAGAATATGGTTGAATATCTTAAAGCAAATAACGAACAGGCAAAAGAAAAGCCTAAGACATTAGGTGAAACAAAAGAAGAACAGATGGGACAGATTCATTATCTGTTTCCAAATCTTAACTTCGATGAAAAGAAGCATTGACTTACGGGCTGTCGCATTAAGTGCGACAGCCCTCTTTTACATGCAGAATGCGTCAGGCAGTTGCTGCGTGCAAGTCGTGGCTTCTGCATAATAATGGAGTGTGATACTTATGTCTGAAATGAAAAAGACAATTGGTTTAGAAATTGATGCAACATTAAAAGGCGGAGAACTTGATACCAAGCTTGAACAAATGTTTCAAAGTGTGCAACGAGCAAGGGAAGGCATACAGGGTATGCGAGATGACCTTGCCGAAATGCCAATGCTTGGAGATATGTTAAATGCAAAGCTCCAGACAACCGGTTCTCTTGCTGAAACAATGGAAAGAAAAATAACATCGCTGCGTGAGTCTCAGGATAAGATGGATGATGATACACGTGCACAGGCGGTTGAAAATTTAAATAATACATATCGAGAGTTTTCAACTCTCAGAGAAATGCAGAATGATGCAAGTCAGACGTATGGAATTGGTTATGCAAAACAGTTTGCAGCAAATTTATCAAAGGATCTTTCTGGAGCATTTGATAGAATTATGCCACAAGTTGTCAACATGATCAGGACAAAAATGAACAGCGGTCGCGATATTGATGCAAGCTATGCAAACGCTCATACAATAGAAGGAATACAAATAGCTATGAGCAAAGACAAAGGTTTGCTTAATTTGTTGAGAAATGGTTTGCCGACAGAAGCATTTACAAACGGCAAAGTGATGGATCAATTCTTTGGGATCGCCGCCTCACAAGCTGCCGATTATCACAGACTCAATGCGTTTACGCAAAAGATGTTTGGTGTGAATGCTTCGAGAGTTGAAAAACGCTCTGTTATTCGGTCTACGCCGGCAGAATATATACCAGAAAGTTTTAAACCATCTTTTGAATCTCGCGGTTATGTAGGCAAAGAAAAATTTAGATCTTCGGACAAAGTAATAAGCAATGACATCAGAAGTCAAATTGTAGAAGCACTGAACAATAATCCTGTATTATTGAAAGCTGCTAATGATGCTAAGCTTATTCAAAAAGATGCACAGTATGGGAATCAGCATCTTATTGAAAATATTACAGACAGTCAGATGGATGAGTTCAGAAGACAGGCTTATAGACAACTTGAAATTCGTGGACGTGGGACAGGAAAATATGAACTTGCAAGAGGAATTTATTCCGGTGAAGCAAGCGATGACAAAGGTCCAAGCGAGCAATTACAGAGCACCATAGCAAACCGCTTTCAAACTGGCACTACCCGTCAGGCTGTAGAAGGTCTTGTTTTTCTTGACAGACTTGGCGACAAAGATGAGAACTATGTAACTGCAACACGAGGTGGACATGGACAGGGCAGTATTATAAGACCACAGAGGCAGTTGCTTGATATGTATCAGATAGGTCGTGCCACACCTTTTGTCGGCGGCAAACCCAGCATTGGAAGATATGATTACGTATCGGTAAACGAATCTGATATCACAAGAATACTTGGCCTTGATAAAAGGGGAGACAGATCTAAAGCGTATCGAGAGATGTCAACTATATCGCTGAATGGATACGATCCTAAGAATAAAGAACATGTCGATCTCATGAAGCGGATTTATGAGAATGGTATATGGGTTGATCAGAATACCGGCGCCTGGCGACTTGACAGACCGATGACTGACGATGGTCAGTATGACAGCAACTATGTACAGCATAAATTCCACGCTGCACACAGAGGTGAAGATGGTGCAGTTCTTCGAATGCTCAATGCTGACATGATGGAACAGATTGCCAAAACAACAGGCGAAAGAGCGAAAGAACTTGGTCTCAGCGGAAACTTCTTGAATATGTATTCAGCAAATGACGCAAAAGAATTTGGTCAGATGCTTGAAGACGGAACGTATCTTGCAAACGATGCAAGCAAATATTTTGATGCTATCAATAAAATGTATTCTCCTTCCAGAAAAATTGAAAACAATTTGACTGGCAAGAATGTTGCTGTTGTTGACTTTGCTGCAAATGGCTTCAAGTATGCAGACGGTGTAGGCTGGGTGTCATCTGACTATCTTTCTCATGCTATTCAGGCTAGAGGAGCTTCTGGTTTTAAAGGGCAGCTTATGCCATTCCAGGGTGGAACGATTCGCGACTACCTTGTTAAAACAGGACTTGCTTCTACGCAGATGCTCAATGAAAATGGAGAATATGTAGAAGATCCAACAGGCAAACTTCACTATTATATGAAGAGTATCAATGGCACAGACATGATTGATGTCATGGATGCTCAGATACTTACTGATGCTTCGTTGTGGAAGAATGCAGCAAGGCAGTTTAAATATCAAGATGAGAATGGAAATTGGCAGTGGCATTCAGGAGAAAAGATAAATCAGCTTGCAAGCAAATTGATTGGTGAAGTTGGTTTATCAGAGATGGTAGATCTTGACCGCGAAAGCGGAGCTGCTTCTCTCGGCACTCAGCTTACATCATATCTTACGTTGAATCCGATGATGAGAAAGCTGCAGACCGAAGGTCTGAAGAAAAGACTTGCCGAACTTGATACATATGAAGGCATGAAGAAATATGTATTCTCAAATCCAGAAGCAGACGAGATGTCGGCTGTTCTTCAGGATCCAGCGAATGAATGGCTGCTTAACACAAAGGCATACCGTGATCGTGTGGATCTTTACAGACAGTCCTTAATTCACGATGTATCAACACATAAGTTTGTAGACTTTGACAATGGCTCTGACTATTATGGATATATTGCAGATGAACTCTTTGGACAGGACTGGAGAAACGGTAAGACAGATCTCAATAAAGCACAGTCTGTATTAAACAGATGGCGTGAAAGTGGATATCATTACGAGAGAGATCTTCGTGAATCTGGAATATCAGGCGTACCTGAACTGTTTGATATGATCGATAAAAACGCCAATGGTGAAAAAGTCGATCCAGCTGCTTACCTCGGACAGCTTGCCCAAAATATAAATGGTCAAAACGGGAGCGGTTCATTTACAAATGTTACAAACTCTGTTGGCTTATTCTCTGCTTTGTTACAGAACAAAGGCGAAATACCTGCGGCAATTATGGATACTGCCAGAAAAGCACTTAATGAAAAGTATGGAGAGGGACAGTATTCAGACGAAGATATAAAAGATATCTTGCTTTTGAGAAAAAAGAAGTACACAGATGAAAATGGAAAAGAACGCGAACTGAGTAATGTTATAGACTTTGGTACTGACGAAAGACACGTTGCGTATGCAAGATCTCCATCTGCTTTTGGAGCTTTCATTCATGGCGTAAACAGAGCAGAAGAAATGCGCGTTATTCAAAATGCGATGCTTGCAAATGGAACAAGCAATCCATTATTCAACGAGTTATTCAGTGCTGGTGGAGATCCGTTTCTCAGACAGAGCGGTGTTTATCTTGGGCAGGATGACTGGAAAGATCTTTCTGGCGCCGATGCTGACGGCGACAGAATCAAGAGAATAACTGGTGTATACGCTCAGATGATTCAAGCCAGCCGTGAAAGAGCTGACGATCTTGAAGAGTTTGCTAATCAGGTACTTCCTGGAGAAGCAAAGCGAATTGGTGAACTCAAGCTTGCTGATTTAAAAACTCTCGACAAGATACCAAATAATGTTCAGGCTTTTCTTAATGATATTGAACGTCTTTCAAGCGAAGGACGGGAGATGGGTCTTGCCAATGCTACTGCATTGAATCCGATGCAGATGAGCCTTGATGACTTTACCGCAAATGGAGCGAAGTTTGTTCTCTCAGCAAAATATGGTAACAAAATATACGATGAATATGCTTCGACTTTTAGAAAGAATCCGAAGAACCCGATCATTCATGGTGATGAATGGTACAGAGCACAGACTCTTGGACAAAACTTTGATGCCTATTTATCTCATGAGGACAGACTTTTTCAGTTTAATGATGACCAGAAAGATACTGTTGAAAAATATCGGGATAATATAAAAGCATTAAGAAGCGGCAATTTCTCAGATAAAACGAAAGAAGCAATAGAAGAAGAACAAAAAGCATTAAAAAGCGAATTTGATAAACTTGGCATATTTGAAAGTTCTTATGGAGAACTGATCAATCTAAAGCAATTTGAAGGACCGGATGGTAGAACATGGGGCATGAATATCAATATGCCTTCTGTGAATATGGACGGTCACATCTCTGGTATTGCCGCTGCACAAACGGCATATAGGATGGGACGTGTTGATCTATCAAAAGCAGAGAGTGTTTCTGAAGCTATTGCTTATATGATAGAACATAGTCCTAAATATGCAGAAGCAACAGATGAAGTTAAAGACTATCATCAGGCATATCTTCAGATGTTTCCACAGTTTTCTTCTGGCGCACGTGGTCGAGTAAGCGAAGCAGAGCTTGCAGACCTTCAGTCCAAGAGACTGGCAGCTCAAGCGTCTATCAGAAATATGGTAACAGCAAGAAAACAAAAAGACATGGCAGAAAACGGACTGGATAAATATTCAGCCGTTTTTTCTGATGGTACCAATATTGCTGATTACGAAAAAGAATTGCTAAAGAAGTATCATGTTAGTGATAACGGAATCGACGTTGTAAGCAATTTGGGTCTTTTTGGTTTTACTTCCAGGAATTTAAGAGAGTCTCTCAATGATCAGGGCTACAGCTTCTTCTTTAATGATCCGAATACTAGACTTGTAAAGCGCAACCAGACAATGATGCAGCAGATGCAGGAAGCTGAACAAGTAAGAGAAGATGAATTATCTGAAAGAGAAAGAATAATTCAGGAAGGTCTGAATTCTTTTGAGGCTGATGCAAATGGAAAACAGGATACTCAAGCTGCTGCGAAAGCAAATCAGGAAGCAAACAACGCAGAAGCAAAAGCCAGTCAAGCTGAAATAGATGCAGCCAATGCAAGAAAAGACGCTGCTGAAGCAAGAACGGCTGCTGCCAATAGTGTTCAATCAGAAGCGCAGGCACAGCAAGCTCAGGTTCAAAAGAGTCAGGCTAAACAAAAGCATGCTCTTGATTACGCAGAATATACTGTAACAAGAACGATGCAATGGATGAAAACTGATACTGTTGATGACAGGAATCATCCAGCAATAAGTCTTGATAACGTTTATCATGTTGATAAAGACGGAAAAGCAACAAAAGGCGATCTTGCCATAAGTATGAAGCCTTACGAAGGCAATACTATGGCAGAAGGAAGGCTGCATCAGGCTAGAACTGAAAAAGCTGGTCATAGTGAATCTGGTGCAGATGCTATTATAGGAAGCCTTATTAGTCATGTCATGGATGATCTTGGAGCCAATCATGCAAAGAATGGCAAAGGAATTGCTATTAATAACATTCGCAGTCAAGCAACAACATCAATGAAGAAGTTTTATGCCGATCACGAAAACGAAATAAAAGCGCTTGGAATTACTTTTGATAATGATGACCTTTTTTCCAATACTGGTCTGAGTCATTTTCATTATTCTGGAACAGATGACAGGCTTGGAAAAAAGATCGGCATGTTATCTGCTGATAATATGGCATCTTATTTCGTTGATGATATCCTTGGAATCAAAGCAATAAAAACTAAGAATGATGAAGCAAGACGTATTGTATCAACAGAAGGAAAAATATATGGCAAACGTGGGAAAGTATTAAATGAAAGTACCATGGTTGCCGGTCCTTCTGGTGGAGAAAAAGAAATAGCTTATACACTTCCTGGAATCAAGAATTCCAAAGGCGAAGATGTTGTCACACGTTTTGCTCCAGACTATGTTGTACAGAATAAAGAAGACAAACTTATTATTGGTGACCATAAATCCAGCGACTCAGGTACCAAAAAAGGTTTACTTCAGACGTTAATATATGCTTCGTGGTTAGACGATCTCGCTGAACAATATCACAGATCTTATAACGCTACAACAAAGACGTATGAAAGAAAAGATCTTGAAGCATACGGACAGTTTGGTAGTATTGATGGAAACGGAAAATATGTAACCAATATTGCTGGCGTTGAGACACGAGACTTTTTCTCACGTGCTGGATATATGCGTAGATATAGCCCAGAAGATAGAACTCGTTTCAAGACACTTATTCGTGATGCACAGGATAGTAAATATTTAGAAGCATTAGATGACTACGCTGCTTATGGATTACAGTCAATACCTGAACCGACTGCGGAAAATAATCCAACTGTTGCAAAAATGAGCGACCGTCAAAGAAATGCGCTAATGCAGCAGTATCAAATGCTTAGTCAGAGATATGCTGGCTATGAAGATTTCGCCAGAAGTTTTCATTCTGGTATGATGCAGGAAGTCTATAGAGATAGAGAAGGCACATATGCCGACAACTATTTTTCTCAGAAAACAGGTATGCGTAATGCTGTCGTAAGACAGTCAGAAGAACTTCAGAAGGCATATCAGAACTTCTTGGATCAATCTGGTATGAAAGATGACTCTGGTTTATTGGGCAAATTGAATCAGGATATTCTTGATGCCAACGAAGCCTTTTCTGCTGGCACACGGGCATGGAGCGAAAACAGATCAATCAAACTGCTTGAAAATGCCGAAAACTTCAGTCTTCGTAAAACAGATCCATTCTATAAACAGAGAGAAGAAATAGATAAGCAGAGAAATAATGTTACCGAAATGGAATCTGCTATCGATAATTTTATTCTCTCGAGAATAAATAGATCGAACTATGTGACTGATGAGAATGGAAAAGTAATAGGCATAAATGAAAACGGCAACACAGTTAATATAAGAGATGCGAAGCTTGTTAGTCAGGAAGACACTGACACTGTATCCTCAATGAAAACAAGACTCGAATCTTTGAAAACTACAGCCGATGAAAATATTCAGCTTATCAACGATCAGATAGAGCGTGATGTTGACAAACAAATTGCAGACATGCAGGAAGCAAGCGATTCTGTTACAAAAACGCATCAGACTTCTGGTCAGCAAAGAAAGAATTATTGGGATAAAAGAAAAAGAAAACTGAATGATTCAGTAAAAGATATGACTCTTGCTCGTGATGCTATAGACAAAATGCTTGAAGATACTGAAACATATAAAGAAGACGATCCTAAGAGGAAACAGCTTGAACGTCTGCGTGATCAGTATAACAAGTCTATAGGTCAGGAATCTGAATATCTCAATAACGGCGGCTTTGACAAAGATCGTCAGGATGATCTTGAGGCTCAGAGAATAAGCAGGTTCAATAAATTACGTCATTATTTCTCAGGGACCAGAGAGAGTGCAGTAGCTCAAATGGTTTCAACTGGTATGCTTGCAATGAAAGATCTTGATAATAGAGGCGACACATTTAATGTCGGTAATCAGTTCTATCAGGGCATGACAAGAATGCTCGATGAATCAATTGGTACTGAAAGAACTAAGTACGCTAATTTTGTTGATGATCTTTCAAGAGCCGGTAATATGTCTGCCGAAGAAAGAATAAACAGGAATTATCAGAATAAACGCATACAGTCTCTTGCATCTATAAGACAAATGCAGCAGGAAGCTATTGATCTTGATAGAATGCTTGATACTGGAAAAGATCTTGAAGGCAGAGAAATATTTAGCCCAGATGACAATAGTGCTACAACTCAAGGCATAAAAGACAGGATCAAAGAATACAGAGACTTTCTTAAGGATGTTTCAAAACAGGCTCAGGAAGCTCTTGATAAAACTCTTCCTGATCAAAAAGACAGAGATGTTGCAAGAGCACTCGAAGACATAAAAGCTCAAAATGAGATGCAGGCTGATAGATATCAGTATGGCGCTAACCAGATCCAAAGATCCGAAGCTGCTCGCAGGCGTCAGCTTGATATGCATTTAAGTGGCTCTCATAGTGTATTCCGTCAGGAGTTAGAATGGAGAAGAAGCCAATACGATAACGCTACATCTCGAAGAGAAAGTTATTCGTTAAGACAAAAGCAACTAGATGCCGAAAGGACTAAACTTCAGAGACAGCTTGATGATGACAATGCAAATGGAAAAAAGTTGAGTGCTGAAAAGAGAACAGGTATTGAAAACCAACTTAATGCTGCAACTGCAGAATACAATGCGCTTGGTGACGCAATTGACAGAGCCAAGCAAGAGCAAGAAGAGTTTGGAGCATCAGGGCAGGAAGCTGCTGCTGCATTAACAGTAATCGGCACAAAAATATCTGCTGTTGCAAAACAATTCGGTGCTCGTATATGGCGTAAAGCAATACAGGAAACGATGCAGTTTGTACAACAGTATGACGCAGCAATGACCGAGATTCAAATGGTTACGCTCAAGTCTGACAGTGAAATAGCCAATATTGGCAAAGGTCTTATTAACTCTGCTGTTGAAATGAAAGCACCTATTGCTGATGTGACATCAGCTGCTACAGCTCTTTATCGTCAGGGCCTTGGAGATGAAGAGGTTCAGACTCGTCTTGAAGATGTTATTAAATTCTCTACAACAGCAGGAGTTAAAGCTGCAGACGCAGTAAAGCTTATTACCGTTTCTCTCAGTTCTGGTCTTGTTGAAAGTTCAACGGAAGCAATGGATGTTATATCAGCGCTTGGTGACTCAGCTGCCACCACAGCAGCTGAGATCACCAAAGGTCTTCAGAAATCTGTGTATGCTGCAAAAGATGTTGGCGTCACTTATCAAGAACTTGTATCGATGCTTACGGCAATTACTGCTGGTACTCAGCTTGGCGGTAACGTTGCTGGCACTGCAATGCAGACATTTATGAGCCGCTTTGCAAGAATCGGTACAAATGAAATTACCTACGATGAAGATGGCAATGAGATAAGTGGTTCTAATCTTGCAACTGCTCTCAGAGCTGTAGGTATTGAAACATATAAAAATGGATCTCGGAGAGACTTTACTGAAGTATTGAGAGAGCTTTCTAGTCAATGGGGAAGTCTTTCCGATGCAAGAAGAAGTCAGATCTCTTATGCTTTTGGTGGCACGAGACAGTATTCGAACCTCAATGCATTGCTTACTGCATTCGGTGAAAAAGATGAAAATGGCCAGACTGCTATTGATAAATATCTCGACATTACAGGAAAATCTGCTGGTGTTACAGATGAAAAGTATACACATTATACAGAGAGTCTTGCTGCATCAGTGACAAATTTAAAAAATAGTTTTGATGGCCTTATTGAATCATTAACAAACACCGGTGTTCTTACTGGTTTTCTTGACTTTATTTCAAGCGCCATTCAAGGAGCAACACAATTATCTGAAAGTCTTGGTAGCCTTGGTGGCGTTATTTCGAGTCTGTCTATATTAGCTATTCCTATAATATCTTTACTTATAGGCGGAGTGCCTGGGCTGGTTGCTGGTGGTTTGGCTGCAGCAGGTTTATCTACGATATATGCTTCTATAAATGCCGCAAACAATAAGCCTTCTTTATCAAATTATGCTGCTGCAAAAAGCAAAGTGTCTTCAGAACAAACATTAATCGATGAAAAAGTACAGAGAGCTAAAGAGCTTAATGGTTTGAGAGATAAAGATGGAAATCTTTCAGAAGAAAACAACATACAGCTTAAAAAGACATTAGCTGAATTGAGCGACATGGGAGCTCTTTCATTGGATGCCTCTACAAGTATTGAATCACTTGCTTCGAGTGCAGCCAATACAGCAAAAGCACTTGACAGTGTTTCTGCTTCTTCGAAAACATTAAGCGATAAACAAAAGCAAGAATTGTGGAATGGGCTTGTTGCTGATATTAAGAATGATAAAGATAAATTCAGCGAGATTCAGCAGGAGACAATAATATCTGACGAAGAAAAAACGAAAGCAAGAGAAGCGATTAATAGTTTTTCCCCAGAAAAAGGTCTTGCTGCTCTTTCAATTATGAAAGATATAACTCCAGTTATCGGCGCGATTGATTGGACTGGTTTTGGCAATGTTGTTCAAAAAGTTGGTTCAAATGAATACACGACTGTAAGTCAAATGAGCAACGACGAAATTGCTAGAGCATTCACGCAATATTTACGTTATCATAGAAGTCCAAATGAAAAAGAAAGACTTTCGGTTGAACAGTATGCTGGAATATACGATAAAATAAGTGGAGTTATTGGCGGAGCAAAGACTGATACAAAAGATGAAGTTAAATTCGGAGACTATTATAAGGATAAAATATCGGCTGCTGTAAAAGATATGCTGACTGGATCTTTAGAAGACGATGAAATACAGCAAGTTGTTGGCGCAATTGTAAAAGATCTTAACGAAGGTAAATCCATAGATGATGTAAATGTGTTGGACTATGCTTCTAGTGTAATACGAAATGCTGGAAAGAAAACCTCTTCAACCAATTTAAAAGCTATTGCAGATCTTACGTATTCTATGTCAGAAGAAGGAAAAAAGAAAACACAAGGGCAACGTTTTGATAGACTGTATAAAGCTTTAGCTATCTCTGGAGCGCCAGTGCAAACATGGTTGAATTCAATGAAGCTCGATGCAAATAGCGCATTGTTTAATTCTTATATGAGTGATCCAAATGTTGCAAAGGCATTTTCGGAGATGGTAGATGAAAGCGGGAATTATAACGGCAATCAAAAAGCCTATCAGAATTTCTTAAACACAATAGCTGCTGCAAGTAATTATTATGGATCATCGGTCTATACAAGCAACAAACAGATGTCATCAAACGCATTCGGAGCTTTTACAAAACGCCGCAGAGGTATAAATGTTTCTGAACTTGGTCCAGAATATTCTGAATCAGAGATGAAAACAATTCTTGGTGATGAATTGTTTTCCGAATTTGTATCTGGCAACTGGGCGCATGCTGGAGAAATGCGTCGGCGTATAGAAGCATATGGTGTTGGTCTGCCAGCATATACAGATTATCAAAATGCAACAGCTGCTACTCGTGTATTGAACAACGGTGCGGCTGACTTTTCTAATACTAGACTTCAGGAAATATATCAAACAATTCCAGAGTTACAGGAATATCTTGCAGTGCAAGGTTATTCTGAACAAAAAAGATCCAACCTTGGTTATTCTGACAATTGGCTTGAGAATCAAAGAAGTATAATAGAAAAAAGAATAAACGAAATAGAGACAAGTTCCAAAATACTTGAGTCAGCGTATTCAGATATTTCAACAAACGTTGCAAATGGTTTTTCAATGACAGCATATGCCCCAGATGCATTGTCTACATATGGTGATCTTATTTCTCAGTATGATAATTTTGCTGAAACCCAGAGATCTCTGAATCGCCTTAAAAGCAATTCTTATAATGAAGAAGATCTTCAGCGTCTTGCAAGCCAGACAGGTGTTAATATTCGTGCATCAAATGCTTCGAACGAATCTATAAAAAAGAACGTAGAAGCTGCATTTAATGTTCAGCTGGATAATTATGTAAATGGAATCACAGAGGGATTGGAAACATTAATTCCGCAGAGCGCTCTAGATACACTTACTGAAGGAATGAATGCTGATGATATTGTTTCTGCGTTACAGGATGCTGGCGTAAAGCTTAATGACTGGGCTATTAATGCAATAAAAGATCTTGGTCTTGTATTCCAGAATGGTAAGTTTGTTCCTAATGCAGATGGCTTAACTGATGCTTTTGGTGATGCAATTAAAGGAATGCTTGAAGGCGTATCTAATTCTAACACTGCTTCTTCTACAGCATTAAATGCAGTAAAGCAGGCTGTTCTTATGGGCGGAGGTGTTGCTGGATATAAAGACTATCTCAACACCAATTATAAAAATGTTGATATCTCTGCTCTTTCTTCGAACGCTCAAAATATTCTTGGAATGTATGAAAACGGTTTGTCTTCTGCAAATACATCAACACTTCTTGAATATGAATCTAGCCCATACAGAACAAAAGGTTCGGATTACTACAAAGCATATCTCGACTTCTATAACGCCAACAAAAACAATGATGATATGTTGAATTCAACATATATGCAGAATGCTCAGAGTATTCTCAGTTCTCTTGATGGTTGGCAGGAATATGTGGATACAGGTAATATGGACAAACTCAATGCAGCTATTGAGCTTGCCGGTTCAAATAAATACACAGATGCATATTCTCAGTTTGCTACATATCTTACTCAGTTTTACGGTACACAGAGTCAGCAAAACGAATTAATGACATCAATGTTTGCTCGTGGCAAATCGCTTAGATATAACAATTATCTTTCAAACATGCTGGAAGGTGGAGCATCTGGAGATGCATTCTTTGGCGAAGTTGCTTCTGCTCTTGGTGGGAGTTGGACTGCTGATCTCGTTAAAGAAAACAAAGGCGAAGCAAAGAAGCAGCTAGATAATATGAAAGATACTTCGAAAGAAGCTATTAATACTCTTATTTCTAGTGTAATTGGTGAAATAGCAGAGCTCAAAGGTGTTAAGCTTGATATTGATACAGAAAACATTGTTGAAATATTAAGAAATACCGGAAACGAATTAGCTTCAAAGCTTGCTAATTACATCGAAGCTATGGGTAATGTTGATATTGGAGCTCCAGAAAAAACTCTGGGTAACATTGCTCAGGAAACCAGAGATAGAGCTATGCAAGGATCGAACTATTATAAATATGGTCTTGCTTCGGAATTGCATAAGGCTGGTATAAGCATATATGATGAAACTGGTGTAGGAAAGTTTATTACAGACAATCCAGAGTATTCAAAAGATGCTGTAGAAAGCCTGCTTGGTGATAGTGACTTTGTTCATATTACTGATGCTGCTTCTCGTGGTGTTATAAGCGGAGAAATGTATGATAAATATTTGTCGACCATGCAAAGCGGTCACGGTAATATGAATGATGTATATATGAATGCATTAGATCATATTTTCGGAGTTGGCGAACAGGGTACATTCCTACGGAATTTTGAATCTGCGTCTCCAAAAGAGGCAATGTCAATGATTAATGAACTCCAAGTTCCAGATTACAGCTGGATTATGGATTGGATTAACTCTCTCAATGGAGGCAAAGATGCGCTAGATAATATTGCGGCTGGAGGAGAACAAGCAGCAGAAGGCATAAAGCAACTTACAGCAGCTATGAAATTAGATGCAGCCGAAGCTGGAAGCGCAAAAAATGAACTAGTCGAAATAACTAATATTATTAATGATCTTAAAAAAGGTGGTCAAGATGCCGGTAAAGCAGTAGGCCAGCTTTCAAAAAAAGTTAATGATGCATACGACAAAGTTCTTGCTTCAGGTAAAATTCGCGGTAAATCAGGTAAAGAAGTTGACAAGACAACAAGGGGCATCATTGGAGAATTTCTTGGGGTATCTGATGATAAACAGATTCAAAAAATGACAAAAGAACAAATGAATCATGTTGCAGATCTTATGGAAGCTTCTGGAAAAGATGCGATTGACAATGGTTTTGTAAAAACTTTTGAAGATGAATTGATGTCAGCTCTTAATTCGCTTGATCCTGGATCAAAACAGTATGAATTGGTTAACAGTATTTTGTTAAAAGCTGTTGCCGATGGACAGATTGATACATCTGAACTTGAACAGGTTATTGCTGCTCTTCAGAATGATGTTCTTAGTACAATGTATGCTGCAGCTGGACCAATAGGTTCACTTATGTTAAGCATTTTTGCTTCAACAAATTCTATTACAGCTGCACTACAGGCAGGTGGAAGACTTGGTTCTGCGCTTCTCAGTGGAGCAAAAGCCAATGTGAAACTTAACACTGGTAAAAACGCTAAGTATCAAAGTCATGGCGGCGGTGGCGGCGGAGGTGGCGGAGGAAAAGAGGAATCCGCCGCACAGAAGCTTGTCAAGCGTGTAAACAAAGGTGATGAACTCTTTGAATATCAGCGCAAAATGATTCAGTATAACCAGACAAGATATGAAAATCGTGGCGAATTACAGAGATACGGTGCCGAACTTCAGAACGAGATTGATCTCGAAAAAGCTTATCTACCTGTTCTCAAACAGAACATTGATGCAATGATGACTCAACTCAAAAGTACCAGCAAAGGTTCAGAAGACTGGTATACTCTTCGTGAAGCAATCTTTAAAGTCAGAGAAGAGTATTCTGATATTACTAATACCATTGAAGAGAACACCAAGAAACTCAAAGAGAATGAGGATGCAATTAGACAGACTCGTACTAATCTTGAGGATATGGTTAAAGGAGTAATTGAGGAGCGTATCCAAAAACAAAGAGACATGCTCGCCGGTACTGTTGATATTCAGGGCTTAATACTTGACGCTATAAAGCAGAGATATCAGGATGAATGGGATCTCATTAAGAAAGACATTGAGAAGAAGAAAGAAGCTCTTGAACAAGAGAAGTCTCTCATAGACGAACGTCTTAACAAGCGCAAGTCTGCAGCTGATGAGGCTAAGAAATATGAAGAGCTTGCTGAGATGAAAGATCAGCTTTCAAGAATTTCAATGGACAGTACCAGGACAAAGGACGCTGCAGCTCTACGTGAACGCATTTCTGAACTCGAGCAAGAGATTGGTTGGGACATTGCTGATAAGCAGGCTGAAGCCGAAAAGCAAGGCATTGACGACCAAATCAAAGCTTACGATGAGCAGATCTCTGAAGGCGACGAAGATCTTGCAGCATTCCTTGAGGATGCAAACAACTTCAGCGAAGAGATTACAAAAATTCTTGAGATGAATCATGACGATCTCTTTGCGTGGCTGAGAAATAATGTTGATGAATTCAAAGATAGTCTTGATGAAGCACAGCAGCAAATGATCGACAGCTGGAATGATACCTACAAACAAATGTATGGCATCACTGACACGTATTGGGATGAAATCGATGCTATTCTCAAAAGTAAAGATACATTTATTGCTGAAATGATGAACAGTGAAGAGTACAAGAATGCTTCTGATACAGAAAAGGAATCTCTTCTTTACAAATATGATCAAGACTGGGAAAGTTACTACAATGCATATTTTAAAAAGCCAGGAGATGTTTGGGGTTGGAGCTCTGATCAATTTGGTGACTGGTCTGGTTCAGAATATGCCGGCGCTGGTGGCGGCGGTGGTAGCGGAGGAGCAGCTAGTTCTGGCGGTGGGCCTGGCAATAAGAAACCTGAAGATGAATTATTGTATTATGCTGTCGATGAGCGCGGTAATTTAATATCTTATGGTTATAAAACAAAAGCAGAGGCGCAAGCTATAGCAAATAGAGATCAGAGTGCAAAAGTAATGCAGTTGCATAAATCAAATGCGGCTGCAGAAGCTAAAGCAAATACAGCTGTTGGAAGTATTGTCAAAAAAACAAAGAAAGCAGCAAGTAATATAGCAAACTCTGCAGTTGGAAAAACTGTGACAAGCGCCGTACAGGGTGCTGCTTCAACAATTTCTTCAGCTGCATCAAAAGTAGCTAGTTCAATAGCGGATGCATTCAAAAAAATACTGCCATTTGATACTGGCGGATACACTGGAGATCAGGAAGGCATTGCTTACATTCACAAAAAAGAACGCATTCTGAATCCGCAGCAGACTGAGTCTTTTGAAAAGCTGTCTCAAATTGCTGACAGTATGAACAGAACAAATATGCTTAGTAATCTGTTGAACAGAATGGACAGCTTCTCAAGCTCCGTATCTATTCCAAAGATCATTCCAGACTTTTCACCTGCTGACTTCAAGCAGTCTACTACAACTACCATTGGTGACATTATCATTACACTCAACGAGGCAAGACTTGAAAACGATGCTGACTACGAAATGGTTGCACAGCGTGTTGGAGAGAACTTTGTCAAAGAACTTACAAAGCAAGGACTTGGAGTCTCTGTTTTTGGTTTTTAATTTACAGCCACGTGGGCCGCTTTCAGCGCGGCCCACGTGCTTTTATAAGGCGGTGACTTTATGCAAGGTGGCTTTAGCTTTTGCGGTGTTGACATTGCAGAGTTTGGCATGGAATATGTGCCGCCATTGCAGTCAACATATGTATTTGGTAACGGTGGCTACCAGATAAACGAACAGACCTATGAAGGCCATCACGGCGGCTATTACTATGGAGCAACAGTGCCGCCAAAAACTTTCAGCTTGCGATGTATGTTTGAAGACAGCGAAATAATACGCGGTAATTTGACTCGCCTCGAAGGCTTCTTTAATATCGGAAGAACTGGAAGACTCATATTCGACAATAGAGACTGGCTTTACTATACCGCAACTGTTGTTTCGGTATCAAAGCCAGAGCTTACTAACAGAAGAAACGGTTTCGTAACGATAGGGTTTAAGGCATATTATCCGTTTGGCAGATGCGACAAAATGTATCTGACTCATGACGGTATGTATGATTACTGGTTAGCGGATAACAGCGGCATTATGGAAGAGGATCTGACCCCTGTGATGTCGTTTGCAAATGTTACAAAGGAACAGAATATTCTTCTGTATAATGGCGGCACAGCGCCAGCTTCAGTGGCTGTCGCTGTTGCCGGCAATGCTGGTGAAGGCATTACAATTACCAACAACACCAACAAAACAAAGATGAAGCTTATCGCATTTGACCGTTCAGTTACGACTGATAAAAACGGTACAGTTATATGCGATGGACTCAGTCATAAGACTATATTAAAAAATGATGATAAGACAGAAATGAAGTTTATATATCATGACTACGGCTTCATTACTCTCGAACCATCATGTCCAATACGAAGAGATGTATACATAGATACCAAGCTGAATTCAGCTGAGGTGTACGGCTTTAACCTGTTTAATCCAAGTATGGTTGGCTACTATATACATCTCGAAGGTGAATGGAAAAAGATTAAGGCTATCAAAGACAACAGCACTGCTGTTTTGGAAAAACCTCTGCAGCTTACAGACTCTGTAGTTACAAACATCGTAAAGATGAATGAGATAACTATAAGCCCTGATGTAGGCTGCGAGCTTGATAAACTTGAATTTATATATAAGCCTACGTTCATATAAGGCGACCAAAGGAGGAACGTTATGGCTCTCAGCAGAGTATTGCATTTAAACCTATATGACTATTCGGGCAATAAGCTTTGCCCACTATATGACAGTTATTCTTCTGCTCCCGGCGACGCCGTTAACGTCATCATCCAGGATGAACGTAACGGCTGGCGGGAGCTTTATTTTGATCTTCCTACCGTTGTTCAAACGCAATATGGAACGATAGATAATTTCAGAATTGATTTCCTGAAAGCAGAATATCTTATTGAAGCAATTGAAGAAAAGGGTACTGACTGGTTCTTTATCTCTCAGCCTAAAATTGTACACAATGCTTTTTCAAAGACACTGTCCGTTACATCTCCTCACATTTCTCAGTGGCTCAAGTATAAAAACCTTGGGCTGGAATTCTCTGACAATGAAGGTAACAATGTTGGAACAGCTAAAGAACTTCTTACTACTATTCTTGAAGGCACAGGCTGGGAAGTTGGAGAGGTGTATAACTTCGCCGAGAAAGACGGTTCTACAAAATACAGATCTCTTAAAGCTTCATCCAAGACAGGTGCATTCAAACTTATCACAACGATGTGCGAACTCTTTGATGCAAGACCTGTATTCCATGGCGATACAAGAAAGGTAGACATCGTTCCGCTCAACCCGTTCTCTGAAGCAGAGCCTGGAGAAATTCAGAAGTATGCAGAAAAGAATGGAGTGCTGGAACTTCATTACGGATCGGCTCTCAAGAATATTACGCGTCTTGTCAATACAGAAAACATAGTGACAAAACTCTATGCCTACGGAGCATACGGTGACAAAACATCAGGCTACTGTGCCATAGATGAATGTACTCACAATGAGTACACTTTTACTACAAATTCCGCGCTTGAATCTGGACATGAGTATTTCTTCGAGGTTAATGATACAGCTGGCAAACCAGTGAATTATTCCTTCACAGTTACAGAGAATTTGGAAGCTGGAACAGTATTTATCTTCTCGCAGCTGGATCCGTGTTCCATGTCGTACATCTGGAGAGATACAGTTCTCGAAGGAGAGGGGCATGGCAAGGCTTACTTCGTTAAGAAAGGTAAGTCAGGCGAAGCTCTTGATGTAGAGATAACATCTGAACCCGAAGTACCGAACTGGTTTGGTTTTCTTCTGGACTTTGATTACTACATCGAAGTCGGTCTGTTCAGTGATGACATGCTGCAGAAGGTGGCTCTCTATCAGAGAGAGGCACCGCAGTATTACAAAGCAATATCTGAAGCATCCAAGACAATGTCTGACGCTGTGACTGAACTCAGCAAGACAGCCGGCGTATTTCCATACGCACGTCTTGCTGTCAAGAGAAAAGAACCTCTTCTTGGTGACGGCTATCTGACTCTTGTTCTGGACTATGAGAATTATGATCAGGGTGTATTGTATCGCTCTGACTTTGATGCCAATGTTGATACACGTTTCAAATGGATTGTCACAGATGAACTTATGCCGAATGGTGATCCAGTGAATTCTGGCTGCTCAAGACTTTACATTGTTCATCCTGCTGACACAGGCAAGCCTATGACATGGGATGTTCTCTGTCTCAAGAAAGTCATGGACGATCTTGTGAATCCGAAAGCTATTACACTGTGGGCTGACAAGGATGAGATAGAGATAGATGTAAGCAGAGATAAATTTTATCTCATGCAGAGTCTCAGCACAGCTGGTTATCTCGGCTACCTCGAAGCAAGAGACGAAGCAATTATGCAGGCTCTTGAAGACACAACAACGATTGCAACCAATACGCATGAGGTTGTCTTCACAGACAAGAGTCCAAACAGCATTACTCCGCCAGTATCTGGCTCCAATGATGATCTGCCTTTTCCTTCTCCAAGAACAAATTCATATGGCTGGCTGTGGAGATACTATCCTATAAAGAATGAGGAAGGGAAATACCGCGAGTCAGACTTCTACTTCTGCAACACATCTTATGATGGCAACGAATGGAAGAAGGTTCACTTCTCCGATACAATGCCAGAAGATGCAAGCATCCAGTACTGGTACAACTGGAGAAAGAATACATTATCCAGAGCAGAGTTCAATACAGAAACTCAGGATCTCAACTGGAACATACTTACTGGGTACACAGACGAAAAGATCGCAAGCTACTTTGGTACAGTGTATTACTTTGGCAAAGCAAGAGACCGTGTATATCAGGGAGTAAACCGCAAGCAGATCTATGAGCTTGATGTAAACGAAACTCTGCCTGCCGGCAATTATTATTTTGAAGATGGTTATGGCAGCTATTGGGTATTCACAATTAAAGCTCCGTTGACTGGTCCAAATGCTTCCTTATCGTATGACGCATACGATAACTGGCTTACAATTAACAGAGATGGGATTACAGAATCTATCAAAGGCAAATCATACAGATTCGATTCGGTGAAGTATCATCCAGACAACATCATCAAGTCTCTTGCAAATACACAGGGTTATATCAGCGAGAAGAACGGTGACATCGAAACCAGCTATAACATAACCAAGTATGAAAACTGCTGCTACACAAACGGCTTTACTCAGGTGTATCCAGATACAAAATACACGCTGTCCGAAGTTCCAAGCAATTCCTATATTCATTTCTACAATGACAAGAAGAGATGGATAGGCATGAAGCAGATAACAGACAATACGTTTGAGACTTCTGCTGACTGCTTCTATATCAGATTCAGTGCTGTGATCTACAAGAATTCTGAAGATCAAACTTCTTTGTTCAACTTGGACAATCTAGTTATAACCGTGACTCAGCCATTCGGTTCGTATATCGGAACATACGATAACACAATTGTTATCAGTGATATGACATATCTGAAGCTCAATGTGAATAAACATGAAGGCGAAGTTATTGGTCTTATTGACGCAATGGAAAAATTCACAACTGGTTCAGATCATGTGTATCAGGAATTATATGTACAACTAAAGGAAGCACAGGATGCTGTCAAGGATCTTGAAAACAGAATGACATCTTCAGTTGGGGATATCTACAGGGAAGGCTACTGGCAGGATGCAAGTTATGTTGACGGTGATGAGAAGAGACTGTATGACGATGCAATTGAAAACATCGAAGAGATCTCAAAGCCAGACATAACATACAGCATAGGTTTCCTTGATCCATATTCTTCCAACGAAGAGAACATGGATTACGGTGCATCGGAAGAAAGTATTAAAGTTCCGTACACAGATGTAGATATTTCAACTGCTGTGCATCTGGTAGATCCAGAACTCAACATCAACTGCTGGGCTTATATTGACAAGCTTAGAAAATGTTACGACAAACCATGGCAGGATACTATTGAAGTCAATACAAAGCTTTCCACCATTGGTCAGCACAGCTTCACTGATGTCATGGCAAATATTGCCGATGTTGCCAGCGAAATGAAAGGCAAGAGCAGCAAGTACGATAACGCTGCAAACAAAGCTATTGCCGGTGTTGCTGTCAACATTGTCTCTCCGAACATCTCAGTAACTGAGCAATCCTTATCGTCCATCTATCAGCGCATTGAAAACATCGACAACAAAATTATTACCCATGAAACCAGCATTACTCAGAATGCTGATGAGATAAGCAGTGAAGCAAGACGATCCATTGAATCAGAAGCTGAACTGTCTACGAAAATTACTCAGACAGCTGATGATATCAAGACTGAACTCTTCGGTGTAAACGGTGATGGCAAGATCATACAGAGTTCTGAGGAATTCTCTTCGGTTTATCAGAACAACTACAACTATAAAGTTAATAAAGATCTGATTGAAACTGCACAGGACTTAAATGAAAAGAGAGTCGCATCAATACTTAATGATGCAAAGACAATCAATGATAAGAGAATTTATAAATTAAAAGACAGAGCTATAGAGCTTAACCTTTCGAGAGATGAAGAAGGTAAGTTGTCTGAGAAAGACTCTAAAGAGTTAATTGATATTCTCAACCAGTTCAATGCATTCGGCCTTATTGACAGCGCTCTCTTGACTATTCAGGTTCCTGTTGTAGTAGAAGAACCGGGTACAGATGAGACTGGGGAATCTGGCAGCGGAGAAGGTACAGGCACTGGCGATAATCCTGGCGACGAAGAACCTGTTCCAGAAGAACCTGAACCTGTTCCTGAAGATCCAGATCCGTCAGGAGGATCTGATGAACCAGATCCGAGTGAGGACGATCCAGCACCAATCGAAATCAGACAGCTTAACATTGAAGAAGCAGTCGAGTACAAAGACGTAGTTGCTGCAGTGCTTGACAGTATAGACGAGAATGTATGGCTCGACGTTAGTGACGAAGGATTGCTTATTGCACGTCTTGAACAGCTTAAAACTGCAGGACTGATAGACGAAAGCGTTGATCTTACACAGCTTGTTAAGGTAATGAACGATGTTACCAATGCTATCAAAGATATAAGCAATGATGCTTTCGAAGATCCGCTTAAACGAGCAGAGCTTATCGATACATTAACACAGCTTAAAGATGCAAAGGTTATCAGCGACGAAGTAGTTATCGAGGATATTGTTGATAGCAAAGAAGCTGTTGTGTCAGTTTTGAATAAGATCCCTGTTTCTGAATACGAATATTTGATGAGCTCAATGAAGCAGACAATGTATGGCTTGTACTTGAACATCTATGGAACTGATGCTGAAGGTCATATCATCACAACAGCTGACGAATTCAGATCTGTTTTCGAATCTGCAGACAGAGACCAGCGAACTAAAATGACGCAGACTATCTATGGTATGACAAACATTGTTGAGTCGAGTAACGGTATGACAATGATTGATCAGGACGACAGGTCTATTTCTGCTATTGTCAGAGGTATAAACTCCGATCCAAATGGTAAAAACAACTTCAATACTAGTGCAATCAGCATAAGCGATAAATCAATAAGCGTTTCAAGTACTGGAGAAATAAATATATCCGCAGGCGGAGCGTTCACTGTTGATACTGAAAACTTTGACTTAACAAAGGATGGCAGGCTTACTACGAACGAAGCTGTTCTTACCAATGCAAAGATTTATGGCGATATCTATAAGAATGGTTTCCCTGTAATTGCGCTTGGAGAAGATATTATTGTTTCGCAGACACAGCCAGAAGGTGTGTATGGTCGAATCTGGATTAAACCAAATCCAAATTCTGGTTCTGGATCTGGTAGCGGATCTGGCAGCGGAACAGACACAACAAAGACTGGTACGGTAAAGTATACTGGTTCTTATTCCTTTGGTATAAGATCTTATGACAATCTTAATACTCTTAACGTAACTCTTTCCGGTACAGGCTTCGCTTCTAATTCAACTAACTGTACATACAATGTAAGGTTTGACTTCTTTATGCCTTCGTCGGAAGGAAAGAAAACTCCAGGTGGCGGTAAACTTATTGTTACATTGGCTGGTGCCATCTCTGAAGAAACTGAACTGTATACTGGCGCTGGAAGTAAGAGTGTCAATCTTACATTCAATTCTTCAAAATGGATTGGCACAGGCAGCACTATGAATTTCAGAGTAAGTGTATCTGGTGTTCGTGGTTATAACTGTACGTTCCTGAATAATGCATTCTCTTCCAACATTACTGTCACATGTACCGCTAAATAATAGAGGTGTTTTATTATGGATATTTATCAGATAGTTTTTATCAGCATTATCGCTGTTATTCTTGTTCTTTCTTTGATTGACGTGTTTACAAAGCATGCTATTGTTCGCAAAGTATTCCAGTGGAAGCCTGTTCTTGCCGCTGCGACTGCTCTTGCTGGCGCAGTCGCAGCTGTACTTCCGTCTTCCAAGTTTGGTATAGCTGCTACTGTTCTCAATGCAGCCAGTGAAGCTACACAGAAAGCTGAGATGCTTTATAAAGAAGCTCTCATTGACAAGGAAGATCGTAACAGATATGCGAAAGAGTTAATCAAAGTCGCGCTCGACAATGCAAAGATTGAAATGACTCCTCAGATTCAGGAAGTTATAGATGGATGCATTGCTGTAGTATGCATGCTTATGCCGCATGATGTAATAGTAAATGAAATGACAAATGAGTAATGCACTTTGTCACTTTTTTAAAAAAGTACCAATATGCATATAAAAAAAATGGGGTCTGCCTTTTTCGGCAGACCCCATTTTTATTCTTCATCCTGTTCGTTAAGTATCAGCTTAACAGCTTTCTCTGCTCTGCCGGCTGCAGTAACGATCAGTTTCTTGTCTTTCTTCAAAGCATTAAGCCAGCCAGAGATATAGGCGGCATTATTATTGAAGCTGCTCTCAGTTTCCAAGCCGACATGATTGACAAGCATTGCTGCTCCAAGTTCAGCAACGAGTTCTTCTTTGCTGTAAACTTCGTTGCCAAAGTGAGCGTCTTTATCAAGCCTATTGAGTCTGGATACGTGACCAGTGGAATGCGTGAGTTCATGAAACGCAGTGCTGTAAAACTCCGCTGTATTCTCGAACTGTGTGATAAGAGGTATCACTACAGTGTCAGTAGAAGGGGAGTAGTATGCATCTCTGCTTTCACACTTGATTAGCGTAACTCCTGAATTTGTGATGTAATTTTCTATTACTTTCTCGGCTTCTTCATCGGGTGAAGCAGAACCCACTTGTACATCTAGATCGCTAAATCGAGGTTTAATTCCTTCACATTGTAAGAGATTGAAAACATTATAGTAGCGAAGGAAAGGAATGTATTTTATTTCGCCAGTTTCTTTGTCTACTTCTTCGAGGAATTTCCAGAAGATAACGATCTTACTCTTTTCTCCTTTGCGAACATGACCGCCTTCTTCTACGCACTGTTTAAATGTTACGTATTCTCCGGGCTGTCCATCCAGACACATCTGATTCAGAAGACTGTATGGTTTTCCAGTAACATGAGAGATTGCAAGATTGCTCCCGCCTTTCCATGGCTTGTGCCACGGCACAACGCCGGTTTCCATAGTTGCAATAATTCTATCTGCAACCATACTGTAGACATCCACACCCATAATAAGTATCCTTTCTATAATATATTTGCGATAAAAAAAGGCTAGCATTTTCGTGCTAGCCTTTTCAGCTGCTTATGAAAAAATTCTATCAAAAAAGTTCTTTCGTAAACAGCTGAGTGAATGCAATGGGGTTTCGTATTTTTTATTCAAGGTCTGCAAAACCTTCACTCCCCAGTTCAAATCTGGGTGGCACCTCGAATCCATTGGTATATCTGCGTTTGCGGACAGGCATGGCGCAGATTTTTTAGTGCAGACCTTTACCCTGAATTAAAAGCATAACGCCGCATACATGGCGTCAAATCCATCGCCGTACAGATGAATGTATGTATTGTATGTGACCTGTACAGAACTGTGTCCCATCAATCGGCTAAGGATCTTTACGTCAATGCCTTTATAATAACAGTTGGTTGCAAACGTGTGTCTGAAGACATGTTCTCCGTAGTAGGGGATATTGTTTTCCTGACACAGTTTTTTAGTTTGATACACAAGCTTCTTGTAAGTGTAGCGCTCTCCGTCCTGCTCAAACACCCATTCGGTTGTACGCTTAAGCTGCAGTGTTTTCAGCAGCAGCAAAGCTTTTGGTGTGAGAGGAATGGTTCTATTGCTCGCCTTACTTTTGGGTGAATCCTGATAAGTGCTCTTATTTGTCGCATGTGGATTGATGATCGTGGCATGTATTCGCAGCCGGCATCTTGATATATTTACATCGGACCATTTGAGAGCAAGCAGTTCTCCGCTTCGAATACCTGTTTCGATCATGAACAGCATCGCAACATACCCGGCATTATCCATGTTTTCTTTTACGGCCTTGGTAATGATTGCCTGCTCCTCTTCAGTGTACGCAATTATTTCTTTTGTCTGCTTCTCAAGTATCTCTACCTTTGGATACTCTATCCCTATAGATGGATCAGCCGGTATGAGCTTCATAGAAGCTGCTCTCTTCAAAGGTGCTGTCACGATCTCAACTTGTTTCTTGATCGTGCTCATACTGTAATTCTGTTCAACCAGCCAGTTCAAATAAGCTTGAACATCGAACAGATTGATATCACGGATAGGTACCTTTGCCAGAGGATGGCTTGCGAATGTATTGCGACTCTGAACAAGCCTTGCGAATGTTGCCTTCTTAACAGAATTCTTTTTAAACAGTTCAAGCCATGTATCAATAAAGTCAATCAATACTGTATTTGAATCCACTCTGAGTTCCTCCAATCGAGAAACCCCATTGCGGACATCAGTGTACATATTTAATTCAGACATGTCAATTCCTCATTGCATTAAATGGGAGCTGCCTTTGTTTCGGCAGCTCCCATTTTTTTATTTGTCTATACTGTCGACGCTTTCAATTGCATCGTACAAATTATCCATTACCAATTCTTTGGAAACGTAATCATTAGAATTTTCTTCGAGATATCTCGCGAAGGTATTTAATAATTCTGTAGCATTTACATACTTCATATCTCTTTCATCCTTCTTCCACAATTTGGACAATAGGTTGTAGCCCTGTTATTTGTTTTGTAACAGGCGCTGCATTCGAATCTTTCCATATCATACTTATATATGTTTACAATCCATTTTGCAGAAGGAACCGTGTTCACATATACTTCGGACCATCCAGCTTCTTCGAGATCCTGCTCAACCAAATAACGAATGGTTTCTTCTGTCACTTCATAATCATCAAACTCACCGACAACCTTTATCAAAAGGTTAGCCGATACTTTATTTACATATTCATCAACCATTATTCTTCCTCATCATAAGTTTTTTCCCACGGATAAACATTGATCTGACCGCAGTCTTTGCATACAACTCTGCGTTGTGGATATTCAACACCATGCAAATGCTCTGATCCACCACATTTTGGACACACAAACAGCGGTGTACCTCCGGGCGTAATATATCCATGCAGCTGCTTCCATTTGCCAATCGTAACATCTTTAAGAGGGCACCAGTCAGGTCTTGTTCCATCATCCGATACTTCCTCTCCTATAGCATAGCAGACGTTAATTGTTTCACTTCCGTTAAATGCATCATGTTTCATTGGACATTCATAACAACCATGTGCAGGAATATCCATATTTATCATTATCATAGAACTACCTCATGTTTCTACGATCTCAAACTTTGTCGTGTAATGTGATCCGCACATTTCACATGTGCCTTCACCATATTTTAAATACAAAGGATGACCGCAGTTCTTGCATTTGAGCTCTTTCACTTCAACGATGCTTGCCTGCAGCCCATACGTCTTGCCATTAGGAAGTGTTATTCGATTTATAAAAGAGTCAACATATACTTCGCCTTTATCTGTTTTTATATATGGCATAAATTCTCCTTTTAAACTTGGAAAATATTACCGTATTTTTCCAAGTTAAAGTGTATACTCGATTGTTGTTTGGAAAATTTTCCATCTTATTTCTAAGCCCAGTCTATTAACACTCCGCATACAGGGCAGTATTTATAACCGGTCATGAGATCAATATTACAGTTGCCGCATTTGATGAAATGGTTTTTTCTTCCGTCAACTCTTTTTGGTTTGGCTGAAGGAATGCAACGTGTAACATTGTCTGCAAGCTTGAAGTTTGTCTTGCTGAAGCCGCATGTGTTGCATGGCTCTTTGTAAATTGCCGTGCCTCTGTGTTCACAGAGCGTACAGTTTCTCTCTACTTTACCGTGGCTGTTCAGTGTATTAACAATTCTTATTGCATCAATGGCTCGCTGCAGAGCAGCATTTGTGCTGCTCGTAGCATCGTCTGTTTTGAGTGTACTCAGAATTTGTATCGCATCATCATTAAACATTTGGACTTAATACCTCGACAATTTCCATTTTATATTGTGTTCCATTGCAGTTGAACTTGAATCCTTTTCTATTTGAAAGCAGATACTGTGCAACGGCTGCAACAGCTTCGTCTGTTACTTCAGACTTCTCTTTCCATTCGCCTTCCTGCTTGAATGTGCCGGCGTAGATACCGGCGATGCCGCAGCCTACATGATATTTTTTCATCTTACGCTTCCTCATCATATGGCGGTAACTCAGGAGGTTCAGCCCAGTATGATATATATGTTTCGTAGTATCCATATTCATCGTCCCATACATACCAGCCTGGTCGTTTCTCATCTCGAAATTCATATGGATCAACTTCACTTAAATCCAAAGCAAAACTTATAACACGAAGACTTTGGTAGCCGTGACTGTTTCTTACAGTAAGATATTGTTTGCTCTCAGTTGGTTGATGCTCACTTGCTTTTTTCCATTCAAACATTTTGTTCTCCTTAAATGTACGGTTACCTGGATAAGTTAACGCAGCGGACAGTCATGGACTCGAACCAAACCACCGTAAGTCACCTGAACACCGCCCAGCTGCATCCAGCTTATCCCAGCTTTTTCTTTTAGAATACAATACAGTTAGGGTTTTCACCGTATCTGAATACGATCTTTACTTTGTTTGCCTCAGAGCCTGGCTTGTAAGAAGCAAGCACTGGGTTGTTAACAAGTTCTCCATCCCACCACGTCATTGCGTCTCCGGGATAAGCAACAATAACATCAAGATCTTCAGCATTGTTATGCCTGATCCATTTAATTAAGTCTTTGCCAGTCATCGTTTATCTCTCCAAGCAGCTTAATTGCTTTGGTAATGTAGTAACCAGCAAGCTCTTCTTCTGCCTGAGGCTGATCATTCTCCTGCCAGTTTTCACCAAAGCCAAATCTGTCTCTGTGAAGTATCCATTTAAGACCTTCAATTGTCGACTCTATCCTGTTCAATATCTTCTTCTCCTGCCACAACAGGCTCCTGTTCCATCTGATGTTCAAAGCTGCGCAGAGCATTCATCTTTGAATTGAGCTTTGCTCTGTTGTCATCTCTGTACATCTGGCAGTTATACAGCCTCTGAAGAATATCGATCATGTCATTCTGTGCGTAGATGACATTGTTGTTCGCTTCTTCTACTTCATCCAACAGTTTTGCATATCTCTCCAATTCGTTGGGAGTCATACGTTTCAGAGTTTCTGCGTTCATTTTAACACCTCATTAATTGCGATGGATAATTACCATCTCATGTATATACATTCGAGTGGAATGTCTTCGTCCCAGTCGTAATGGAACCAATCAATAATAGACTGTAAACAGTGCAGTACTGTTTCGGTGTTGCCCCAGCCATTCTCCGGTTCGTACTGTATATAGATTCCAGAGTTAAATCTTATTTCATGAAGACCGTGCTCAATCTTGGGCAGAACTTCCTTCATGTTGTACCATTCACCCTGTTCGAAATCCCAGTCCATACACTTTCTGAACATGATCCCAACATTATATGTTGGGCTGGAGTATTCCGGTTCTCCTATTTTTGCAAATACATCTTCAGTGCCAGCTACCTTTACTCCAAACATAATATCGTAACTCATACAATCACCTGAAAAGCCCACATGTTCGCCGCACTCCTGATTGGTGAGTGCGGCTACTTACTGTGGGCGGATTAAAGAAGTATTCTGCAAAGGAAACCAAAGATGATGCAGGCATCTCCTCTGGCGAGCATGCTCTGATAAAAGGCAGAATACTTTTGGTTTGCCCAAACCCTCTCCCAACAGGCAAACCGTGCTTCGCGCCTACTCACTATTTACAGCGGTGAGTTTACGCTTTGGCTGGGCGAAGCGTCCCGAATTTTATTTTCGTTTTGCAATAGTCAGACATGCAGCATTATGTAAAGAATAACCACATGGACATGCGTCCATATAAATACAGTCTTTGCATTCAACTATGCTTTGTATTATTTCATCAGCGACACATCTGTCGCAAAGCATTTTGCCGTTGACGGATCTGCAAACAACAAGTCTGCCGCAATACTCACACTCGCAATATTCAACTGTTGTGTTATTCATACCATACACATCCATAGCAATCATGCGTACAGCAAGGTTTCTTATTTTTCATCATCAACCTCTAAAAGTTCTTCGGCAATTTTTTTTAAATCATCAAGGCAATCAAGATATCCAACATCACGTGCATCCTCGCATGGTGATGTATTACTTCTTGCGTTAGCAACCCAATCCATCAAAGCATCATAATCAATATATCTGTTCAAGTTTGTATTCCTTTCTGAGTGTCAGCCATGAGTATTAAATAAAAAATGCGGGTGAGGATTTGCACCTCACATAACCACGAAGCAGTTTATCCCGGGTCAGCACCTCGTAATCTGTCCTTTGCATAGCGTCTACCTATTCCGCCACCGCATGTTGCCGATCTCATTCTTCTTGATACAGTATGATGTTGTACCTGGATTCAAATTGCGCTTTCTCTTCTTCAGTGCAGACAATGAAATACAGACATCCGTTGAGTGTATAGCTATACTTATGCATGCTTTACCTCATCTTTCAGAACTTCAAAGGCATCCATTAACAGCTGATCACGACACGCAAAGCCTTCTCCAGGTTCATAGTACGGGCATTCGCCACACCGATCAAACATTGAACCTTCACAGTGCTGCGTCAGCCCCTTTATGACTTTATTTTTTTTGGTCATTTTTGCTGCTTCCTTTTTCGTTTGCTTTCTGCTTTACTGCAAAAGTCATCGTCTTTCCATCCGTAACCGTAATCTATATTGTCACAGTACGGTATTTTATCTTTGTCATAGTGGTGATGAACACAGTTCTTACATCTGATAATTTTTGTTGTTTCATTTTTATCCATAACTGTTTCCTGCTTAATACCAGAGCAATCGCTGCCCACAGTTAGGGCAGCGAAGCGTCTGGATAGCCCTATTGTAGTAACCATCGTCACATTCTTCTTCAAAGTCACCGCCGCATCTTGGACATTTTGACGGGTTCCATTTTTCAATGATTACTTGTTTTGGTGTGTTGATATCAAGCAATGCCTGCTGATATCCTTTTTCATATTCAGTCATCTTTAAGTTCACCGCTGCAGCGTCCAGATTCAAAACTGTATCTGTAGCATTCTCCATTAAGATAATATTCGCACAGACTGCCATCGACTTCTCTGCATTCATAGCTTAGTATGCGGAGAACGTATTTTCTAAAGCGTGTCTTTAATTTCAGAATAATGAACACTCCTGACACATCAATCTTTTTTGAATCTCCCGCTGCTGATCATTTGTTAAAGTATCGTAGTCAAGTTTGAATGAATCGCATAGACGATCATCCGATACCTTAAAGTCATCGCAGTCCCATGAGTTTCTATAAATACAATGATCACATCTCATTTTAAACTCCCATCCAGAAGAGTACTGGTGTAATTACCTAAAAAACTTCTGTAACTTTTTTCACCTAAAATTGCTAGCTTTGTAAGCTTTTGTTGTTCACTGTAATAGAAGTCTGTCACGAGATCGACATTGATATATATGTCATCGATCTTTACGAATCTGCTCATTTTTCTTCTCCAGTTTTCCGCAGTTTACACAGCGTCCGTCTTTGTATTTATGCCCCTTTATGGCACCACATTTGAAATACTTGAATCCTCGTACAAACCAGCCGTTGTAATCATCTGGTTCTATATCGACGACAGCCCACATAACTGCCAAGATAGATATAGCCATTGATGAAACTATAAAAATATATGCACCAGCTACCATCATAAACCTCATTCATCGTAGTCGCCGAGAGCTTCAGGATGTTCATTTATATACTGTGCGATAAGGTTTTTCACGAACTGCTGTCTGCTCTTCTTGCACGGCTTGTGACAATAGGACTGGCGGCGACACTTATTGCAGTCGCCGCCGCCCTTCCACTGTTCATTCTCTTTAATTTCCATAATGTATCACCATCATTACGAGAACCTCATTTTTATCGTGTACTTCTTGGCTTTGCCGCTGTGATCGTAACGATAATGAGATCTCCCGATATAAACTTCTACCCATGCATGGTACTGCCTGTCGGCATAACCTATGCATACGTATGATCTGATTCCAACAGCCTTCAGCATATTGTGCGCCAAGGCTGCAACATCCATACAGATCCCCATATGCTTGGACCAGCATCCATCTATATCTGGACGCTGGCTCTTAAGCTTTGCAATATTTGCTGCTCTGACATAGTCATAGCAGACTGTACGGGAAATATAACTTGTAATGAGTCTATATTTCTCAAGCTGTGATCTTGTATCTTTACACAACTGCCTAGCAAACTTTGCTGACTCTTCATGATATGGCGTGTAAAAACTCATATCAATCGCCCATTTGTTTAACTATTTATGTACAGTATGATCGCACCTGACACAGCAAACAGCAGTGTCGATACGATAAATAAAGGAAAGATCACAGAAAAATTCACAATGTTAAATAACGGTATGCATACCAGTGCAACACAGGCACAGAAGTATTCTTCTATTTTCAACAGCGTATAGATCATTACTTGCTGCTGTGTCCACGTTGTCTGGTACCGCATATCGTTAAGAGTATTCATAATATGTTTCATCATTTCAATACATCACTCAGATGAAGCTGCATGTCGCTGCTGAGAACTTCAGGAAGCTTACCATCCCATCTCTGAACCAGTTCATATTTAAGCATCGTGTCGTTAATAGTTTCTGCAAGCTTCTTCTTTGCTTCAGCCTCCGCCTCCGCTGTGATGCGGATGCGTTCGGCTTCAGCTTCTGCAGCAATCTTCATTTTGTCTGCTGCGGTCTGAGCCTTGATCTTTTCAAGTTCTGCGTCAGCTTCAGTCTGCTTGCGTTTTACTTCAATTTCACGATCAGCTTCGATAGATGCAATCTTTCTCTCTGTCTCTGCTTTCTCAATCGCAACCTGATTGGCAATCTGTGCCTGCTGTGCCTGCTGTGATGCAATAGACTTCGCCTGAATTGCATCATTATATGCCTGCTCAAAGTCCATCTGCTGAATGGTTACTTTCTTTACAAGCACAACGCCTTCACCGTACTTGTCGTTGAGTGCTTCGGTAAGTTTCTTTTCAAGAAGCGGTTCAATCTTTGCACGGTTTGTTACATCCTTAGGGGAGAGCTCAACGAGTGCTGCTTTTGTAGCGGAAGCAACGACACTCTCACTGACAAGGTTCTTCGAATAGTCACTTACGTTCATGTAGATCCAGACAGACTTCTCTGGAGGAATCTGATACGTTACTGTAATACCTGATGCATAAACTGGAGTCGCATCATTTGTTTCGCCCCAGACCTGATCGTTGACAGTAACATCCTGCTGCTTGTTATTAACAATAGCAACGTCATCAGCAAGGATCTGATGGAAGATCAGATGACCACTTTCAACAGGTTCAGGCTTTACCTGACCATAGTGAATCATGATTCCAGTGTGTCCAGTTGGAACAATGTCAACACAGAATATTCCAACTACAAGGATCGTGAGTACAAGTGCGCCGGCAACAATAGCTGCTATCTTTCCCATAGTTAATCACCTCAAATGCCCGCAATTAATCAGGCGTATTATCTCTTTTGCCAGTTGAGCATATGTAAAACGTTCAACGGTCGTCATATCATCTGCGTAAAATTTTACACTGGCACCCTTTGCGTTATAGTCCACAAAGCCCTGTTTGCCATCATATGTTATAGAGTGACCGCCGATGCCTTTCTCATCTCTGAGAAACTTAGCCATCTCAACTGGATCTTTGTTTTCGGCATATAAAGCCTCTGCTCTTTCCCTGGTTCTGCCATAAGGAAAGTCAGACTTAGCCAGCACGGTAAGAAGGTTTTCTTTTTCCAGTGCCGGCTCCAAGTCAAACATACTTATCTGTTGTATCTGCATGCTTAACCCTTCTTGCAGATCTTATCAATGTTGGCGAGAAGCTCTTTGATTGAATTCATGATATCAATGTAGCTGTCAACTGGAACGAATTCACACTCGTTGTTATATTCTTCATCTGCAAATACAAAAACTGAATGCGGCTTGATTTCCCGTGGCTTTACATATAAACCTGTGTAATCATTCACTGCATCGAGAGCATCTTCAATTGCTTCTGTGTTATCTGAATCGCAATAGATGTACTTGACATAGTCATATCTACCGAAATCGGTAACAGGCGAAAGATCCTCTGCATAGAACTTGATATTTGCATCTTTGATCTTTATTTCAGTCTCATGAGCAATTGCTTCGTCTTCGTCATCAAATGACAAACCATCGCAAGTCACATACTTAATCGTTTCTTTCATCGTCTTACTCCGTAAACATTGATTTATTTTCTGCGATAATTTGATAAAGGCTGCGTGAAAACATTTCACACAGCTCTTCTTCGCTCTTTGGTGTTCTGCAGTCATAGCCAAGGTTCTTCACATCATTCTCATACAGAATGGCATGAATCATTTCGTGCAGCAATGTTCTGCACTGGCCTGCATGTGTCTGGTTATTTGTGTTGATTCGAATCTCCATGTCATTCTCATCAAAGATTCCATAGAGAACAGACTCTCCATCATTCAAACCAGACACAAGTTTGACTGCGTAGTCTACACCATTGATCTTTATGCTCTTTGGTATATTCATTTTTGCACCTACTCAGTCAGCATATAAAATGTTGACCAGTTTCCAAAGTCAAAATGATAGTCGCCGTTATCACAAGGTCCGATAATTCTGATGATAACACGTTCACCAGGCTCGAATTCTCTATCGTTGATAATGTCAAATGCTTCATCAGTATCTCTTACATTGTCATCGATCAGTTCTTCTTCGCATACGAGATCTATAATGACGCCATGATACTTATACAGCTTCATTTCTTTTCTCCCTCGCGGACCGCAGCGCTTCGGACAGCGCTGCTTTTCGCTCGTCGCTGATCGTCTTTGGCGGTTTAATTCGAATCCATGAAACTGGAATCTGCATGTACAGACATCCATCATTTTCTTCAGGGAGTCTGACAATTTTTACAGAAGATGGATTCAGTTCGGCATACTTGAGAAGCTTGTTCTTCAGGCCGCGCTCATCAGTAGACAGCCATGCTTTGTTTCGATCTGTATATTCAATAGTTGTTTCCATTATCTGGTACCAACCTTATTCTTAAAGATGTTCAATGCGATGCTCAAAGCAGCGTTGCACTGCGGACAAACGATGTAATAAGTGTCTTCACCTGAATACTGCCAGTGTTCAGATATTACATCGTTTCTTTCAAAGCTGAATCTGCATCCGCACTTCTCGCATACTTTAATCGCGGTAGGTCCGCGCTCAATGATCTGTATCATTGTTTTCTCCTTGGTTTAGATATGGAGTACTGAATTTATAAAACGGCGTGACATCAACCATATAGCCGGTTTTGTTCTGCCATTCAGCAGTCTCCTGATGTTTCTCGAAATAAAACCTGACATTGTCGCTTGTATGAAGTACAAGCTTGTAATTCAATAGGTTTCTGAATACTGCTGAATTGTTACACAGTCTCTTATACTGCTGCTTTATTTCGCGTCTGAAACCTTCGATTGACTTCGCCTTTTTCCAGTAATTACAGGGTGCACAGCTTGGCATATAATTCGATACGTCGTCTGGATCAACTACGCTGCCAAATCTTTTCCATCTGGCAACAGGTATGTAGTGATCAACAACCATATCTTTCTTGTCAAGCTTGCACCCACAGTAGGCGCAGTGTCCGTCATATCTCGAATACACGACATCACGAACAGAGCTGTTGATATACTTTCTTTTGTGTCGCATATTTGCTCCTTGCTTCGAGCGTGTCGAGCAGCTTGATCTTATCCAGATACGATCCAACACGTTCTTTGTATTCGTCTTTTGTCATCCATTCGCACATATCACCATCGTACATAATGCTTGTGTTGGCTTTGATCTTGTCATGCGAACAGCCTTCAATATTGATATTCCAATCAAACAGAGCTTCAGCAACATCTTCAATCTGTTCTTCTGTTGCATCGCCTATTGTAATGTAGAATACATCGGCATTTTGAATGTGCGGATCATCAAAGTCGATCAGCGATCCATCGATATCAAAGCAGGAAGCGTGAGCTGCATCGAGCACAAGTTTTGTTTCATGATACAAGGCTTCATCTTCATACTCGAATGTATTGCCATCACTTGTCTTATAGAGAGTTACTGCTTGAATCATTATTTATTTCTCCATTCATTTATCCCATAATTAATCAAGTCTTCCTTTGTAGCCCATGATTCAACTCGAACCTGGAGCTCAAAGAATTCACCTTTGCTGGATTTCTTGCGTATAATAATTGACTCATCAACAGGCGGCATTATTTCTTTTACCTTTGTCCATTGTGTCATTTAATAACTCCATAAAGGGCCAGCGCTTTGTTTTGCGCTGGCCCGTATTAGCTTCACATACCGAGACCGATTCGTTCGTTATCGAGAAGCATTGCTGGATCCACAGGTTCGCTTGATACGATCATGCCTTCCTGCGTGTACGGATCTCCCGGAATTGTCTCCGGGACTGGTTCAGTGAAAAAGTCGTTGATCGTTTCATTAGTGTTAGTCATAGTGGTACCCCTCCAAATTTTATTTATCAACTGCATTTGCAGATGATATCTTTATTAAGCCATCTTTTTATTAGCCATACATGCTGTATCATACGCAAACATTGTGCGTAGAATAGCATGAGCAAGATGGTCGTCTGACTGATCTCCAGCCAGATACGCATAGAGATGCGTAATTGCGTGATTAATGTGTTCTTCAGGACTGATCTTTGTATAATTCCTGTTGTCAAAACTTTCGCCGTACTTATCAGCACCATACTTTGCAGTCTCTGCTGCAGCAAATAAAGAACTGATAGGTAAGAGGTGGAAAGCATACGGAGAAGATGACTGCTTTCCACCAAGTTCATTCTCTTCAACAGGCTGATCAGGTGCTACACCTTTTACCAAATACAAATCTGTACTCATAATTTACCTCTTAGATATGACAATCAATTGAAATAATGCGGTCATACGGATCTGAATTCTTAATGATGTCATCGAACTCTTTCATCCATGTATCTGTATCTTTATCGTCGTCAGATATTCCAAACCATCCCATGGTTCCGACACTGTGCCATTCTCCGTCTGGAGTAACGACGGCATATGGAATATCTCTGGAATTGTATTCTGCAAAACGTTCTCTTGTACCGTAACGTTCTTTGAAATATTCTGGTTTGTAGATCGACTCAAAGTCAACTGCGTCTTCATTTTCCTTGAGCGGAGCGCCTTCAACAGCGATATCCCAGAACCTCAGACGCCAGTTATATTCATCCATATCTATCGTGTTCTTGAAGTCTTTGACCATGATCTCTTCTTCGTTTTCATCGATCAAGCCAAACCGACCTCCAATACAATACCAGTCCCACTTAGACTGTGGGTTGTATGTGCTGTAGATGTTTCCATCTTTATCCACACAGTCTTCAGGGTAATCTTCTGCTACCAGCTGAAAGCATGCTTCATCGTCTTTGCCTTCAGACAAATTTGGATAAGCTTTGCGAGCATATACAATTGCCTGTTCGCGGGTATATTCGAGATATGGTTCGACTTCAAGGTTTTCATCATACGGAGCAAGAAGATCTTCATAGTTCTGATCTGGCTTATGAATTACAAACACTCTGTAGTGGCTCATCTTTGTATTTCCTTTCGGTAAATTTGTATGTTATGTTGTTAACAAGAATGCCATCGCTTTCCTGTACACTGAACATCTGTTGATTTGTATCTGGACTGTCGAGTCCACCAAGGTCTGCTATGTATGGGCCGACCTTGAAATAGTTAAAGCTTTTTATTACATGATCAAACCAGAATTCTGACAGTTCAATGAGAGTCATGCCAGTGTACAAGGCTGTCTTCAGATGATGTGTGTCTCTGATATACCTTGCAAACTTACATGTCTCTTCCATGCTTTCACCTTCACCCATAAAGCACACGCACGAGATAGCATCCGTGTACTGCTTTACGAGATCATCAATAAAGTTTGTTGTCAGCACTTCTCCAGTTTTATCCCATAGTTCTGGTGAATGACAGCCAGCACATTTATGTTGGCAGTCAGAAATAAGAAGTACCAGACTTACTTCATCTGGTACTTCCTGAAATGAAACTGTATAACCAGCACAATAGATCATTTATTATAACCTTCTGTTTTTATTCGTAATAATAACGTTTAATTATCTTAACATTTTTAGCACAAGCATACGCAAATTCTGTTGCTTTGTAATCAATCGGACCGCAATCTGGTTGTTCTAATATACCCCAATCTGTTATTGTAGGTTCAGGCATAGAGAGATAATATGATAAGTCATCTCCAAATATTTCGAATTTCCCGTTTTTATTTACGCCTGGAAATGCACCAAAATGATCTCCATCAATATGTTCAAAGTTAAACTCATAAATTTTGCCAAAATAACTTTCGTCAACCACCGGCACATATGCTCTATAACTTACATCTTCAATGTACTCTGTGAGAGATTCACCGAATGGTAATTCTGTAACATATAGCGTTGGAGCAGGTGTAATACAGCTTTCATTTGATAATCTTACAATATGTTTTACTGTTTTTTCTGTAATGACTTCGATATTCAATGTATTACCAGCACGACCAGCAACATTATTAACAACAAAAATATAATGAAAGTCTTCTAGTCCGTCATCATTTGTATAGCATTCTCTAAATTTTGTATATTTAGCACCGCTCATTCTCAAGAATATATCCCATCTCAGTTCAAGCGGATCACAGAATAAATCATTATCACTTATCATTGTGCACATGTTGCTTGTATATCTTGTTTTGTACATATTTTCTCCAGTAATTGTTGTTATGCAACATTTCGCGGTGCGTAGAAGCGTCTTTTGTGTTCAGCCTGTCTGTCTTCAGACCATTTCGACACACGAGTCAGATAGCCGATAACCCTTGTTGCATAGTCCAGGTTATCAGAACCGCACTCAGGACACTCATTCAGCTTATGCTTGCTGATATGCCCACAATTGTTACAGACTGTGTTGGGAATATTGAATGTAAAGTAGTTGCAACCAGTCTTAATAGCATATTTAAGCAGTTGCTCGTACTGTGCTTTGCTTAAATGCTCTTCGAGATTGCAGTGCAGAGCAGAACCACCATCGAGATACTGAGTAAACTCTTTGCCATGCAGCTGGAACTTATCTATCGGGTTTGTCTTTTCATCTTCTACAACATAGAAATAAGAGTTGTAGCATGGACGAGGTACAACATAACCATCAGCTTTATCCCACTTAGCATTCTTTACGCCAAGGTTTTCTGCCGGCACAAATTCTGTATTAAACATAGCATCCTTTGTCTTGTCTGCTTTGTTTAATTCATAGATCGGCTTAAGAATAGAATTGATGTATGCTTTGTAATGATCATTATTTGAGATCTCGATGCCAAGATATTCAGCGCCTTCGACTGCACCATTGATTCCAACAGTCAAATACTCTTTTTCAGGGCTGATAAAGCCAGCATCATAGATCGAAATCATATGTTTGCGAGTCATATCGAGAAGTATCTCATTATATGCTGTGAGATACATATGAATAAGTTTTGTCTGTTCTGCTACAGCATATGAGATATCTTCAAGGTTCTGATCAAAATTGCTTTCGCTTCTGATTTCACTTATGTCTTCTTCTCCATGCTGACATCCCATCAGATCACACATTCTATTCTGCACAAGACGATTTACATTTATCGTCATAACACATTTGCTGCCAGTAGCGATACCGCCAGCGCCGAGCGTATAACTGAACTGGTTCTCTGTAATGCCGTTGCGAAGTCTGCAGCATGATGCAAGACTGTCAACACTGTCACTAACGTAGGTGAAAAAACTGTGACCTTCCGCATACATTTCAGCTGCGAAGTCTGCCCATTCCTTATCGGCAAAGTCATCACCATGACTCAGCAGAGACAGAGTTTCAACAGGGAAGGTGAGAATGCACCTGAGTCTTTCGGCATTGAACCATTTCATAAACTTCTTCTGAAGCCAGCTTACAGATTCCCACTGCATGGTGGTGCCATCTGGAAATACAAAGTCTTCGAACAGACTATTGAAATAGTACTTGTCGAAGTAGGCTACATTCCAAAACTTTTAATGTTCAGTACAGCTCGCTACACTGTACCCGTTTATATAAAAACAGCCATACATTTCTGTATGGAACAGACTATATCACAACCTTAAATAAGGTTCTCCCCATTTCCATCGCCAATCGCTTGCGATGTACTCCCTTTCGGGATAGTCGTTGAGCCTTCATCTTTTCTTAGATGCTTGGCTGCTAGTTGTCTTTTTATATCCATTATTTAATGGATATAACGAAGAGTTTCCAGCAATTAAAGGAGTTTGCTTCAATCATCACTGATTAAAGGCGCGTTTTGTTCACGCTCTGGGATCCACGGGCAGCAGCAGGCTGATTCATACTGTATACGACCTGTTGAAAATGATCAGTAATAATATCATTGATGGTGCGGCGCCTCTTTGAGTAGTCAACAACATAGTCTGGCATCTCATAGTAGTTGTCACCGTATTCTTTGCGAAGGAAGTAGTCCATATACGCAAGGAACTCAGGTGTCGCAACAGCTCCCTTGAGCTGTGCTGACACCGCAAACACCAGGTTGATGAATGAACCACAGAATGAATCAAGGTTCTTTGGTGCTACGGTTGTACCGCTTAGCTTTGTCATGCCGTCAAACAGCAGTGGATACAGCGTAATGGATGCACAGTAGGGGACACCAGCAAATGGAAAAGTACTCTCATCGTGTGTATAAATTTCATGCTTCTCAAGCTGTTCAATATACTTGTCGGCTATTTCTTCACCGTATAATTCGAGAAGCTTATCGTGCATCATAAGTCTGTTAGTATAAATGTTTTCCTTCTTGTGTACCTCAGGTGCCATTGTTGCGATATTCTTGCCAGACACATTGCTGTTTGCATCAACCTCACTGCCAGACGCTGAGTTCTGTGCACCAATGTATTTATTGACAAAGTTGATGTTCTTTCTGCGAAGCTCGTATTTTCCTGCTATCGCCATATCAGTCACCACCGCTTTCTATAGAATTGATATATCCTATGGCGGCAGGCATATTCATGAGCAGACCATCAACACCGAGTACAGGTACATGAGTAATGTCAAGTTCCACCATCTTATCCATATCCATGCATACTTCGTATTCAATTTTTGCACTGTCTAAACGCTGCTTCAGCATCTTGCACATCGGACAGTTTTCAGTCGAATATAATACAAGCATTATTCATTCTCCTTTATGTACATTCCGCATGGGCAACTATCCATGTTGCGACAGCGCTTGTCACATTTGTCTTGTTTGTTTCCTTTGGTTTCGACATATATACAATAGCCTCCGTTGTCTTTAACGGAGGCTTTGACATATGATACATATTCATCTATTGGATTCAATACATATCCCGGCTTCATATTTACACATCCTTAGACATTACATTTCCTCGAATAGTTCTGGAAACAGCTTTTCAAATTCATGCTGTATCATTTCGGCAAGCTTATGCATCTCTGGATAAGCTGCATTACTGTTTCTGAGTTTGAGAATATGAAGCCATTCTCTGATGTTTGCCTTCATCACGATGACGCACGCGGTGCTGTTAGGCAGCACCTTGCGTGCATCCTGATTCGGCAAACCATATTCATTTTTCAGTGTGTTGTAATTCTTTTCTGCTTCACGCATGCATACAAGCCATGCTCCGTATGCTTCGTCATTACTTTCTGCAAAGAGCGGAGCAATGAATGCGATGCCGTCCTTGCTGACATCGATGTATCTCTGGCTTTGAATGCAGAAATTTGCAAGCCTGTGTCTTGTCAGTTCAGCCATGACATCTCTGCTTGTTGTCAGTTCTACTGTCACATCGAAAAATTCAAGCGGAGAACCGTGACCACGCTTTATCATGTCACGAATAAATTTCTTATAGCTGTCATCTGTCGCTTTGTTATGAGATGCATAACAGTTTCTTCCTGCATACTCAATATTTTTAAGCCCCTGTACAGCTTCATCTCTGGTACGGGGAGTAATAATTTCTACGCTCTGATTTATTATACGCATGAGTTAATCTAATCCTTTCACGCAACGATGCATATGGCATATCATAAATGTAATTTACATCACCGCATCGTTTACAGATATACTGCAGCGAATTCTTACCACGAAACAGATGGCTTCTTGATAAGCAGTTGCAGTTTATACAGTAGCAATAATTGTTTAATGTTGCTTCCATTATTAATCGTCCTCAAAAAGCGAATAAAATAGGCCCAGCAAACAACTGAGCCTATTCAAAAAGAAGGATAGTAAAAATGTCCAGAAAGATGTTCTGCGAAAAATAAACAAGCGGAACATCCTCCACTGCCTATGACCCTCGCCCCGCGAGGGGACGATGAAGCAGAACGATTACGATCCAGTGGAACCAAATCCGCCACTTCTCTTATTGGTAATCTCGTCTTCATCAGCAATTCCATAAGGCAGGAAAATACCCTGAACAAATCTATCGTTATGATGTATGCATAAAGGCTCTTTAACGCTTACGTATACCATGATATGACCCTCGTTGTCGGCATTATAATAATCCGAATCAACAACACCAACAGTATTTGCCAACCGCATGCCATATTTGCAGCCGTAACTTGATCTTGGAAACAGCATAAGCACATATGATGGATCAATTTTGCATCGAATACCTGTAGGAATTATTATTTCCTTTTCTTCTTCAATAACAAACAGAGAAGGAGCATAGAAGTCGTAGCCAGCTGCTCCAGTTGTAGATCTTTTTGGGAGCTGAATTTCTTCCCATATGCTTTCATATGTTTCACTAGCTGTATTCAAATACAGTGTACCAATCTTGTCGTTGAGTTTCATGCAGTCGTTAACAAATTGTTCTTTGCTTACCTTTTCGAAAGTTGCAATTGGGTTCATCTTTTATTCCTCTTTTTCTTTTATCTTATGATCGATACAGCCGTTAGAGATCAGCCAGGCCAATGCTACTGCAGCTGCATCGGATTCATCATCATTATGGAATTCAATATCGCCAAGGTATTCTTTTACATATTCAGTGACGGTTTCTTTCTCAGCTTTGCCGCTGCCTGTGATCAGTTTCTTGATCGTGGTAGGGTAGAGTTCATTCCATTCACTGTCTGCCTTTTTCCAAAGAGTGTAATCCATTACACCGACTACTTCTGAAATACCGCTTCGTGCCCTGCCGCTTGTTCTGCCACCTGTATACATATTGTTGACAGATGTTTCGCGAACAAAGAACAACTGTGTCGGTGTACCGATATAGTCAGATATAAAGTCACTGAAACCTTCAGCGATATCATTCAGCTTTTCTCCTCTGACCTTGGATGCGTTCTTTGCTTTTGACTTATTGTCAATACTTATCACATTGACAGAGTTTATTTTGTATTTGTCAGCCTCTTTTGAAAGCTGAATACGACAAAAGCCGGGCCTGTTAAGACTCAAATCCGCACCAAAAACTATCACATTGTCAGAGAATTCTATTAATCTTTCGTCTCCCATAGGACGGTCACCATCGTTTTCAAGTAATAGCATAAGCTGACGATCATAACTACAGGAACGGCAGCGATAGCCAACAGGGTTATCGCTGCCTTCCATATAGTCGAGCTGAGCTGTATGCTGTCTATAAGAATAATTTTCTTGTATGGTTTACTGTAACTGTTGAATCCATGAATATCCACGCCATAGTCGGCATGTACTCTTTCCATTACCATACAAACCATAATAAGTGTTGCCAGTAATGACACCATCAGTATCATCCGTTTTCAACTCCAGTGTCTTCTTCTTCGTTTTCTGTTTCTTTTTCGTCTTTGTCAGATAGAGCAAGCTCTACTTTTTTCTTTAGCTTTTCATCGTAAGCTGAATGAGCATAATAGCCGCTTGATGTGGCTATAGCTATAGCGGATGAATTTACAATTATGTTATTTGCTAAGGACATTAAAGTCTCTGTCAAATTGTTTTCAGTGCTGCCCATAACCCATACGAAAACAATACAGACAGCAGCAATAATGGCCCACTGTACAATGCCGAAGACAGCAATGCGTTTGCTGTACCGCATATAAGTGCGGAGAATGTTATGCTGTTGTATGTTTGACATCGATCTTTGTGGGCAGCGCATCTATTTCACGCTTCAGCAGCTTCACGGGTCCGTTTCCGCCGAGAGCGAAGTATTCATCAAATAGCTCATCAAGGACGTGTCTGTCGTCCAGTGTTATGTATCCGTTATCAATATGTACCTTCGCTTCTGTTTTAATCTGCATGCGAAGGTTGCCTCTGACTCCTCCGATGATGGCATGCATCTGTTTAAGAACGCTCTTTACCTGTCTCCAGAGGAGGCCAAGCAGACCGATAATGATAACGAACAGTTCCTGCGTCCAGTATTTGACTGCAGTATCAATAATAATCTGAAACATCTTAACTCACCGCCTTGTACGTAGGTGAGCCACCTGCTTTTTTAATAGCATCGATAACGCTGTCGCGGATAGACTCGTCTACTACAACGGTGATCGTGTATTTTGTGTTTGGGATATTGCCGAGAGTTACAAATTCGGCTTTGGCATAAACTGTTTTGCCGGCATATCTGACTTTGTACCAGCCATTGAGAACTTCAAGTATCTCAACCTTTGTTCCGCTTTCTGCACGGTCAATAATTGGAGAACTTGTGCTTGCTTCTTTGCGAAGGTTCAATTTGCCGCTAGTTGTATGAACTGTACCATACACTTTGCCTGTTTCTTCTTCGCCTTCTTCAACATCATAGATCGTATTCTTGAGTCTGCTTGCATAAGCCCATGTTGAAATGTCGCTTTCTACAATGCCAGACTTTGTACCTTTTGCTTCGATACATTTGCCGTTGCCAATATATAAGCCAACGTGTTTGAAATTGCCGAGGCCGTCGTTTACGTATGCCGTTGGCATTTCTCCATGTTTTGCCGGCTTCCATCTGTAGACAGCCATACCTGGAACAAGCTTTATTTCTCCAATTTTACCCTTCTGTGTGGAGTATTGCCGATACATAGTGTTGCTGCCGTGATACATATAACTGCCAGCCTGTTTATACCAGAAGGTAAAGGCGCCAGAGCAGTCTACTTTGCCGAATTCAGCAGCATTTGCTACGTATTTCCAGTTATTCTCTTTCATCATTTTAAACTTATCAATGAGATAACTAGCTTTCACATCAGCCATAACGTCATCCCCTTTGATAAACTCTATATGTGTGCCAGGATAATAAAAAGACAGTATCTCTTTGTAGGTCTTGCCAATCTTGGCTGCATGTATTGCACCTTTCTGGCTCATGCCTACGCCGTGTCCTGTCTTCTTACCATTTGTTTCAGCAAAGTCCCACGGATCTTTCTGCTTTATAAGCCATGCACGATGACCGCCCCATCTCTCTTCAGATGAAGTAGTTGTGCCGCCGTTGGAATCGGAGAACGAACATGGAGAACAGATCGAATTCTGATAGTACAAGACCTGTCCAGCTGTCTGCTCAGCTCCAAGGTTTGCATTCTTATAATTTATTCGGTCAGCATTAAACGCCTGAGCCGATGATCCGCTGTCTGATATTGCTTTATTTTTCTGCATATACAAACAGGCAGTCGTCCTGGCGGCGACTGCCTGTGCTTTACATGCTTCTACCGGTGCGTTGCCTATCTCTGAGGCAACGACACCGGCAATATACTGTTCAAGCTCAACATCTATTGTGTCTCCGATTGAACAGTTATAGTATGAAGCATTTTTACTCTTTGAGATCTTTACCTGAATGATCATTCTTCAGTAGCTGCAGCTTCAACTGGATGTACATAACACTGACTCGTAATCATTCTGCCATCAGATAGGAGCAGAGTTGCTGAGTGCTGAGGAAGCTTGGATACTGCGGCAGCAGCAAGTACTTCGTGGTACTTGGCTTCCGCTTTGAGACGAGCCCATTCAGGGTCATCATCGTAGGCAAAATGTACAATATGACCATATTCACCATTGTCATATTTTTGAATTTCGAAAATATAATACTGAGTAAAGTTTTCCACATGGATCACTCCTTGTTAAGATAATAATGCGAGTAATTGTTTTAACTGAGCTGCTGTCACTGTCGTCTGATTAGCTGTTCCTAAACCAAGCGTTAAACTGCCTGCAAGTTGTTCGCTGCCATACCAGTCGAGAGTACGTCCGTTTTTACGATAGGTATCGTTTGTACCAATGCCGACAATTTCAACGTAAGTATTATTGAGATCTTCAATATTTGCTTTGCCAAAAACATGCTGGCATAAGCCTGATGCTTTAGTATAATAGCCTTCAGCATGCGAATAATGGCTTGATGTTGTAGTGTAATAGCCTTCAGCATGCGAATAATCCCCTGATGCTGTAGTGTAATAGCCTTCAGCATGCGAATAATCCTCTGATGCAATAGTTTTAAAACCCTCTGCATGTGAATATGGCCCATTAGCTTCAGAACTCCCTTCAGCATGTGATTTTTCACCAATAGCAGATGAAATACTCTCAGCATGTGATGCGTCACCAATAGCAAATGAACTACCTTCGGCATGTGAACGATTTCCAATAGCAGCAGAACTATTCCCCTCAGCATGTGAGTATGACCCATAGGCAGATGTTTCACTACCTTCGGCGTGTGACCCTATACCTGCTGCTACTGTGTTACGTGCAATAGTGCAATTTGTGCTATTCAAGCTGCCTAAACTATCAGAAAGAGTAATAGTTTTATCTTTTATTGATATTGCTTTAATAATAGCTTTTTTATTGTTTGCTTTTATTTCTTTACCTATATAATAATAATATAAATTAGAAGTAGATGTATATACAGAGGTGCTGCCATTACCAGTAAGTGATATGACATCACTATTAGAACTGTCACCTTCCCCTTCAACATGGGAATAATCTCCTGATGCGATATTATAATTGCCTTCAGCATGTGAAGAATTCCCTGATGCGATAGTATATTTGCCTTCTGCATGTGAACTATCACTTGACGCTGTAGTACCTAACCCTTCTGCATGCGAAGAATATCTTGACGCTGTAGTACTTGACCCTTCTGCATGTGAACTATCACTTAACGCTGTAGTACCAAACCCTTCGGCATGCGAAGAATGTCCTGACGCTGTAGTATTGCTACCTTCGGCATGTGAACGATCTCCTAACGCATTAGCACTTGACCCTTCGGCATGCGAATATTCTCCTGACGCTCTACTAGCTGACCCTTCTGCATGTGAAGAATGTCCCGATGCATTAGTATTATCACCTTCAGCATGTGAAGAATCACTTGATGCGGTAGTACTGTAACCTTCAGCAAAGCTCGAATAACCAGCTGCTGTACAGCCTTCTCCAATGGCGCAAGAATAATCTCCAGATGCTATGTTATTAACATCATTTTTAGCAATAATGGAATACTTTCCTGTTCCAGAAGAAAATATATCATTCGGTTTAGCAATGTATTTATCGCTTATTTTTGTGTATTTTTTTTGATAAGCCATTATTTCAATACTGTTAGCCATTATTACTCCCCCCCTTTTTTACATTGGTGTATTAGAATAAGAAGAAAGATCTTTGGTGGAATATAAACGGCACTCATAGCTGGATGTTTCATAATCAGTAATAATAACAATACAATAATCTTCATTCGTATTTGAAAAACCAGAGCTGTATAAAGATCCATTTCCAAATACATCTTCCCTTCGTGAGTTTAAAAAACCTGTAAAAGCTTTATTTAATACAATATCGCATGATTCATCACCAGTTAATACGAGACGTAAACTATCTATATTTTCAGGATCTTCCTGAAAATTGTCGGTGAAAGGTATCTCAAGATATAAATTTGAGGCTGCCATTTTTATCACCTCAATTTACAATTGGTAATGGAATATCAATTGTTGTTTCATTTTTTGCAATAGTATCCCAACCAATTTCGTAATATCCATAATCTTGCTGTTCTTGGTATTCACCATTAACATTTATATAAGCAGTTCCACTTGGTTCGTTTGTATTTTTAGAAAGTTTTGCATTAATTAATTGTTGATAATTTATTTGTCTCACAGAAGACCGCCTCCTCCGCTACCTGTATTCTTTATTAAAATATAAGTATCTTGCACAACTGGCTGCCCTGAATATAATTCCATAGTATTGTCATCAGTTATGATATAGTAATCATAAGTATTTGTACTATACGATGATAACGTTTCAATAACACCGCCATATTCTACTTGCTTCTGTTCGACTTGTTCGTTAGCAGCCCAATATGTTACCGTATACGTCCTTACTGTTTCATTCCATACGGCATACAGGTTCCTGTCAGCAGTAATATTTTTCTTTGCATTAGCATCAACTGCTCCACCATTAGTTCTCGACCAGCCAGCAAATGTATAAGTTTTATCTACTGTTGGTTCCTTTGTAGGCGTCTCATTCCATGTAGCGTTCTGTCCGCTGGTCCATATCGACTCCGTATGAAGCCATTCATCGCCGTCGTAGTAGTCAACATCAAACCAGGTGTCACCTTTTTTAACAATTAGAGAACCTTCATCATCAATATATAATTTGAAATATTTATTACTGTTTGGTGTACATGACTTTACTGTTAAGAAGTCAACCGTATCTGAGCCAACAGACCAGTTGCGGAATATCTTGTCTTTAAAATAATGCAATACGGTATTGGAACCATTCTGTATTGCAACATGATCGTAATCATTTCCAGTTGTAACAGCCATCATCAACCACCACCTTTTATATAATTTGCGCTTGTGCTGAAAAGGTTTGCCAGATCTGTCTGTTCAACCCATGCACCATTCACTTTTTTGTATACAGCAGTACAAGCCTGCCACGAACCTCCGACTTTGAGGAACAGCTGATCACTCGGATCTCCAGCACTGGCAAACGCATAAACAGTATGTGCAGATGTGATGTTTTCAATTGTATAAACATAGTTTACTATCTGGTTTCCCTGTTTATCTGTTCCTTCTACAAGCTGCAGTGAGCTTGTTTTATCTGTACTGTTATCTGTCAGAGTAACAGTTGCGTTCACATCATCTGGAATAATTGTTACACTGTAGTTCTGTCCCGGCAGCTTAACAACTTGACCGTCTGGATAAATCTTGCCGCCGCTGATCGATGATGTCACAAAATAGTACTCAACATCGCCAAAGATAAAGATCAGACTGTGCTTCTGATTGATATTGGAGAGTGTATATGTGTAGTCTCCGCCAGCGGACGTTGCTTCTATAGATGCAACCTTCCACTGTAGACTGTCATTGTTACCGTTAGATGCGTCATCTTTGCCGTACTTGATATCAATGAAGTGTTCGCCAGCCGGCACATTGTAGCTTATCGTCTGAGCACTGGAACTGTTGGATGCCATGGCAAGTTCGTAATTGCTTGTGCTGTCGGATGGAGCAGAACGATTTTGGCCTGCTGTAAGTCCGTCTGTTGCAACTTCCACATCAAGCTTGCCAAACAAACCGTAGTCGTAGCTTGCTTCTGCATAGTTGATATACTGTATTGTAACAATACAGCTGCTTTCAAAGTTCATATTCAGTCTTGCAACAGAAGCTGTTTTGCTTACGCCATTATTCGATGACACGTAATAACCAGTCGAAGAGTTTAGATTAAAACCGTAGCTGGCTCCATCGACTTTTGTTGTCACGGTATAGGTATTAGTCGGTGTACCACCTACAAGCTGGCTTGTAATATCAACACCATTGTCAAGAGCAAGTGTAAGCTGCGGATCAGTAGGGGAGATCGTAATTGTTTTGTTTGTTCCTTCCTGAACACGCGTTGTTCCATTCTTTGGATCAGTCGTAGCGTTTATGCTTGACACAGTAACCGAATAATAATTATATGTCGGATCTTCGTCTGGCGGCACGAATGCGCCAGCCTGCTCAACTGTAACAGCATGGTCGGTAGAAACATTATTCAACGTATAAAGCCAGTAATAATTGCTGCCATGGTTTGGAATAGTATAAGTTACTGTCCACGTAATACCTGTAACAAGACCGCCGTAATAGCCAATTGTAAAACCAATACATGGATCATCCTTTAATTCTTCGACCGTCCATGTACCTGGAGATATTGTCAGTATGCTGCTCGAACTTGAAGTAAAAGATTTCTCAGATCCTTTTGATACTGTGCCTGAATATGTATTGACTTTTGCGACCTCGCTTGACTGTGACGCATTTTCAAGATGACCGAGTACCTTAACTGTCATACTGCTGATGACGGCATCATCAGGTATTTCACTGAAGTTAAAGTGATAAAAGATCGTTGCAGTTGAACCGCTTGAACCGCAATAGTCATTGCCTGTCTGAGATGAAGGGTTGTCAACAGTACATCCAACAGTACTTCTGTATCTCGTACCACTGACTGAACCAGATACGGTATATGATTCAGCTGCTTTTGACAGCGTTCCGCCGCTTGGTATTTCATGTCTTGTAAGTTCACTCGTAACATCAGCATCATTGTCTTTGACAACGACATCATCTAATGTATTTGTGTAGACTTTTACCGATACGTTTTCGCCTTCCATCGGTTCCTGTGCAATCGGCTCCACTGTTACACCATCGACTTCCGATGTTGCAGTTACTGTGTACTGCATACCCTGAATTGCATAGGTTATTGAAAGAGTTGCGCCGTAGAAATACATATAAGCGGCACGAGATGTGTTGCTCGTGCCGCGATGCGCAGTGTATCGAATCTGAATATCATCAATTTCAGAACGAGTCCAGGAACCTGGAGTCAGCGTATAAGAAGACGCACTCGTTGTTCTTGCACTTGTTGCACTGCCTTTGGCTGTAGAGTCAGAATATAGCTGAACATTCGCGCTTGATATGTACGACGTTGAACTGACTCGTACTTTTGCAGTACATGCAACAGCAGTTATTGTTGCGTTATGTGGAATCTCAGATGTATCGAATGTATATGAGATATACGACGTTGCATTCGAACCAGTATTACAGGCAATATATGCAAACGAAGTAGAAGAAGCATCAGTATAACCGTTTGATATAGGATAGCTGCTGTTTACCGAAGAGTAAGAGGAGTTAACAGAACTGTACCCGGAAGGAACCAGTCTGAGAGTATCCGATACATTAATTTCCTGAGCCATCTGTTATCCCCCTTATCTGATCTGTAAATAGATGTCTCCGTTATTTCCAAGCGTGCTTGCCGGCACGGAAGAACCTGTATAATACTTCTGTACAACGAGAGAACCTGTTACTTTTGAACCGTTCACATAGGCTGTCTTACCGCTGACCACATCAGCGGCAGCAGCCGTAGCATCGCTTGTGTAAGTGCCGGTCACATTAAAGATGTTGACACCTTTCTTAATGTTTGCAGCAGTCAGATCTGCATCACCGGCAATTGTCTGTGCTCCAGTAAGATATGTCCCGGCTGCAATTGTCTGGTTGCTTGTGCCAGGCGTAATCGTAGCCGCAGCCTTTGTTGTCACTGACGCTGTCAGAGAAACATTACTGTTGCCGGCTGTGCCTGCACTGATATAACCAGCAGTCGAAACATTCGGTGTAACTGAAATACTCTTTGTCAAGGTAAGCGTATTTGTTCCAGTGGTAACAGAAGCAGACGTTCCAGAGATGGATGACGGAGCTGTCACTTTTCCATTGGGAGTCGCGCTTATTGTGTAATGTGCTTTTGTAGAATTGTACCCTGTCGGGATATTGATATATTGAGCAGATGTACTTCTGCTAATAGTTGCTTTCGAAGTGGAACCAGAAGCAGCACTGGTTGCTGCTGCCGTTGGCAAAGTCATTGAAGACATTGCATTAATCTGTACAGAACTCAGGCCGTCATAACCACTGTCTGGTCTGATCGTCTGAGAAGAAGTCGAAGGTGAAATTCCAGTCTTTGCCTGAAGCTTTGGAGTACTTGATGTGTTTACGTTGACTGTCACAGAACTGTAACCATCATATCCATCGCTTGACGCATTGTAAGTTCCATTTGCTGTGACAGTTTTTGCTCCAAGCACTGCGCTGCTTCCGCCACTGCCACCACCAGATTCACCTGTTGTTATCGTCATATAAGTAGAGTTGTCGACAACTTCAACTGGATCTGGCAGATTGGCTGAGGGGTCTGCCCATGCCCCATCTGCTCTTAAAAAAGTGCTTGTATTATTTGTTAATGCAGGAATGCGATCATCTTTCAAATTGTATGTCGTATTATTTACATGGATCTTTTTAATATCAGCCATATGATCACACCTTATTTAGGAATAATAACAAGCAGATGATCATAGTCATTTCCAGATGTAATAGCCATCATCAACCACCACCTTTGTATAATGTTATATTTGCCGGCTCAACCATAAGCTGCTGCGTCATAACCGCAACCTCAACTTGGTTTGTTTATTGTTATTGTCAAGTATGTAGAATTATCCACAACTTCAACAGGAGAGGGTTGTCCTTCCATTGGATTTGCCCATGTGCCATCATCTCTGAGGAAGGTATTTCCTTCATTCGTCAGAGCCGGAATGCGATCATCTTTTAAATTGTATGTTATATCATTTACTTGAATCTTTTTTATATCAGCCATATGATCACACCTTATCCAGGCATAATAACAAGCAAATGATCATCGTTGTCGACAAATTGAACGCCTTCGTCAAAAGTGGGGACAGACCATTGTCCGTCCCCACGTAAAAACGCAGTTGTTGAGTTCGTCATGTTCGGAACTCTGTAGTCTTTGATGTCATAAGTTGTATTATTTACCTTAATATGAGAGATATCTGCCATTAGGATACAGTAATGGTGGCAGAAGTACCGGTAAATGTTGGCTGAGAAACAGTACCGGCTGGAGTGCCAGACACGCTGACGTTAACTTCGTCACCAGTAAATTCAGGCTGAGATACATTGCCGACAGGAGTGAACTTGCCGGTAGAATTGAGAGCAGTACCAGCAAACTTGAGGTTGACTCCAGTACCAGAGAAGGTGGGCTGAGAAACAGTACCAGCTGGGGTACCAGAGACGCTCACATTGCCCTCGCTGCCATTGAATTCAAGATCAACACCTGTGCCAGTAAAGCTTGGCTGACTGGAAGTTGCGCTCTTAATGCCGGTAGTAATAACCTGGCTTGCGAATGTAGGCATGGTAACCTTCGTAGGAACGTTCGCTGTGAAAGCTCCTTCGTCCCATGTGATGGTCAGTACTTCGTTTTCAACTGTCGTATGCAGTTCAGGAAGTGTGCATGCTGCAGGCGTACCGGCTGTAGCAGAACCACCACCAGTCGTAGAAGCTGCGACATACTTGGTAGCAGTGTTTGGTGTAACGGTGATCGTAGGAACGCTAACTGTTCCAGCAGGAGTATAATTCTTGGTGCCAGATCCAACAGTGATGCCGCCAGCAGGAGTGAAGCTGCCCGTGGAAGTCAGAGCTGTACCGCTGAACGTGGGCTGAGAGATCGTGCCAGCAGGAGTATAGTTGGCAGTGCCTGTGCCAACAGAGATCGTACCGGCAGGAGTACCAGAAACATTCACATTGCCTTCAGTACCTGTAAAGGTTGGCTTGGAAACAGTACCAGTTGCTGTCACCGCGCCAGTGGAAGTCATTGCTTTGCCGGTGAACGTAGGCTGAGAAACAGTACCAGCAGGCTTATAAGAAGCAGAAGCGGTGTCCTTGTAGGCAAGTGCACCAAGAGTTGTGGTGTCACCGATCTCATGCCACTTATTGTCAGTCGTGGAATAAATGAATTCCTTGTTACCGTTGATGACGATACCGCCATTGACAGCATTCTTTTCTGTTCCGCTGATGGTAACCTTGCCAGTCGTTGCGCCATCGCTAAGCGTTGTAGAAGTCACGCCAAGGAATGTAGTACCGCCAGCAATAAGTTCTCGTGCTACCGCGTCCTTAATGTCATATGTAGTACCAGAGGGTAATGTAATTTTGCTAATTTCTGCCATAATGAATCATCCCTTTTTTAATTTCGTGTAAATATAAGCTCTTCTCCGTTCGTATCGTAGTTGAGCTTTGCATTCCAAAATAAGCGATCAGCACTTGAGACATGGACTTCTTTGTTGTTGATGTGATCATCCAGTCTTGCAGCCAGTGCTTGAACCTCGCTGTCTCTAATGAACGGGAGGTCCACGATAGGGACGCTCCCGTCTCCAATTTTTAATGTGCTGGTGTCGGTGTACAAGCAGAATTCGCCCTTCTTCGGTACGTATCCTGGTTTGTCTGCCCAGCCGCTTGATGTATTTTCAGATACGATGTCCGCCTTTTCCGAGAGCAATGCTTTTATCTTGCTCCATGTGTAAAGCAGGCCATCGGAATCAAGAAATCTAGCACTCATGATAACATCGCCTCGAAAAATAGTTTGGTTTTATCAGGTGGCAAATATTGCATCGATCTCAGTATTCGTCATCGTTTCAACTGCAAACGAACCGCCGAGTGCATCCCAGGCCGTACCGGTCCATGCATAGTTCATGCCGTCAGCTTCAACGTTATACACGTCACCGTTTTCGGCATTGGAAGGAAGCAGAGTCATATTAGCAACGCTTCCCTTGTACACATATGCATTAACAACATCAGACTTCAGCACGTAATTGGATGCAGAAGAGAATGCATCAAGCTTTGCTTTATCAGTAGAACTCATAAGACCAGAATCGGAACTGGTAGCATCTTCATAAACAGGAACTCTAGCACTGAGTGTTCCGTCATTTGTGATAGAAAGGTTATCACCGACAATGATACCGCCAAGACTGCTGGAACTTGCAGGCACAAGCGTAAAGTCACCCTCACTGAGGTTGGCAAGCTTCTGCTTTTCAGCATCGGTGAAGTCGTTCGTAGAAAGCTGCTTACCTTCTACTGCGTCTACTTTCTTCGAAAGAGCCGTCTTAATTTTGTTCCACACATAGAGTAAACCATCTGAGTCAAGAAATTTTTTGCTCATGTTAACATCTCCTCAAGTTCAAAATTGGTTAATGTGGGAAGTCCTGCTGGATCGCAGGAGCAGGAACCAGAAGAAGATGAAGATGAGTTCGCTTTTACTTCCTGCCAAACACAGTCTGTGTCCAGCACGTAGATCTTGCTTCTGTCCGCAGTATATGCAACAGAACCGCAAGAGTAATCTGAAACATCAAGCGAGTTTACATCCTCATTTTCTCCAAGCATAATTTCATACTGTCCGCTTGTAACAGGTCTTCCGTTTATTTTTATGACTTTCATAGGTATCACCACCATAATTTATAACGAGGCTCTTCTTCGTCAAACAGCCGCCATCTGAGCCAGTCGTCTAAATAGATAGCCGCCATAGATAAAGGCATCCATAGCAGTATAAACTGCGGACAGATTTGCCCTAATATGTTCATCGGTAAATGGGAGTAATCCCAGACATTGAGTCCAAGCCAGATGTTCAGTACGCATCCAGATATAAACTCAACCATGGTTATTATCGTCGTACCGATAAGTATCTGCAGCCAGACAGGCATATCCCAGTCGATATATTCATTAATGCCTCCGACTGCAAGGAATGCCGCACCGCCGACGAGCACCATGAGAGGGCTCGCCGGCTTGTGCGAAACAAATAGTTTAAACAATAACTCACATAACATGTATGCAGAACCGCCAAATAAAAACAGTAGAATGTTTTTACGCACTCTGCTGCTCCAGATAATACAGTACATCAGACTGATATTCTGCCGGTATTTCGTCACCATAATTGACTGCCAGCAGTTCGGCTTTGGTCTGCATTGATTTAATCCAGTTCTTTAAGCTGTTAAAGTAAGTCGTGTTATAGGTCTTATAGGCTGCAGCAGCCTGTAAAATAGTATTAATGTCACTGACCGAATAGTATGTGCAAAGTTCTCCGTCTGCGTGATAGGGGACAACTCCATCAGACTGGAAGTTCTGCAGAGAAATAAGATTGATCTGATCTTCAAGAGTCAAAGCGAAATGTTTCGTGCTGCCATCAGACAGCTTTACATCTACGCCTGATTCAATTGCTTTGTTACATGCCTTTGACATAGCTGATATAACAAACGTCCTGATCTCTTCGAGTTCATGATCATCTTCGATGACTTCTTCGACAGGTTCCTCATGAACAATGGCATTTTCAGCATCTACTGTACCGCCGAGATCCATGATCTTTCGAATCTCTTCTGCTTCTTCATCCTCAATCTTCGATACGATAACATCTTTATCGTATCTGTCTGCATCTTTTTTACCATTAATATGATATGTAAGAGTATCATCTGAAGACAGAATTCCAGTCGCCATGTTTGCACCGCATGAAACAATAAGATCGTTGTAAACATAAAGCCAGATCGGCTTGTCTATAAGATCAATGACAGTATTATTTTCTACAATTTTGTACTTCATAATACGTCTTTCCTTTTTCGCCAAGGCGGCTTTTACTGCCGCCTTGGCTTAATATTAAATTGCAAAACCGAAACAGAAACCATTTGTTGTATTGTTTGCATGTGATGACCAGTTATTTCCTGCGTAACCATAATAATACACTTCAAGGAAGTCCGTAGATCTTCTGTCATCATTATTATTTGATGTATTAATGTAAGTGCTTGGAGTTCTAAGCCACCAATATGCATTAGAGCTGTCACCAAGTTTTGTTTTTGTTCTCGAAGTATTGCCATTGAAATAACTGATTCGTCCCTGACATTCCTGATTTGTCCAACTCATAGTTTCTGTAGAGCTTACCGATACAATTTCAGCATAAGAAGGTATGAACACATAGTCGGAACTTTCATAAACTGTATTTGTATTTCCAGAACCAGGACAGCTTTTTATCTGCACCTGTGACATAATGGCACGCCATGCTGGATCAAAGCAATAATAAATTCTTTCATTTAGATACCGTCTCATTAACGTGTCTCTCCAGCCGCCAACGTTTGTGCTTGCTGCGTTCATCACGCAGCTGCTAGAGAACAGTTCTTTGGAATACAAGTTAAGCCCGGCGTAATTAGTAGAGCCAGTCTTCTGATACATACGGAAATTAGTATTCGAATTACTGTCAACGAGGCCACTGGCAATGAATGTATATACTTCGTGAGGCCAGCATGCAAGCTTTTTGCAAGCTGTATCACCAAGATCGCCTTCCCAGTATTTCATTTTATACACTTTGCCAGCCGCGAGGTTGCCTTCATGACCATCTGAAACATAATATCTACAGCCAACAGCAAGCTCTGAGTTATTAATGATTGCAGCATCTCTCGATATACTGCCAGTTCGAATATCAAAACTGCCGTTGGTCGTTATATCTCTTGTATCTGCAGAATAAATATATAAAGTTGGATCTCCAAGTATATGTCTTATTACTACAATATCTCTTCCTGTAAGGTTATTATTATTGGATTTCAGATTGAAAGAATCTCCACCAAATTCTATGCGTGGACCATTTATTGTCTGTACAAGGGCAAATCCGTCTGACTCGTTTGTACAAGACACAAGAGTTGCCTTGCCTGATGTATCAGTCTGATCGAAATTGTAATCGATCATAAGTGTAAACGGCTTGTCTTTATCAAACAGATTGATATCTGTTTTGATAATATTGGTAGTGTCATTGCCGTTAAACGTAACCGTATCAGCAACAATTTCATGACTTGTAACGTTTGCATAATCAAGATCGCAGCCCATAGATATCTGTGTTGTGTCTCCGCTCTTTATCATTTCGTAATAAGCAGCAGAAGTTCTATCGGAGTTTCGACCACCGTTACTTGCAAGTATCCCGGCTTTACCCATTGCATAGATCTGCATAGGAGTCATGTCGGCAAACGGAGTACCGCTGGCTGGAACCTTTCCTTCGTACCATGTCGGATACACGTCAATATTTTCTACAACACTGCCGGTACTCTTATCCCAGTCTTTAAACAGGCGATATGTGCCAGTGGAATCTCCAGTAGTATTCGTAGGAATTTCTTTTTCATATATGGCTTCTTCGCCATAATCGTATTCGCCTTCCTGGAGAAGCGTAGTTCCGTTGAACCATCTTACTTTATACTTCTTTGCCTTTTGGCTATACACAGCTTTATACGATTCATTTTCGTTGCCTACGGCTGTTATCGGTCTATCCCAGCCTACAAATGTATATTCTGCTACGTTTGTTTCTGGTCTTGTCGGCGTATCAATAAGCTTATCTTTGACAGGATCAAGAGGAGTATCTCCCTGGCTCAACGACTGTTCATTCAGCGTGCTGTCATCCCAGTCGAGGAACGTAACAAGACGTTCTTCTTCTGGTTCGTTACGATAATTAATAACAAGTTCGTCGCCATATGCTTCATGAAGCTTTGAGAGGAGAGTAGAACCAATACTGTCAACAGCGATTGTGCCAGTAATAATTGGATAAGCAGTAGAACCCTGAGGCTTGTTGCCATTCTCGTCAACATATTTGCCTTTGAGTGTCAGCAGTTTCTTAAGGAAAGCTGTATCAGAACCAAGATCGGCATTAACACCAGTCAATCTGATATTTTCAAGCTGATCAATAAGCTGAGTACCATTTTCTTCGTCCACTACTGTTGTGAGAAGTCCGATGCTGTCAATGATCGGAGTATTCTCTACGATAAATGTTTTTACGTTGTTGAGCGAAGCATATTTAAAGGTCTTGAGCTTCGTCATATTTTTAAAGACGATAGAGGACGGCGAAGTAATATCAAGTGTTTCAAGAATGCAGCCATCAGCAAAGTTGAAACCTGATATCTTTGGTGTGTTAGAAGCATACACTTCTTTGAGATATGGATTCTTAGTGAAGTCGATAACACCCTGAAGATTCACACATCCAGAAATATTAATCTTTTCAAGGAGAATGTTGTTCGTAACATTAACAGCTTCAAGAGATTCGTTCATATATCCTTCTTCAGAAGAACCGATTGTAATAGTTTTCAGTCTTGTAGCTGCAGATATATCAAGGTTCCACGGATAGAACTTAGAGATATCACCAAGTTCAACAATATCAGACGCACCATGAATACTGACTGTATCAGAAGTACCAAGACCCTTATTATATCTGATGGTTGTTTTCTCGTTGGCATCGAGAATGTCGGAGCTTACAGTAACCTTTGAGTCGCCATAGCTTACAGACATACGCATTTTCTGCACGGGTCTTAATTCGATTGCAGTGTTCTTCATCGAAATATCTTTGCCAGGTCTGAAGAAGATATAGCTGTTTAAGAACTGATCGCAAAGATATTTGCTGTACAAAAGATGTGAACGCTTATACATAAACGATTCCTTCTGTTCAGTTCTTGAACCTCTCTGAAGATATTTATATTTTGATGTATAAACATAAGGCTTCTTTTCATCTGAGTAATCAATATATCCTTTTGTTATAGGATCTTCATACTTGTATTCCATGTCTCGGTTTATAACTGACGGACATACAAGATCTGCGTTATCTTCAATGTGAGTCTTATGAAGTGTTGCATAGCTCAAATAACCTATACCATTTGACTGTCTGGTTAAAGTCTTTGCTCTTTCGGCGATTTCAGAAGCAAATGCTTCTTCAAACATCTTCCAAAACACACTGTCGTGACCAGAGAAAACATAGCTGTCTTCGCTTTCGCTCGTGTGGTAATCCCAGTCTGCATAATAAGGTATATTCAAACGACCTGTATTATTCACGCCAAAGCATGAGTCGAGGTCGTATAGATCGGCGTACCATATAGCAAATGTAGAATTGTTCCAGTCAATAGCATCGACATTTAAACTGCCATCGTCTTTTCTGATTTCAGCAATAGATGTCGCACCGTTTGTGAATTTAATATCCTCTACAGTAACATCCTTACAGCTCAGGAACATATTCTTTGCTCTGTTATCGCACAGACAAACAAATTCCATAAACAGATAATACACAAGAGCATGTTCAAGGTTTAAATGCTTTGTAAATTCTTCCTTGAAGATCTTTTTCTTTGCTTCGCGTGTTGCGTTGTCTGTTGCTTCCCAGAAATTAGCACGCTGGCATATCCACGTGTACAATACATGAATGTAATCATAATTCGGAGTAAGGTTATCGTCTTCAAGATCGCCTTCATCGGGGTAGCATGATTCCAGTCCGTGCTTTACATTAAGAATATTGTTACCTTTTTCATCCTTAATCATTTCATAGAATTTATCGGACTTGAATTTGCAGATATCACTGGAATTGGTTTTGAACTCCCATTTCTGCTGCTTGGTGACGTTGCCTTTGTCTCCTGCTGTTTTTAAACCAAAGCTTTCAACGTTGCCTTTATCATTGTTAAGACAGCCGTCGCCGGCAAAGGTAAAGTCACTGTCACTGTATGCTTCGTTAAGGAAGTCTTCGCCCTTGTATTTGCTCAGCGGCATATTGAATAACAGGCAGCGGAAACCATACACCGTATTCTGAACAAGCGAACCTGGCTGTTTATCGTTGAACAGCGTATCAGCAATGTTTGCGTTGAAAGTATTTGCATGGTCTGTAGACATGTAGTCGATCTTGTAACAGAGAGTTGACTCTGGCACAGATTTCGCAGTACCGTCTGCATTAAGACCTTTCAGTGCATACTTTATTTTCTTTTTCACTTCGCTTGTTTTACCTTCATCATCAGTTACAGTCTTCACTTTGCCTTCTTCATCACGATCATACTTTGCAAGCTTGACTTTGTAATTCTTTCTGATGTACTGCTGCGAGCTTGTTCCTTGTACGTTATTGATGCAGGCAAATACATTGCTGTCATCCATATCAAGGCATGAGAATTCAGTTGTAAAGCCACCGTTATTATCTGGTTTTGTCAGTACAGCTCCGCATGGCTGTTCATCGCCCTTATAACCAGACAAATTACCGATGAGAAGCAGACATGGATACTTGTAAATTGCTTTCCGATAAGAGACATCGTTGTTGACGATCATGTCATTGTAGGCGTTCTGCGCCAGTCTTTCCTTGATGTCAGTAGAAGAGTTCATGTAGTTCTGAAGAACTTCTTCATCTGTAAGATCACGGTTGTACATGCGTATATCATACAGCTTTGTAATACAGCCGTTGGAACCAATAACAATTGCAGCTTTTCCATCATAATCCATGCCAGTAGACGGATACAGATAGGAGTTTGCATATTCACCATTCACAAAAACATTGACACACTGTGTTTCATGCTCTGCGCCTGGTATTATTTTCTGAACAACGAAGCTGATTCTGAGTCTCTTTTCATCTTTGAGATAAGCGCATGGAATATCACTTTCGTTGTGGATGAAGCCATCTTCATCAAGTTCAAGTTCCTGTCCTTTTGCCAGCAGATAACATACCTGAGGATTGATAACAAACTGTGCACCATTATCGGAAATGTATTCAACGACATTTTCAGACTCGTCTGTTACGTTGTTCATCGACAGTTCGATTTCAATCGTTCTGCCTGTGGTTGTAACATGAGCATTCGTGCTGCTGTCAAGTGCAACAGTTTTTCCATCTTTATTCTCAAAAGAAGAATACAGAATTGGAAGATCAATTGTCATACGTGCATCGCCTGAGAGTGTAAGAGCACCAGACTCAAGATAACCATCAGATGCCCAGTTAAAACCAGTCATGTCAGCATATATGTTTACAGCTTTTTCTGTACCTTTATTGAGAGTGTAGACATATGTTTCCTTGCCAACGCTGTCATTCTTAATACCAATCGGCTTATACGAATACACGAGTCCTGTTTCAATCTGGTTTGTTTCATATTTCTGTGCTACAGCTTCAACATTGAAGTCCATATAGGCTGTACCGTTTTCATCGCTTGTAACAAGACGAACAACTGCAGCACCAGATGCTGGATATGTGTCTTCTGAAAGCTCCAGCGTTTCCATTCTGTTGCATCTGATATTAGTAGATACATCACTGTAATACGTTGGTACAAACACGCCGTTGGCGTTGAGCTCGCCAACGGCGATGTTCAACTTGGACATTCTTTCTTTTCCCGGAGCGTAAACCACATAGTGAATGACCAGTTTATCTCCATATTTGATATTGCTGTTTTCGAGATATGCACCAACCATTTCGTCTGTGTTGCCAGATTCATCATCGTAAAGGATAGGAAATACGACACGATTGGATTCAGTTGCATCATCTGAAACATAATACAGAGTCGCAGTATGTGCGCCATAAGACAGCTTCGATGAATCAATCAACAGCTGGTTATTTTTGTTATGATCCTTACCGATGTTTGCAGAAATAACAGGAGTCTTATTATCATCGAGAAGCAAATACACAGTCTTATTAATGTCGTTTCCTATAGGAATATAAGGAATCGGAACATCGCCTCTGTACAAAGATGACGAATCAAAAGAAGTAGAGATGCTCATCTCTACACATGTCACATAATAGTCAATGTAAGCAGTCTTTGTTTTTGTCTTCCCGTCTTCATTGACTTCGGTATTTACTTCTACATGGAAAACCGTGATGTTACCGGGCGTAAGGTAATCAGATACATCGAGTGTCTGCTGTACTCCGCTTGCTATCTCTTCGTTATTGCTGATCATTTTATAATTGGCATCCTGCGAACCTTTATACGACACAGAGAGATAACCATTCTGGTTGATAACCGTAGAGCCGAAGTACAAATAATACGTATAAGACAGAGTGCATTTTGAATTCTGCGTTGTCTTTATTCTTGTCGATGAAGAATTGTTCTGCAGCATGACACTGTATACAGGAACGCCGCTTCCGCCGCCGCCAGTCAGTGTAATCGCTGCTGTTTCCTCATCATTTGCTTTCTTGAACTTCAACTCGTGCGTGCTCTCATTATATGTATAGCTTACAAAACCATTTGCAGCATCAGACGCTGCCAGCTGTACAGCAACGTTAATGTCATCGATGGCATTGTTAATCTTCTGAATCGTATTTCTTGGTTCAGTAAGACCAATGTTGGAGTTTGTTGCAAGAGTAGAAAGATCAATATTCTGCCCACCGGTTGACGCATCCTCGATCATGTCTTCGACCTGAGTCGTGGTCACATATGTATCCTGGGCTTCAGTCTTCGTAAGATAACCTTCGGCATCCGTCTTGGAAACATAGGTAGATTCAGCATCAGTCTTGGAGAGGTAGTTTGCATCTGCATCGGTCTTGTTTATATAGGTTTCAGCAGCAGCTGTTGCCGTGAGGTAATCGTTGTCAGCAGATGCAACATTTTCAAGAGCAGTATCGATCTCTTCTTTTGTATAGTAATTCGTAAGGTTGACGTTATCCAGCGCCGTGGAAAGCTGATCCTTTGTGGCATAGCCTTCCAGAAGCTGATTCACTTCAGCCTTTGTATAGTTATTATTCAAATCAATTGTAACGCTTGATCCTGTAATAGCAGTACCGTCAGACTTCACGAGCTGGAGTACGCCGGTTTCAGAGTTGAACGAGAAGCCAACGGCTGCTTCGTTGCATTTCGCCTCAAGCGTCTTCAGTTCTGCATCGATCATGTTCATGGCAGAGGTAGCCTCGGTGCCATTCACAAGCGTTCTCCATTCGAGAAAAGTCATGACAGTCTCGTCTCTGGATACAAGCGGCAATCTATAATTAGTCGTAAATTGAGCCATATGCGATTGCCCCTTTTTATGTCAGAATATAGTCTGACATGATCATTCCATCGAGATCCCCAATGGAATAGTCTTGATATGTGTGGACATCATATGTCCTGAAGTATTCGAGATAATAGTTGAATTCATCCAATGTCATCTGGTCCAGACACGACTCAAACATAAACGACTGCATGTCATACCCATCAAATGTTTCCAGCACAATATCATCGTAGAGGTTTAATGAGTAACCGCCTATGCCGTTCAAGGCATAGTGGTCGTAATCACGCAGCGGATAAGATCTCTTGAGTTTGATCGTCGAACCAATTGGAGTATCCGTTGTCTGCAATACCATCGCTGTAGCATACGTCAGCACATACTTACTGAGATCTGTGCTGTTGAAATGTCCAAGCGACAGGTAGTCCATGGAACCAAGTGTTCCATACCAGCCATCCATTCTTTCTGGATACGTGTAGATATAGCGCATCACTTTTTCCAGCTGTGTACTGATTGCAGTTGACGTATCGAATTCCACATGAACATCTTTCCTGACGCGATTGGAAAGCATATGCAGCTTGTATTCATCAATCTTCCATAACGGAAGTAGATCAAGGTCTGCCAGTCCATGAAACTCTCTGAGCCGCGAATGTAGGAGAATAGGCGAGACAAAGAGCTCGAAGAACCTGCTTGCCATGTAATTGTAGATTACCATGTTGAAGTGCTGATCATTGTGAGTAGGGAATAGGTACTGCACATAATCAGGTACATTGGTAGACTGCGTTACAAGGAAAGGTATTTTCACAGGCTCAGTTTCAGCCTGTGTATTTTCATATAGAAAAGGAAATTTGAATTCAGCATTGTCGTAATTAAATTTAGATCTGATCACGACACTCACCTACTTATGGGGAAGAGATTGAGTCGTAATCCATGATCGAAATGGCAAGCAAGCCTGCCGGTATAGTGATCACCGTATTTCGTTCTATGAAATGCGGTGTGTCCAGCGATCCTGCTGACAGAGCATGCGCTGTTTCATCCGGGCCGTCGAACAGCACCCAATACTGGGCTTTCTGTTCTCCATCCCACCATGAAGCAGTACTCTCGGAGAAGACAATGTCTTTCTCATTGACCAGAATTCCATTCTCTGCATAAGTAAAGTCTGTAATCCGGGTTCTGTTGTAGTTTGTGGCACCTCTCTCAGGCTCAAGGAAATTAAAGTTTCCTTCCTCGGTCTTTTCAAGAGTGGCAGACAGACCAATATAGAACTGCGCTTCAGGATCGTGGTATACCTTATTCATAATTGTATTCAGCCAGTACGTGGAATTCATTTACTCACCCCCGGCATTCAGGTTTTTAAATATTGTAAGTTCACCTTGCTGCGACTTGCAGTAAACCTCAGACTTCATTTCGATCTGATAAAGATAGTCGCCTTCAAGGTTGATCGTATCCGAATACGTAAAGGAAAAACGTACTGTGCCGTCCTGTCCTTCGATCAGTGTGCCGGCTTTCGTAAGCACTGTTTCGTTTGTTTCTTTTGACACAAGTGTCAGAGTAAAAGCAAACGCAGCAAGCTGATCATGCGTAAAGGATATGTTTCTTTCAGAGTACAAAACAATTTCCCATGTCGTTGTATCTCCTGCATACATCTGCAGATTTGGACATGTATAATCGACAGATCTTCCATATGAATCTGGCTTTACACGTTTTGTTACCGCAAGAATGACATGATAGACAGTCAATCCTGTATATGAATCCGTAATGTATACATAACAGTTAACGTTGTTGCCCCTCTCAAGGGCTTCATCAGGTATCGGAGCTACCCATTTTTCATTCTCCTGATGTGCGACATGGGTTATTGTCTCTTTCATTCCATCAACGGCGTATTGAATCTGAACAATTCGAGCTGTTTTTAAACCAGAAAGACGCAGTTTTAAACCTTTGTCATACTGATATACGTTGCTGATGGTTTTTGAATGTATGGAAGGGCCGATTTCTACATCGATAAATTCGCTTCTCACGCTATCCCTCCTTATGTTGAACACAATAACCATTGTTCGCCGTCATAGTAATAAATGGTACATAACAGCCATGATGTACCGTCAAAATAATAGACAGAAGCATTCACGTAGCCGCTGTCCTGGTAAATCTTTATGGAGTTTTCCATAATGATCACTGCCTTCCGTGGCAGAGTTTGTTATGCGGTTTCTTCTTCGATTGCGAGTTCATCTTTTGGGATGTCATAGACTCGAATCCTGTCGGTTTTATGAAGCGCCTCTCCTTTGAGGACGAGGATCTCTTTATAGATGTTGCGCTTGATTTCCTCAATCGTCAAAGGAGAGGTGTACACAACCTTATCAATCATTACGATAGCTGTCTTAGCAGCCAGTGTTCCGCATGCATTGACGAGTGTCTTATTTCGTCTTTCTCTTTTGACCATTTCCCTTGTCTGATAATTTTCCATGCTCTGGATTCCAACTATTCTTGCGACAGGGATGGCAATATATTTCGATATATTTGCGAAAATGTTTTCCACTTGCAACAAGTGTACCATCTCCATACTCATCAGTAATCCCAACACCCGTCGCAGAACGGGGCGGCTTCTTCGCCGCCCCCGTTCAGCTCCGTGTCGTATCCGAGTATGCCCATTGTGGTAGTACCTTCATATCCATCCTGAGTATAGTGGTTCAGTGTTCCAAATAATCCAACATTGGATGTGCCTACAAACCTGCTGTCTCCGTCATATGTCGCAAAATCTGCGACAATTCCGCTGTGCGAGGAGCCTGCAAAATTTCCGTCATTGTCATAATGGTTGTAAGATCCTTCAAGCATACCGGGCCAGCTTTCGCCAACCTTTCTGCCGTTCTCATAGTGAATGTATTGTCCGAATAAACCTCTTTCAGTTCTGATATTTCTGCTCACCGAGCATACTCCTTTCATCTAAGCTGCATCAGCCTGTTCTTTCTTTTCTTTCTTTCTCACTGGTGGATTGCTGACGATCTTATATTCAGATAACCACTTATCAAACTCACCTGTGAATTCACGCTTGCCGTTGATGAAACGGCTGCGCGGTTTCTTACTCCATGTTTCAAGAGAGAAGACCGAATTGACATCCAGTTTGTTCACACTGTAAGCGTTCTTCATTACACGCATCGTTCCTGACGTCCCTCTCTGAAGAGAATATATGCTGATGTTGACACCATATTTATCGTCCAAATCTTTCACAATGTAATAGTTATCAGGAGCGTCTTTGTCGTAGGAGATACAAAGACCCAGATATTCATTCTCATCCTGAACGGTTTCTACGATAGACAGGTTTTCATTGGGTGTTTCGTCTTCCAGTTTCCGCAGTACTGTCAGACGAGCCGGGGCAGACTTCAGCGTTTTGCTGATCCTGTTCTTCCCGTAATAGAATTCATTGGCAAGCGTCAGAAGTTTCTTTGACTTGCCGAACCGTTCGAAGTACCCAATGCGGATCAGTACTTCAACCTGGTTCTTCTTAATGCTGGTATTCATGAGGATATAATAAAGGAGATCAACGAAATAATTGAACTCCATATCTTTCATGGCTGTCAGGTCATTGGATACATTCTGTCCGATATCTTTTACAGATGCCAGACTCTGAGAGATGGATCCGTTTTCCTTATCAATATACCAGTCATTGTTATCATGACCGAAGCGGGCAGCTGTAAGCTTTATACCCTTATATCTTCCCATTTCATCGATGAGAAGAGACACCTTTTTCTTGTCGCCTTTTTCGGTATAGATATTAAGTACGGTTGCATAGAACTCATATGGATACTTGTATTTCAGATAGGCTCCATACAGGGAGTCCAGTCCATATGCATATGCATGAGCGCAGCAGAACAGATAGGAAGCCGAAGCCAGAATAACTGACCAGACATCTCCTGCTGTTTTCTCTGCGAGTTGTTGATCGACATGCTGTTTATCGATGAGATAAGATGTAAAGCCTGGAATAAACTTCTCTTTGTAGCTTTCAACCTTTGCCAGTTTCTTTTTCTTGATTGCCTTAATCAGCAGATATGCATCGCTTGGTTCAATACCAGCAGCCTGAGCAAGACTGAGTATCTGTTCGTCATAGAACAGATATGAAGAGTCACCGGTAACACCGGTTGCTCCGTTCAGCTTCAGCATTTCATCCATTGCCGGTATCTTGTAGTTGTGAAAACTTCTTGATACAAATGAGTCCACAAGACTCTTGGCTCCAGGTCGAATGGCTGCTACGAATGCAGCCAGTTCGACCGTGTTCTTTGGTTTGAACTGCATAGCTCTCTGTGTAGTCTTTGCACGTTCAAACTGATTGACACATTGGGTAAAACCGTTGCTGTATATATCGTAAACATGTGGATCCTTGATCGTTTCAGCGATCAGATCATTGGCTGAGAGCATTGGTTTGCCGGCTCGCTGGAATACCTTGTTGATAATGTCCACAACAGTTACTGTCAACAGGTCAATCTTACAGTAGCCGTAAGCGTCTGCTGTTGCACCGTCAACGTACACTGTGTAGACAGGTTCCGTGCTGCCTTTTTTCGGCTTCTGTCTGATGATGCCAAACTCTCTGCGAAGATCTTTATGATAGACAAGGAATGCACATGGATGCGGGCTGAGGCTGGTGATGATCTGCCTGAACTGTTTGCTGTCATTGACAATGTTGATGTACTTGTCGTCAATATAGTTTTCAAGAATAACATCGTCATCTACATTGTAGTCAGGATCATCCTGGTTGTTTTCGATGGCGTGTTTTCTATCCAGTTCATAGGAAGATATCTGTTTAGAAATGTCATTGGCAATTTCGAATGGAATATTTCTGACAGTCGCCAGCATTTTGAATGCTGACAAAGTCTGCAGTTTGCCATAGGCAAGCATTGGGAGACACCCGTATTCACCGAAGATCTCTTTGCCAGCCTGTGCAAACGGCGCCTGATCAGCTACGTTTGTATCAATATCTGGCATGCTGCCTGATGAAAGTTTCTCTGCTGAAATAAATCTTGCAGGATACATTTTGACCGGTGTCTTCAACCTGTTAATGGAAGTAAAACCCAGTCCATAGTTGGTAGCAAAACTGCAGGCGGAACCTCTTGAAGTGGTCGTCATTACTCCACCGTTCTCTATGCCTTTCTGTACGAGGTCATGGAGTCCAATAAAGTAATCAGCACTGTTGGTATTTACGATAGTATTCATTTCATTCCGCAGTTCCGCCGCCTCCTCACGGGTCGGCGTCCCTGCTTGTGTTATATAGCCATCGCATACCATTTTCTGATAGAGGTGGTTTCTTTGTTCGACAGTGAGATCAGGTCTTGAGATTGGAAACTTGCGTCTCTTGTCAAACGTGATCCCTTCAAAGGTTCCTAGAATGGTTGTGTTTTCAAATGCTTCTTCAATCTGAGCCCGGCTGAATATGTTCTGGTCTAGCATCATCTGAAAAGCTTCGTCAGGCGTGGGAAGATACATGTCAAAGTCGTCGTCCTTGTTGGACTCTTCATCGCTCTTTGCCGTCTTCTTCTTTGCCCAGAGTAATTCCTGTCGCAGGATCTTATCTTCTTTATTAATGTAGTGGCTGTCTGTCGCATAGATCAGAGGCCATCCGTACTTCTTGTAGATGTCAAGTATTTTTGCGTTGTGTTCAAGCTGGATCTTCTGTGGATGATGCTGTACTTCGAGGTAGAAGTTCTCGCGAAACATCTCGTGAAGTACGTTACAGATATCCAGTCCCTGTTCCGGGTCAGACAGAGGACCGCCAACGCATGCGGTTGTGACAAGGAAATGTTTATAGTCCAGCTCATTCAGGAGTTCGTAATCGACACGGGCTTTCTTATAGAAGCCTGTTTCGTTTGCTCTTGAGAGCATGAAGTTCAGCTGACCAAGTCCTTCATTATCTTTCGCAATGACAATCAGGTGAAAGTTTCTGCCATCCTTGAGTTCAGGATTCCGATCTGGAACAAAGTAGCATTCCGCTGCAGCGATGGGTTTCATAGTGAAACTTTCGTCACTGTATTTGTCACATAGATCAGCCTGTTCATAGATGTTGCTGCGGTTGCCGTGCTCTGAGAGGCAGAGCACCGGCACACCGCGCTCTTTCATGACCTTTGCGTAGTCATCGATTGAGGCAGGCGAGTCATTGCGTGTAAAGATATTGGAGTAATACGTGTGACAATGATACGGGTAATAGATCGGTGCTCCCATCCTGCCACTCCTTATCTTTTATCTGTGACCGTTCGGGCATATCTTTCTGCAGCTGCATATCTCCGTGCAGAAGAAGTCTGGTCGGTCATTCTTAACTTCCTTTGTTTCAAAGAAGTCCATTAAATCGTAGGTTTCAATTTTTTTGATAATGTCTGCTGCCCACGTATAGGCTTCGACAAACTCTGTCTTGTCAAAAGGCTTGGATGTTTTATAGTTGTCTGGTTCTTTGAACAGATTGAACATCAGTCTGTCAGGCCATTTGCCGTATGTTTCAAAGATATACTGCGAATAAAGCAGCTGCTGCTTATACATCTCATGTTCATTTTTCTTGAACTCTTTGAGACTTTTGCTTTTGTGATCCAATACAATCAGTTCACCTGTCGCTTCATCTTCCATGACCATATCCACGATGCCGATAAAGGGACGGCCTTCGATATTGGTCTTGAATTTCTGTTCTGTTCCGATGATCTTGTAGCCTTTGAACTCATCGAAGTTCGTGAAGTATTCCAGTCCCTGGTTGTATGCCTTGTCTGCATAGCCTTTTGCTGCAAGCATTCTGGGCCATGATTCAGGCACAGCCTGCTTGTATCGCTTTATATACTCTGCAGGAAGATCTTCTGCTTTTATTTCACCCTTTGCCCACTGGTCAATCAGTTCATGAATGAAGGTTCCTAGCGACGCGAATGCATTGTTTACCAGTTCAGGCTTTGGTCTTTCTATTTTCTGAAGATAGAATGCGTATGGACATTCAGAAAATGTGGACAACTGAGAATAACTGTATACATGGTTCTCTCCCAATAAGCCCATAGGCATCTCTCCTTTAACTAAGTTTTACGGGGTACACGGCATCCACACCGTTGGAAGATATCTTTAGTACAAGCTGATATGCAGGACCGAACAGGCGTTTCTTCACTGTATATTCATCTCCGCCAGACACAATTGCACCGTTTGTAATGACTGTTGTGTTGCCAAAAGTCAGATTCGGTACATGCTTGTGTCCTGCCAGCATGTAATCAATCTTCTCGTCAAGAACTTCAGACAGCTTCTGCGCTGATACTTTCAGATCTCTGTCAAAATCTCCGTGCACAGCAACATATCTCTTGCCGAAAATGTTGAATGTTGCCATTGTTTTTTCTTCTGTATCATAGAAGAAGATATTGTTGTAGTTGATAAGCTTCTGTTTGCAGTACCAGGATACAAGCAGATCAAGACGCTCGCCTCTAGCTGCATCATTTGAATTAGGTTCAAGGCGTGAATGGTTACCGCTGACATCGTTGATGTTGACAACATCAAAATGATCCGCAAGATCTTTGATGAAGCCTGCAATCAGTTCAGATACTCCCATGACCTGCTGGACCACATCGCTCTGGTTTTCAACTTTGATCAGCGGATGAATGTTGCCGCTGATCAAATCTCCCATTATCGTGAGGAACAGACATCTGATCTTGGTCTCTCTGCCAATGCGAATGATCTCATGTGCATAATTCATCAGACGCTGCGCGGCTATCTCTTCGTTATACTTGTTGAAAATGTTGTCGAATCTCAGACCGTAGTGAAGATCGGACAGCATAATATAAAGAGCTTTGTCAGATGCTGGGTCTTTTACAGCAGGCAATGGCAGCGGTTTATCATATGCCTTGATAGCAGCTGCCAATTCTCCGTAGAAAGAATCGCGTCTTGCATCTTCTCTTACAGTCTTTCTGTACTGATTGCGCTCATCTCGAAGCAATATCTTTTGCTTTTCAATTTCGCGAATACTGTTCTTAGCCGAAGTGTTCAGCTCTGTATCAAAAAGAGCGCTTGCTGCCGGTGGCTGAAAAGCCGCAACAAGACGCTTGAATTTCTTTCGATAGTATGATTCCGTATACTTGCAGTTGAATGCATCATTGCACAGGTCTCGAATTTCATCCCATGTGATGTCAATCTGCCCCGTCTTTTTCATTGTGCCGAGCCGCCAGAGGTACTCCTCAAGAGACTCGGCTTCCAGTTTATCAAGTTCATTATCCATGGAAAGCTCCTATCTTAACTGGAGCTTATCAAATCAGTTCATCAATTCCAGTTACGTTTGTTATCGAATGCCAGCTTATTGTACATACCGCCGTACATTCCGATGAATTTCTCTGCTTCTTCCTGGCTTGCGCTTTCTATGTCAAAGCGCAAGCCAAGGATCTCGCAGATATCCATAATATATTTGATCTGTTCTTCCGTAGGTTTAGAGTTCATCAATCTCATCCTGTGTCATGTTGTTGATCTCACCAGATTCAACAAGCTTGTCAACTGCGATGCCAGCCAGTACCTTATAGTTATGGTTCTTCAGCTTGAATGCTGTGAACTTGCTTCTGTTGAGGATGCGTACCACAACACCTTCACGGATATGTGTCTTGCCCACAGGATCTGGACCGTCATAGTACTGCTTTGCTTTTTCCATAACATAAGCGCCGGGATCTTCGCAGTCAGAAGGAATGAAGAATGTTTCAAACAGAGGCACTGTTTCTACTCCGATCTCTCTGCATCTTTTTGCAATCTGAGCAGGGGAGTATTCAATAGTAAAGCCTTCTTCATTTGTCATAGTCATTCTGTAGACGAAGAGTTTGCAGCATGGTGCAAGATACACACCATCTTCTTCGCTTGGTTCGTACTCACCGTCAACATCGCAGCCATAAGAGAATTCAGTTACAGGGCCATACGTGTTGAGGAATTCCTTGTCATTGACTTTCTTATTGTCAACAGTGGGCCTGATCGGCTTGCCGCCTGGTCCTGTATAGCCGACAATTTCGAAGTATACTTCTTCACCTTTGTTAAGTTTGTTCTCGAAGTGAGCAGCCATATGTTTTCTGAATTCATCGTTGCCATAGTATCCTCCATCGAATGAATGCAGTACAACTCTGCGTGTCCCATTGATGTATTCCCATTCAGTCTTTTTGCGAGGCTTGAGATGCAGCAGCTTTTCAAACCATGTCTGCGGCAGCTCTCTGGTAACAGGAAGATATGCTGTGCGATGACTGGTACCGTCCATCTTGCATGTGATCTGAACAATGTCATTCGGTTTGAATTCATCCAGGTTCTTATCAAGATGTTCGGTATCAATATGTTCTTCAAACAGCGGACATTCAAAAGAGATCTTTTTCTTCTTCTCTTTGTCGCTGTATGTACGATCACTGTATGCTCTCTTTGGAAGATATTTCTGTGCAATCACAATGCCATTCAGCACTGAGATTTTGTCACCATCACGAAGTTCATTGACATTTGTAAACTTTGACAGTGAGGAGACTGGAAGACACAAGCCATCCGACTTGCTTTTACGTAGATTGATTGCCTTAACACATCTGGAATTCTCCAGATAGCCGCCGATATTCTTGCCATTCTCGTCTGTCTTTCTGACGAGATTATTCTCTGCACAATACTCTTCACCAAGCTGTGTACCGGCAGGAAAATATACGACAAGCTGTCCTTCTGTATAGGACTTATCTACAATAATGTTATCGTCGAAGCACTGACCGACGAGAAGTCGGTCAGCGTTCGGCAGAGGCTGTAAGTTTTTAATTTTTGTTATGTATCCACAATATTCTGCCATATGTGCTCCTTAGATAGGTTGGTCGGTATTGTGTATAATTGCAAACTGCTTGAGGTTTGCGGCTGGATACTGAGGTTCAAGAATGCCCGTGTGATCCCAGCCGTAAACTGTATTGTCACCGATGTTGCTCTGATAAATGCGTCTGTTTGTCGGATCATAGTCGCAATAGACCAGTCCGCATTCACCAAAAGCCCTGTTCTTCATTACACGAATATTGGGTTTCTCAATATTCAGAACTGTGTCAGCCGCATTCGTAATGTTTGCACTGCCTGCAACGTCATCATTGGTTGCTATCTGATCATTCTTGATCTTTCTCGGATGACATACAAGCAGAACGACTACGTTATACTTGACGGCAAACTGCTTGAGCATGAGAACGATACGGGTCTGAGCCGCGTATTCATCTTCTCTGCCGGCAGTGAGAGCCATCAGATTATCTACAAGAAACATCTTGCAATGGCAGCGCTTTGCACATGCCTTAAATTTCTTGAGAAGAATATCTTCAGGAAATTCAGTGAGGTCTGCTGTGTTGTCGAACAGCCAGACTTTGTTGTCAAACCATTCCTGAACACGGTTACGGATCTGATCAGAGATCACAGCATATTCTTTGCCACTTTCCTGATTGATCTTGTAACCGATATACTTGCGCTCAGTTGCCTGAAGTGCAAGCCAGTTGACAAAGTTGGAAGAGGAAAGTTCACCGCTGTATGCAGCCACGTTGTAGCCATTGTTCATGGCGTTGAGCATGAAGCCGCCGGTGATGGTTGACTTACCTGAACCACGCTTGCCAGAGAGAACAACGAGATCACCGAAGCCAAAGCCGCCCAGCATGTTGTCAAGATCTGGAATACCTGTTGCGATACGACGCTGCTGGAATGGATCTACGTAATGTACTTTGCCCAAATTCAACATTCCTTCGATCGGCGCAGGCTCACAAGCATCTGCAATCTCTGCAAGCTTTTCTGGACCGTAAGCGAACAGGATTTCATTGGCATCTTTGCAGAGCCTGCCATAGTCAGCACCGTTGTAAATCAGTTCAGGATATTCTGGAGGGAGCATGCAGATATCTTCTCCGAGTCTGCGAAGCACAGACATCTGCATCTTAAAACCGGGTTCATCGTTGTCTCCGAAGATCACGATCTCTTCGAAGTTGCTGAGCCAGTCTTCGCATGTGTTCAGCCAGTCAAGGTTTTCACATCCGCTTGGAACAGAGACCACATTGGTAACTCCTGCTTCATACAGGCTCAGTGCATCGATCATGCCTTCTGTGATATAGAGTTTCTTGTTCAGGGATACATTGTCCATACCAAAAAGAATGGGCTCTGTATTACGCATCGCCCATTCTTTCGGTTTGCCAGATCCTTTGATATGCTTCTCTGGTGTTCTGAACTTTACAAACGTCAGCTTATCGTCTCTGTAAAACGGGAAGACGATATTACCTGTTTCATCACAGCTGACCTTGAATGCATTCAATGTTTCTTCGCTGATCTTTCTTGTAGCGAAATAATTGATTGCCTTATCCGTAAGCGGACAGAGAATGCTCTCATCAGGGCAGTCATACTGTTTTGTATTCATCATATATCTTTTCTCCGTTGTTACCTTGTACTGAACTCCGTTTGCAAAGTCGTTTACCAGTTTGCGGAAAGTGCCGCTCTTGCCGCACTTCCCGCGCATACAATTCCAGTAACCAGTTTCTAAGCTGATTGCGAATGTATACTTGTCACTGTTGTTGCCGCCTCCGCAGTATGGACAGTAGTCAGGAATTAATTCATTATCTTTAATGTTATATTCTTCACCGAAAGTCTTATCTGCGAAATCAATTATGGCGTCATACAGTGACCAGCTTTCCATTCGCTTTCATCTCCTTAGAACGGCAGATCGCTAGGGTTAGCTGCCGGCGCTGCTGCAGCCTGAGCTGGCTGCGCTGCGCCTTCGCCTGCTCCCTTGCCGCGAGCTACGACGTTCGCATTGGAAGCATTGCATGCAAGCTGGCGATGAGTTGTACCATCATTGCCAGTGTATTCGTCAAGATAGATTTCTCCGACAACGTTTACATTGGTACCCTTCTGGGCATGTGCAGCCATATATTCTGCGTTCTTGCCCCAGGTAGTTACGTTATAGAAGTTGGATGCATACTTTCCGTCTGCACCCTTACGGGATGTGGTAGTGCCGATAGAAAAACGGCATACCTTATTGCCGTTGAAGTCACTGAGTACAGGGTCTTTAGTAAGGTTGCCGTTAATAAATCCATATGCTGACATATTTTTTATCTCCTTGTGTTTAAACTGTGTTGGTTAATCAGGCTACTTTCTCTTTCTTGGCTGCAGTCTTCTTGGTTGTCTGCGCCTTTACGAGATCGACAAGCGTGGCGCTTAGTGCGCCTAGCTTGTCTGTATCAGTAGCAAGCTTATAGTTCGCCATACCAATTGCTGGTACGATATATTTGTTTGCGAAGGCCATCTTCTGTTCAGGAGTCAGGCTTGCGGTAAGCTGCTTTACAGAATCGTCGATGAGACCGATATAGGTCTTGCGTTCCTGTTCTGCGGCGAGACGGGTCTGCTTGGCTTCTTCGGTTTCTTCAGGAAGATCTTCACCGGCATAGATATAACTGCCGAGACCATGTCTTGAGATAGCCTTGGTCATCGATCTCTGAATTGCCTTGTTGGCATCAGTGCTGGTAACCTGACCAACAGGAATACTCTTATTCTTGAAGTCCATGATCGGAAGATACTCGATGTGTTCCAGCTTATAATCTCCGTCAACCAGAGTTACGCCAGTCTTTACCCAGCATGTCTTTCCATCGGACCAGTAGATGCTGCCTTCGGGAGTTTCGTAGATTGTATAATAGGAATCAGGGAAGTATGTCTTGAAGATTTGCCAGGCCCATGCCCAGCTGAGATACTTCAGACCATTCTTTTCTTCAACGTGCTCATTGACATTGACCTGATTCAGAATAGAGAACCTGTTTTTATCACTCATATTTATCCCTCTCGTATTCATCAACAAGAAGCTTGTTTGCTTCGTCCATAATCCGCAGCTCTTTAGCAATGCGTCTTACCTTGCGATCATGATTGATACGCTCACGTTCACGCTTGCTTTCGAGCTCCTTCTGAGCTTCTTCTGCAGCCTTTGCTTTGATGTTTTCATCATCAATCTGCTTCACAAGCCTGTGAATTGCAGAGTTGGAACCAAAGATCTTCTTTGCCAGTGCAATGCAGAATGCCGTATAGTTGCTGTCGCTTCCGTTCTGGCTGTCTTCTTTGCAGAGACGCACAACTGTCTTGGTTCCATCGTTCCAGTAAACAATCGTTGCACCGTTGTTTCGAACCAGTCTGACAGGCTGAATCTCTTCTTCTTCCTGTTCGCATCCTGAGTTGTCAAAATGGCATATGAAATCACACAAGCCACGAAGACTATCGCTTGATTTCATTGAGTACCCCATGTTCGTGTACGGTGTTACGATACTGTTGTAAATGTAGTCCTGAGTTGCTGCCACACTGGTTGTCGTATCATCGCTTGATATGGTTATGTTTCCAATATTTGCTGGAATCCAGTAGGAGTTTGTATTTGAGGTCGGCATTTTTATCATCACCTTATCAATTTAAATCTGTATACATTGGAGTCTGAGTCAATACGTCCAGCAGTGTCGGTACCTTTTTCAGTTCGGCATCGATTATGTTTTTGCCCTGGTCGTCGTATGTTCTGGCCTTCATATCAGGCACACGCTTGATTGCAAGGATGTGACCAAGCGGCCTTCCGAATTTGTCGCATTCAAACCAGCATAACATTCCTCTTGGGTAAAACTTTTTCGTATACTTGTGTGCGTACCGCTTGCTGTTATGTCTGTGTTTTCTTGTTCTAAACTTGCTCATAAAGTCAATCATGACCTGTTTGTCATAGATCGTTCTGACAAGTATCTTCGGCGCGTTCTTATGTTTCCCGTTCGCGTCCACCACACGCCATCCTGATCGGTTGGGCGAATTTGAATTGGAGCGACAGAGTACGTAGGATGGGACCCAGTTGCCGACTCTGATATCCGGGTCTCCGACAATTGCAAGAAAATACATATTATGCTGCCTTCTTCTTTGGTATATAATGTTTTCTTCTGTTTAATCGTTTCTGCAATGTTCTGTTTTCAGCCTGACATTCTTCGCAGCGAATCTCTCTGCTGTTGGTTCTCTGACACCATGCACCGCAATCACAGCATTCAAAGAAACCTACAGCATCCTTAGGACAAGTGTGGTTGTTGGCCCATGCCGGTATTTTCATTCCACATTTGTCACAGACTGTGTAGGTTTTCATGTTCTGTTCTATATTATTACATGCGATGTCGCCAAATACTTTCCAGAATGTCTGTTTGTGGGCAGCTTTGTTCATGTTTGCGCCGGCAAAGAGATATTTTGCTACGGATGGATAACATTCTTCGATAGTGCCGCATTTTTCAGTGAGCTCCTGAATGATATCCTGACATACGAAGTCCATAATGGTAGCAATCTTCTGCTCAACCTTATCAGTTTCCTGAAAGGCCATGGCAGTCAGATTGGTTTTGCCTTCGTTGTCAAGCCGTACAAAGATTTCTACAGCCTGCATGTTATATGGCTGATCATTATCAGTCAAAAGCATCTGCCAATTGAATGGCGGGATATTGGAGAAGTTCATTTTCATGCGGCCTATATCATCAAAGGCGGCACAAATTCTGTTCATTGTTGAATTGTTTGGCTTTGCATATTCTTTCGGTTCCTTGCCGGTCGTGTTGCCCGGCAGGAACCTTCTTCCATTCTTGCTGAATTGAAAGAAGTGAGGCATACGTCCGTGCTTGCCACCAATAGCTTTATTGATTCGCTTCTTCGCTTCTGGATAGTTCTCATAGGTGTTTACGAATCCCGTCTTGGCAGCGTCGATAACCAAATTATTGTAGAAAGTCAATGCTTCAGCCGCATATCTGTCTGGGTTGTCTTTGTTCCATAGCTTTGTCAGAGAGTTGCTGACTTGACCGATACCGCTGTATTCGTGAGCTCTCTTCAGGCCGTGATAGAATTCTCCTCTTGAAAGCTGATGAGCACCAGCTTTACCGAGATCGAAGAACAGAGGTACGATATCAAATTTCTCGATGTTTCTCTGAGCGATGTCGCATACTTCATCATCCCCGACAACGTTGATTTGATCACCGTCAACATCGAAAGCAAGAACCTTTGTGATAGGATCTTTCACACTGGTATAGATACCGTCTGTATAGAACCAGTTATAGATGTTCTGGTCCTTTACAACCTTGCGTATGCAGTGTTCAAAGTTCAAGTGAGGAGATCTGAGACAGTCAACAACGTCTCTGCTGCGATAGATTTTGCATGCAACTTCTCCGTTGGCGAGAAGACCATTCGGTTCTTCGATACCAAGGAACCAGTGTTCGCATGCTGCATACCAGTCTGGTATGGCAAAGAGTCGTTTGTTTGCGATCTTGATCTTGCCAGACTTGGCATCAAGCAGCCATTTCTTCTTGATATTTTTGAGCGTATCCCTTGTGTATGCTTCTCTGAGAAGCTCTGGATAGATGATCAGAGCTCTCTTATATGGATTGTCGGAATAATAATCTGCGTTGAGACAGTCAAGCATTGCAGCCTGACTTGAGGCAATGCCTTCAATTTTGTCATGAGTCTTCTTTGTGAATCGAGTTATCTCTTCATCGGTGAAATCAGTCAGCGTCTGAAGGAATTGATAGCACACAGTCTTATCTGGAAAGTAATCTTCCTCAAAGTTTGTATAGCATGCATGGCATTCATTCTCTTTAAATGCCTGCTTGTACGCATCCCATGATTCATAATACTTCCAGAGTTTAAACTGGCTTTTTGTAAAAATGATCTGAATATTCTCTTCGATCAGATCGTGTTCTTTGCCATAGATATCCTTGATCTTTGCGCTGCAGTTGTTTACTTTGCAAAACCTGATAAAGTCAAAGGAGCAGAGAAGTCCTTTTACCCACGGCATTCTTACCATGAAATTCTTTCTGCTGATACATGGAAGCATCATGCCGGCACCGTCAACATGATTGATAACGGTCGTGTGTTCTCCGCGATCTATCACATATTCACTGTTGATGTAGTCGCTTATGCATGTTACCGGTGCTTCAAAGTCAGGTACAACAATGGATCTGTCGATGTCGAATGTTTCCCATGGGAGAGTAGCGGAAGAGGTGAGGGCTATATAGGCAAGGAGCTTGTTGACATTGATGCCGCCAAGCTCGTTGATCTTTTCAAACGTCAGTCCGCACATCATCTTTGGCTGTATTCTGTTCCATGTATTCTCTTCCATACATGCGATCTTGTCTGTTCTCAGCTGCCCTGCAGAACTTGTAATGAATACAAACTTTTTGTTCTCAAGGTTGCCATCAGCGTCAAGAACAGGAACCAGAAAGCCGTCCTGTACAATCTGTTCCAGTATATCTTCTGACTTCCATTTCATGATGAGTTTGTTGAATGTCACTTCTTTATCATGAAGTCCCATTGAACGACTCATTTCAGATGAGAATTCAGCGATCTTCTTGGAGGGCTTCAGCGTATTCCATGTTATGCCTTCGGGCCAGATTACATTGTCATCTTTATCTTTATCCAGTTTTCTTGTGTCCAAAATGCCACAAAGGCGTACTGTTCTTGGTACGCCTTTGTGACCTGCTATCAGTGAAGCGAGTTTGTCCTGTTCACTTTTCTTTTCTGCTATATTCTTTTCCCGTATAGATGGATCATGGAGTGAATTCTTAGCTATTTCATCGTCTTCATGATCAATTGTGTTTTTCAGGCTGCATATCTTCTGATATACATCCCATTCTTCCTGCGTAAACAGATCGCTGGTAGTTAAACCCATCAGATAAATCTGTTCAGACAAGTATGTCTTCTTTGCCAACGAAACCACCCCCGGTGTTTTTGTTGGGCAGGATCTCTCTTTCCCCCCATTATTGTTTTTTTCGAATGTCCACATTTTTTGGGGGAATATTTCAATCGTTTGCGAATTGCATGCATTTATTATCGAACTGTTTTTAAAATACCAACTATTTTAATTCTTATTAATAGATCACCTCCTACCTGGTGGAGGGCGCCTGCAGCTGGCTTGATCTTATGCGAAGCATCAGATCAAGCCGAGCTGCGAGGCGCCCATAACCAAGGTGGAGGTGATCTATTGGCTAGTTTCTGTGTTTCATTCGGTAATACCAGAATGATATTCTAAATTATCTTTAGAATAAATTTCTTGGTATTCTAATTCACAGTTCTCCAATATAATAACTAACTTATTTATATCTTAGTCACAAAGCTCGCCGGCTTCAGGAAGAGCTCTTGCGGCGGTGCTTTAGCTCCGCCGCGATGAGCTCAGTCCGGAAGCCGGCGAGCTTGAAACGCCATACTGTCGCACATTCGATCATACCAGAATGCCTAAGTTTCCTTAGAATATCTTAGTTATTTAACCCTGTGTCTGCATAAGCAATATGTTTCCATCTAAAATTTATTTCATACGTTGATACCTCACCTGGCTATACCTAAGGAGCCAGGTGAGGTATAACAACTTTATAGTTTCATTCTTTCGGTAATACCAAAAAGAGCGTTTGTACGCTTTTCATGGAAACATATTGATTATACAGACACAGAGCAATGCATTTTAAGCCGCTACGGGATAAATGCCCTTCTTTGCAAGAATCTGATAGATCATAAATTCACCTTTGCGAGTCCAATACCTGAAGCAATGACTGTTACGTTCAGGAACCGTATATCCCATGTTTTCATATTCCTTTGTCAGGTGACAGCGGTTGCCAACCATAAACATTGCATTGGCTGCAACAAGAATTCTATTCAGTTTCTTTGCGCTGATATTATATTTTTCTGCAATTTCTGTAATTGTGAGAGATCCGCTGGCATCCAGCATATAATAATTAGCATAGTCTACCAGAGCCCTGTTCTGATTGTAGAATTCCTTATAATACTGGAGTTCTCGCTTTTCTTTTTCAAAGCTTTTGAATTCGTCTTCAAGGATCGTCTTAATTTCCTTGCAGACACGTTCGATTTTGATGTTGTGTACCATTTTTACTCTCCTTATTATCTTTCACCATCGGCACAGAACCAGTCTGACCTTTTGTAAACATCATAAATATCACACCAGTAACCTTTGAATGGCTCTGGACATTTATCTCCATACTTGCAGTCTTTGCAGCATACGACTTCTGGAAAATTCAGCTTTTCAAGCGCTTTTTCAGTGGCTTCATCAGAAGCTTCTATAATGAACTTTCTCATTTTTCATCATCCTTATGTTTTTCGTCGTACCAGTTAAAGATTGCTCTCCATACTATTGGTGATATAATGACCAGATACCAGCCGATTGCACAGAATATTTCCATGTTACTTTCTGGAATAACGACACGGTCTCATGCGAGGCATACCGCGCTTTACGAGCAGATTGTATACGCTGGGCTTGTATTTCTTATAGATCCAGCCGCCTTCAGGTGTCCTGCGTTCATAGTAGATAGCTGTTTCATTGGCATTCCATGCCTTTTCAAATTCTATGTCTTTTGTCATAGTGCATCGTTCCTTTCTTCATCTGCTATATACATGTCAAGATACCTGTTTCTGGCTTTGATAATATCATCTGTTGTAAGCTTACGATGGAGTTTGCAGTCTCTGTCGTTCATTTTGAATGACATCTTTATACCAGTGGCATTGCGAGGAATGTCGATGAGAATTGACATCTCATCGACATAAACAGGTTCTGAGTTTTTCATTCTTACACCTCTTCATTGAATTTTACAACGGTACCATGTTTCAGATACTTGTTGATATCGATATTGAATTTCTCTGAAATGTGCGTAATGACGTATTCTGTATATTTCCTGTCAACCATTTTGTAGTATGCGATCAAGCCAAGTATCTGATTGTCGGTCTTGTCAACTTTGTCTTCAATACCGTTTCCTCTGGCAGCGACTCTTGTAAGCAGAGCCTTGAATTCCTTCTTTTTGCGCCAGCCAATCGTAATATTGTTGTCTTTGTTGAGCATGAGACCGAGATTCCAGTTTTTACCGGCAATAGAGCCGTAACGGGTCTTCTTACTGTTGATTTCGTAATAATACCCAAGCTCAGTAAATGTGTTCTTCACAATATTGATAACATCTGTGTACTTGAATGACTGCTTGGAACTGAGCAGCATATCATCAGCATATCTTGTATATGTGATTCCCATTTTACGCATCTTTTTGCTGAACTCGTAATCAAACGGAATCATAATAAGATTCGTCAGAATTGGGCTGATAACGGTACCCTGAGGCAGTCCACCGTCAAGCATGCAGATTTTGATAAGCCCAATCATTTCTGTATATACATAGTATGGAAACACATTGAATGGATGAATATACCTCAATATGTTTTCAATCATTGCCAAGTTTGTGTTATCAAAGAATGAATGAAGATCGAGCTTAAGAAACCACTTCGATTCATTCTTCTTGTGCTTATTCAGGCAGTTGATAATATTCTTCTTCTTGATATAAGCACATGCTGATGCATGATAGCCACAATTCGGAAACATTTCCTCAATAAGGCTCTTGATCATTCGGTGAAGATACCGCAGCGTTTTATCGGGATCGCGAATAATGCGTACACCGCCAGATTTCTTCGGGATCTCATATACCTTGTAGTGATCTTTGAGATCTGGATTGGCGACAAGCATTTCTGAATGATTTCTCATGACGTAATTGTAAAGATGTTTTATGTCTTTCTCGTACTTGGCATAGTTCTTTACCATTGTACCGTCAAAATAATTAGTAGAATATTTGCGGGTCACAGTTGTAGGAACTTTACGCTTTTCAGCTTTTACAAACTGATCCTCGCTGACTTCCTGCTCCAACATGGACATGAAGTCTGGACTTTTACTTTTTCTGTAAACAAAAATTGGCTTGTTAACATAAACTTCAGCCATGTTGAAACTTCCTTTCTTTATGCTGCGTCGATTGTAAAATTAAAAGCATCAATGAGAATGATGCTCTTCAATTCGCCGCTTTTTACGAAATTGATAAAATTTGCGACTCCTGCCGCGCAGATCATTCGTACAGTTGGACAGACCGATAATGACAAATTACATGCGCTAACAGGTGTTTCGGCTTGTGCTTCTTCGCTGGTAAAGTTCATTCCTTCGAAGAAATTCGCAATATCAGCCGGTTTTGACCAGTCAGCAGCATAATGCTGCGCGTCTGTCAGTCTCATGCGATAATCGAACATCGCTTTGATATTCAGGTTGTATTTGTTGTCAGTAACGATTTTCTTGCGAAGTTCAATACTGTCAACTGCCAGAATGACGTAACCAGACAGTCTCTGACCGATATAGCCTTCTTTGACAATTTTGAGTGTGCCGGCATTATTCAGTTCCGGGTTAATGGCTTTCAGGTGCTCTGCGAGTGCTTCAACCTTATATTTGCCAATATCTGCCTCTGTATAAAGCTGATTGGCAATATTGTGACTTTCGACCGTATCGAAATCATACAGGGTAATTTTGGTAATACCGAAACGAGTAAGGTTTTCAGCAACAGTCGAACCAATCGCGCCGCATCCTATGATGTGGATGCGGTCGCGAAGTTTCTCAGGCTGAAAGAAATCATATGACTTTACGATATTCATTCCAGTCACCTCTGATAACTGTAGTACGAATAATTGTCATCATTTTCGTAATAATTTGCCAGTTTCTTGTCTTCAGAGCCCATCAGCCGGGTTCCTTTGGTTGAATAGGAAACATTTGTTACTTTTGTTACCTTCTTGTCGGCATCTTCGAGAATATCCCAGATAGATGTATCATCATCAAATATAACATCGATACAGAGATCTTCCTCGTCATAGACCATGCCAGTCTCCATATCGTAAAGCTCCCAAGACCATGCGCCTTTCTTGTTGAAAATGCCGAAAATGAGATAGCCGGTATCTCCGAACTGAGAGATAAGATCTGTGCGTTCTCTCATATCGACATTGCTTGGATTGGTACCCATATTAACATGAGAATGCCCATAGAAGCGGATTTTGTTGAATATGTCGTCAGGAAGTGCATTTTTCCATTCGTCATATTCCTTTTCATCGGTATCAACAGTCGCTGCGGATACTTTCTGCGGAAATACGAGAATGTCGGTAATGACAAAGATCTTCTTATCAGGATGCTCAACAATGCCTCTCCAGCCGATTTCCGAGTCGTAGCAATTGATGAGCGTATACATCTTGATATAGGCTTTCGGAGTAAAGAGAACCTGAATCGGATCATCCGAAACAGTCTTCTTCAGCGTGGTTGTATACGAGATATTGCCACCAGTGAATTTACCATTCAGTAATTTGGTGGAAAAGTCAGACATAAGCTGTTCATAGATTTCATTCGTCAGTCTGAACGGTTTCATTCTTTTCGTCTCCTAATAAAATAATTGGATCGATTTCGGTGATAGGGTAGGCTGCGGCCTTCTGATGGCCTCCGCCTCCGTGCTGTTTTGCAATTTCGCTGAGATCAGGTGAATGATCCAGTCCACGAAGATGAACGGATTTACCCATTTCAATCACAGCAACATAATCAATATTTGTACCGTATTTGGTTGCAATCGTGTTGCCGACGAGGGAAATATTGTTTTCAGCATAAACACAGGCAATTTTATGCCCATTTGCTTCGATAATTTTGGCCTCATCAGTCTTACGATCTGTATATTCATGGGCCTGTTCTTCCTTGTATTTGATGAATTTGAGAATAGTTTCATCAAAAAGCTGGAATGATGCGTAAGGATGATCAGTGATGGTATCAATGACATATTTGATAAATGTGTCATGATCGACCATGTAGCAGAAATGGTTCAGCTGCTGAGGAAGACCGAGTTTGGTTTTGTCAAAGCGATATGTATCATATTCCGCTACTGCGTCTGCAAAACTCATAATTGCAGTCACGGCTTCATCAAAGAAGCATCTTGCTGCGATGGATGTTGCGCTGTCGATGCCATTAACTACGATTCTGCACCACGGATAATTCATGTGTTCTGAGGTCTTATGGTGATCCATCAAACGAACCTTGAGCGTATTGCCATAGCTGTTGACAGTCTTGTCGATCTTTTCTGCAAGTTCATCGCTGATAGACAGATCAGTGATGAGCAGTGCCGCTGATACCTTATTGCCATTATCCAGATAGTCATTGATTTCTTTCTCAACATTGTCATAATCGACATAGTGAGTTTCGATCTCATCGCCAGTCATACGGGCGTAGAGCTGTGCCAGAGCAGCACAGCTCACGCCGTCAAGGTCTGTATGTGTGAAATGGTAAATTTTCACTTATTGCCTCCTTGAAGAATGTCAAGTACTTCGAGCGCAGTATAGAGTTTTCCGTCTTTATCTTCATAGATCTTTTCTTCAGAATGTCTGCCGTAAATGTCCTGCATGAATCTGGTCATGGTTGGAGTTTCCTGCAGATTGACACTTGCCGCTGAAAGCTGACATGTAGTAATTGCTCCAGGAATGTCGCCATCCATTAGATACCTGACGATTGCAGACTGATAACCACCGAGACAGCTGAAATAACCGATATGCGGATTGATCATTCTTGTATCGTCAACCGTATCCAGACTGTATCTGTCCAATGCACAAACGGAACTTTCTTTAAGGTTGAATTTGTAGCCAGCCTTCATTCGCATTCTGAATGTTTTGCTGTACAGCGCAGTCATGAACAGTTTCTTGTTGTCATCGTCAATGAAATGTTCATTGATACCAACATATTCCTGACCTTCACCATCAAGATAAAACAGGCTCTTCTTGTCTTCCAGCATTGATTCGAATACATCTTCGTCGTATTCCTCAAAATATGTATTGACTTCAAAGCGGAAAGTGGCATTGCCGTTGTTGGCTCCTGTGACAATAATGTTGTCGTTGTTTGTGATAAATTCCAGAATATGATCTTCCTTATCGTTCATATTTCTGTAGGCAATGAGTCTCAGGTTATTGTCCTGAATTTGCTGATTCAACGAAGAAATTTCATCAAAGTAGCGGTCGATGTTCCGTTTGATGCTTTCGTTCTGATCTTTGATCTTTGTCATCTGTGCTTCATGGATATTCTTTGTGAACCCGTTAAGCAAATACTCAGTTCTCATCTTATTGAAGCATTTCTGCTTAAGCGCATAAAGAATATTGATGGTTTCTGAATAGTGAGGTCCACCTGGTCTATCATCGTAGAAGAATGACGCAAGATATGCCTTTTCTTCATCAGTCAGAGGCTTTTCCTCGAAATACCATGGTGCCAGTCTGCGGAAGAGACCGCAGAAATAATGAAATGTCTCGACAGACATTTTGTTGGTAATAATAATTGATCTTTTGATTGTCGGATTGATGAATACCCGACATGTGAGGAAATCCTCAATTTTATGATTAATATCAGGCTGTTCGATCCAGCCTTCGGGAATTTCGAAATTCAGTGTAATGGTGCCATGCCGCTGCATGTTGATAATAAAGAGAATGTTTTCTTCGTCATC